TGGACTGATAACAGCGACGGCACGTTTACTATCACAAACGATGTTGACAAATCGGCGTGGAAGGTGTTAAAATCATACTATGAGTAAAATTAAAATTGCAGAGCTGTTTTACAGCATTCAAGGCGAAGGCCGCTATATGGGCGTGCCTAGTATTTTCTTGCGTACATTCGGGTGTAACTTTACCTGTAGTGGCTTTAATATGCCTGCGGGCGAAGCAAGTACAGCACACGACGTTATCGCAAAGGATATTGACAAGTATAACACATACGAAGAGTTGCCTATTGTGGCAACAGGTTGTGACAGTTATGCTTCGTGGGATCCGAGATTTAAACATCTTTCACCTATGATGGAAACAGATGGCATTGCCGATCGCATCTGTGAACTGTTGCCAGGGGATGGCTGGGAAGATGAGCATCTTGTTATTACAGGAGGCGAACCGTTGTTAGGATGGCAGAGAGCATATCCTGATTTACTTGATAACGAAAGTATGCAACTGCTTAAAGAAATAACTTTCGAAACAAATGGTACTCAGAAGTTACACGCAGATTTTAAACGGTATTTGAAGTCTTGGACGGCACAGCGAGATGGCAGAGAAGTTACATTTTCAGTAAGTGCTAAACTTAGTTGTAGTGGTGAAGATTCCAGTGAAGCTATTCGTCCGGACATTGTGTGCGAGTATGAAGAAGCGGGTTATACATATTTGAAGTTTGTAGTTGCTACAGAAGAAGATGCGGAAGAAGCATTAGAGGCCGCAGACATTTATCGTGCGGAAGGGTTTACAGGGCCTGTGTATTTGATGCCTGTAGGTGGCACAGAAGGTGTCTACGAGCTTAACAACCGCCGTGTAGCGGAACTTGCTATGGCAAACGGTGTTAGGTATTCAGATAGACTACAAGTGCCGTTGTTTAAGAATGAGTGGGGTACATAATGAAGTGGTTAGAAAAACTAACTGGTCTCGATAAGATCAAAGCAGAAGCAGAAGCTACTCTTGCTAAAGCTAAAGAACTAGAAGATCAGGCAGAACTTAAAACACTTAGTGAAAAAGAAAAAGCTACACGCAAGAAAGAACCTTGGGTTGGCGTGTTAGATACGCACGTAAATAAAGAAAATGTTCGCAATGGATTTTTTGAACTCGATTGGAACAAATACTTTATTGAACAATTAAAAACACAAGGTTATGGGTTAGAAGGTGATCCCGAAGAAGAAATTGTAGATCGTTGGTTTAGAGAGTTGTGTGCTAATGTTGTAGTCGACGGTGACTACGGTGGCCCGATGGAACAAGTTAATACCGGCGTTATTGATATTAATTCAGTGAAGAAAGATAACTCATGACATATATTTTAGTAGATACCGCGAATACATTTTTTCGTGCCAGGCATGTGATCAAAGGCGATGCCGATATTAAATTAGGTATGGCTTTTCACATTACCTTAAACAGTGTTCGCAAAGCATGGCAAGACTTCAATGGAAGTCATGTAGTATTTTGCTTAGAAGGTCGTAGCTGGAGGAAAGACTATTATGAGCCGTATAAGAGAAATAGGTCTGACGCCCGGGCGGCGCTCACTGAAAAAGAACAAGAAGAAGACAAAGTCTTCTGGGAAGCGTTCGACACCTTTAAGGACTTTATTACTGAGAAAACGAATTGCACAGTTTTACAGCATAAACAACTGGAAGCGGATGACTTAATTGCAGGATGGATTCAACAGCATCCTGATGACGATCACGTAATTATTTCAACCGATTCTGACTTTGCTCAGTTAATTGCTCCTAACGTAAAACAGTATAACGGAGTGCAGGAAGTCACAACTACACATGAAGGTTACTTTGATAAAAACAACAAGCCTGTAGTTGATAAGAAAACTAAAGAAGCAAAGCCTGCACCCGATCCACAATGGTTGTTATTTGAAAAATGTATGCGTGGCGATACTAGTGACAATGTGTTTTCGGCGTATCCGGGTGTTAGAAAAAAAGGTACTAAAAATAAAGTCGGGTTATTAGAAGCATTTGAAGACAAGTCTAGTAAAGGTTTCAATTGGAATAACCTTATGTTACAACGGTGGGTAGATCACAACGGCGATGAACATCGTGTGTTAGACGACTATGAACGCAATCGACAACTAATCGATTTAACACAACAGCCTGAAGATATTAGAGAAATAATTAATAACACAATTACAGAAAAGACCAGCGAACCTAAAAATATAAGCCAGGTTGGGATCAGATTAATGAAATTTTGTAATCTTTGGGATTTACAAAAAATTGCTGATCAAGCACAAAGTTATGCAGAACCATTAAACGCAAGATATATCAACGGAGAATAACATGAACGAATTGCAAGCAAAGCCTATTATCGATGATAAATTTTGGATTATCGAACAAAATGGTGTGAAATGTGCAACACTGAGAAAAAACGACGACAATCGCTTCGTAATGAGTAACGAATCCGGTGTGAGAATATTTAAAGATAAAAAGAGTCTAACAACAGAATTTGGATCGGACTTTTTTGTTGCTAAAATTGTTAAACCTGCCGATAATGCAGAACCTTTAGAAGTTCACGGGTTTGCATGTAGTACAAAACCGCATAATTCTATGTTTGATATTAAGAAAAAACTTCCTCTATTCACTAAAAGTTTAGATTCTAAAAGCTTATATTGTGCAGGGTATTATATAATTAAGTTCGATAAAGGATGGGTTAAATCCTTCTGTCCTAAACTTATTACTTTACAAAGATATCCCTATCAAGGACCCTTTAAAACAGAAATGGAAATGAAGCAGGTACTATCGCATGCCAACACAAAGTAATATTCCGCAGTCTTTGCCCAGTGTTGAACGATTTATTCAGCGTGTTCGATCTGCAGAAAAAAGTCAAGCAAAAGATATCAGACTGTCAATTCAAGAAGCCCGAGATATGGTTTCCGATCTGGCTTTATTTTCTACAAAATTAGCAGGAACTATTACTGAAGTAAACGAGATGCTAAAAGACATTAAGGAATCAACCTCAAATATTGATGTAAAATTTGACGGCGGTAAGTTTTAAGAAGATAAATATATGCGTAGTTAATTAAGGAATTACGCAGATGAGTAGGCCGAAGCCCAAAATAATTTTAGAACACACAAACAAAGATACATATAAAGTAGAACAGATATTAGAATCTGAAGCTATTTGGGCTGTATTTTATAAAGGAAATCCCTTTAACTTAAAAAGTGGTAGTTTTGTATCTAGCTATCCGGGTCCGAAATATAAAAAAGTGTCTTTTTCGAATCCCGGTCATGCTCATAATCTAGCTAAAAAACTAAACAAAATGTTTAAAACAGAAGATTTTAAGGTTTATAAACTAACTTCGGGCGAAGTAGAAACATGAGATGGACATAAAAGATCAATTTACCTCTATTTTTCTTAATGCAGGCGGAGAAGAAGCAACTGAAAATCGAATTAAAAAGTTAAGAGCAGATTGGTGGTGGAATGTTCGTAGCAAGGAAGAAGGCGGTTTAAGATTAACCGAATATGCTATTAAATACATAGAACAACGAGCAGAAATAAAAACTTACAAAATTAATTTTCCAAAAAATTTTTCGATAACTCCACAGGTGTTAGTTTGGCTAGATAACTTTATCGAGTCGCCTTATTATATCACTAAAAAGTATATCGTTGTTTTGAAAGAAAAAGCGGCATTTGAGCTTTATTTATTTTCCGGAGATGTACAAAAACTTGGATATACTAAAGCATTGGCCAAAAGAATGAATCAGAATTAAACTTAATAAACTTAGCACATTATAAATATTATATGAAATTAGATCTTAACCCTTTAGATGTTTTAAAAGTAAGAAAGTTAGAAAAAATGCCGATACATTTTGTTAAAACAAAGTTAGACGATTGGCATACACTAGACATCGAAAATTGGATAAAATCTAAACTAAAAGGTCGGTATTGCTTATCTAGGATGCCAACTATTACTAGTTCAAATTCTTTAAAAGTTGAATCTTTTATAGGGTTTGAAGAAGAAAAAGAAATGACATACTTTATGTTAGCTTGTCCATATCTAAGGAGAAATTAATGGAAAATCAAGAAGTAGAAGCACAGCAAGTAGAAGAAACTACAGAAAGTGCAGAAAATTCGGGGCCGGCTGGACCTGACTTAAATATCAGCGATTTAGCGGCTTTGAAAAATGTTGTAGAAGTTGCTACGCAAAGAGGTGCATTTAAGGCACAAGAACTCGAAGCTGTCGGCAAAGTATTTAATAAACTAGACACATTTTTAAATGCTGTTTCTAAAAAGGAAGAATAAAATGGCAAAGCAAATGAAACACGTTGGTAAAATTAAAAATACCGGAACCCGGGTAATTGTTATCTTTAGAACACTACCCGGAGAAAGTAATCAAGCATTAGTATTGCCTGTGCATACTTTACCAGATCAATATCATGATTCTATGATGACTCTTGTAGAAACTGATCAAGCACAGGAAGCATTTGAGTTTGGAGAAATCATGTTTATTCGAAGTTTTCCAGACGGTCGTCCAATGCTGCAAGCAATGCAACAAGATAATAGATTACAAAAAGTTGCAACTGATAATATTATAATGAATCCTACTCCTACTTCGGAAGTGGTTTTATCCGAACTTAACAAATTCATAGCTGAGCAAAGAAACTGTACTGTAGATGAATTGTATACTTTTGTTAAAGGCGCACCTGCAAAAGCACAAACTACTAACGAAGTACAAAATACAGCATCAGTCGCAGAAAGCTTGCCTTCAGACGAGCCTGTAACAGTTTCTACAGATGGCGTTCTTAGCGACGCAGATCTTGCAAAATCATATCGTAGTCAAGCTGATGCTATGTATAAAGAAGCGGCCAGATTGCGCAGAGAGGCCGAAGAACTAGATCCTGCACCAAAAAAATCTACAAAGAAAAAAACAGAGGCTGATGCATAGTTTATATGTATAAACCTCCTGAACACTTAATAGATCAATGGCCGGAAGTTTTTACTGATTTAGAAATAAACACAATGCCGGTTGCTTACATCGATAGTGTTCGAATAGATTTCTCCGACGGATCTGTCTGGGAGATAGACATAACTACAAAATTACTTTCAGAAGATCCGGATTTGGTTGCAGAAAAACTCTTAGATACTGTCGAAGATTATCAAGACATAATTGTTAAAATTGATTTTAAAATGGACATCGAAAGATTAATGAACGATGTCAAACACGAAACCAAAAAACTATTTTAAGTAGGGTTCCATCCAAGGTACATAATCGACAATATTTAAACTTCTAAAATTATCGCTTGCCTTTGTATTTTCTATAAATTTTTTCCATTCGCTTGAATCTCTTTCTTGATTTAGCGTATTTTTAATACCAATTATGTTATCCAAACTCGAATACTCCCATTCATTTAGGTTCATATTCGAATATTTTTCATATTCTCGATCTAACATATTGTTTAAAGATTCTTTTATTTCATCTGGCAGGTGCTTAATATGCATAAAAGAAGGATATTCAACTATGTTAAAATGGGGGATACAATTTTGGTAACCGTAATTTCCCCATTTCCATGTATAGTGCCAAGCTTCATAATTTTGTCGAGACCATTCTAAAAGATTAGGAAGATCGTGCAGGTTTAGACAGCTTAATGTGCTATGCATCTGCACAAATATATTTTTATGCTGTTTTGTAAACTCTGCCAATTTAAGCATATTTCGTTCGATCACCTTCCACTTACTCGGATGCCGAACATAATATGCTAAATCTCCTATAGCATCAATGCTTATACCTAGATTTACACCATTAAATTCTTTCCATATATCGTATAATTTGTCTGGAATGGTTGTTGCATTTGTATTATAATATAAATTGATATGGTTTGCGTGACCCATTTCGATTATTTTTTGTAACCACTCGTAATGTTCCTCTACAACCAGCGGTTCGCCACCTAAAAAGTTTATACTGGTTATATTAGACAACACATCATCGAACAATCCTTCGGCAAACGCTCGAGCAAACCAAGGTGCTTCGGAGCTTAATCTTCCTGTGTTATATGCACTTTCAGTCCACCCGTTGTGTGGTAAATGAGGACCTTCTTCTATCCAACGATGACTGTTCCACGGATTGCAACTTCTGCATTTGAGATTACATACATTTCCCAATGTAATATCAAGATATTTAATACTCGATATGTTCATTCTACCGTCTTCATCTATGTTAGATAAATCAGTATCTATTAAATCAGAGTAAGTAGTGTTGTTAATTTGTCTAAAACTTTTAATTCCTTGCTCTTCTAAATTCCAACATCTGGTACATGCTTCTGGGCGGATTCCTTCTAGCATATCTTTCCGCATTTGCATTAATACAGGATCGTTTACAAAATCATCGAGCGAATGAACGACTTTATACTGACTACTGCCATGCACATCTTTGAGGCTTATTAGATCATTATAACCTTCAAGATATGACTTGCTCTTGTCTCTGCTAACACAACAAGCCCGCGCTTTGCCGTGTGCATGCACACTAAAACTATGCATTGCAAAAAAACAATATGTTGAGTCTTTAATATTATTGTATTTTATCGACATGCTCGGGCCTTGCTTTGGAAATGTTAAAATCTGCTGCACAATGACAATGATTCTTGGGACACCAAACTCCTTGTGTGCTACTTTTATCAAATTCACCTTTTACGATATTACCAACAATCGGACCTACACCGCAACTTGCTTGTTGAATGTTTCCGTTTGGATGAATATGCAAACTTTCATGGATATTACAAAACCATCCTTTGAAAAAATTCTTTCCGTGTACTATAATATTATTTGTGTTTATAGGAGTTATTGTGTCATCTTCGAACCAGGTTCTGGCGTATGCATAATTGGGATCTTTTTTAATTGGCACAGTTTGTACCTTTTCATAACTGTTTTCTTTTAGCCATTCGACATGCCAATCCTCGTCATAATGAAAAGGTTCTGCATCCGGTCTAAGTTGATCGTAAACAGGTGCATATTCAATGATATAATTATCGCACTCCGACTTGAGTTTTTCAGCAAAATCTATACACTGTATGAAGTTTTCTTTTTGCATCATAACACGCGAGCACAAATAATTCTTTTTGTCTTGTAGAAATTTAAATGTCTCAATATATTTTTGTTCTTTGGAAAATTCGGGATGATAGCTAGCAACTACATCCTCAAATAGATAATGATGGCCTTTCCACCAATTTAGAGATTTGGAAAGATTGGTGTTGATTCCTACACAACTTCCAGGCCATTCTACCTTTTCTCTAAATTTTTCTACAACAGGAATCAGCCCTTTCCAGAAAGTTGGCTCGCCGCCGCTTAAAAAAAGTTTAAAATATCTATAACCTTTACTCTGATAATGTTCAACTATCCTTTCAAGTGTTTCGACAATAACTTTAATTTCGTCTTCATTTTTGTTTCGGCCGCCCCAATTCCATTCATTGCAATAGGAGCATCGATAGTTGCACCAATCGTTTACTTGCCATACTATACTGCACCATTTTTCTTTAGCGGGTATAATTGCTTTTATATCTTGCATTCTTTTTCCAGTATTTGATTTAGATAGGGGAAAATGTCTGCAAAGCTATACTTTCTGTGCCTATCATTTATTTTAATAAACTGATTCATTCTTTGCATTTGTTCAACAGAATATTTATCAGTATTAACCGCGTAGTTAATAATTCTATCTAATGCATCTCGATGACGTGCTGTTTCGATTGATTTAAGATAATTTACAATTTCAGTTTGCACATGCGTTGGCCATACTGAACTGTGTAATTGATCAGGGTGCTCTAGAAAAATAGGAACAAAATCGATACGCCTTGTTTGATTTTCTTCGAGCCATTCTAGCAAATTTCCTACATCAAACACATTCCATGCTTGATAAACAAAATATATTTTAAGTGCTACTTTACTAGGTAATTTTTGGGCTTTTGCAAAATTAGTTTCTAACTTATCCCAATCTGTTGGATATCTAATATACATGTTTGCGTCTTTATAACCATCAATGCTCATCTGTATTTCACTCGAGTTAAAAAATTCTAACTTATCATAAAATTCTTCGGGCCAGATAGTCATATTTGTGGTCCAGCACACATAACAGTCTTTGTTTCCAGACTCAACCAGTTTGTCAATTACATACTGATTTGCTTTTATAAGGGTAGGTTCGCCACCGGTCAAATACAGACGTTTAAGTGTTGGAGCGACCCTGTCTACGAACATTTTAAATTGGTCTGTTTCGAACCATTGCCAGTTGAATTTTTCTACGCTGTTAATTTCATGATTCCATTGATCTGATAACCAATCCGGAATGGTATCGCTAGCAATAATTTTTTTGCGTTCTTTATAGATATTATCACTACTAACACTCCAACAACTATTACATTTGAGATTGCAATGATTTCCTAAACGTAATTCTAGATGTGTAGGATTATATACCTCTGTAGAGGAAATAGGGTAATTTTTATTGGCCCATTGCCTACTACTTTCTAGGCCTTTTTCTTCGTGCTCATAACATCTTTTACATGCTTTAACTTTTTCTCCAGAGAGCATTTTGCGACGTATTTTTGTCATATTGTCGCCCGTCCAAATATCATCAAATTCATCTACGCCTAAGATAGCATCTTTTCCGTTGACCTGTACATAATCTTCAGTGTAAACATGACAACACAATTTACACCTGCCATCAGTATTTGTATGAACGTTTATCCAAGGATATACACAAAAAGTTTTACTTATTTCTTCCATGAACCGTTTCCTTGCCAATCAAAACTGAAACTGAGATCTAAATCTCTATTTTTGTGAAAAAATTCTTTTTTACGAATAAACTCCTCTATATCAAACGCATTGTGCGGATCTCTATGTTTTTTCGATTCGTCACCTTTCCACGCTAATTTCCTAGCACGGACCACAGAATTGCTTGTATGCTGACTAAACTCCATAAGACTCCACACTGGTCCCATTGTGTCGGGTTCGATTCTGTATTCGCCGTTGCCCATGTCAATTTTCTCATCGTTCCAGTCAGTGTATTTGGGTTGCTGATAATCAAAACTGAAGTCTGCCTGCCAATTTCCCGAATCGTCTATGATAAAATTATAAACAGCATCCAGCGGAGCAGAGCCGCGTTCTCCCCATTCTTGTCTGTCTAACTCTTTATCAAAAATCAAATGCAATTGATAGCCGCCTCGTGTTCTCCACAATATTCTCAAAAAGGGCCATATTACATTTATCACGCTATCTGCAAAATTGCCAAGGCCAGGTTTTATAATTTCATAATCAAAATCTTCATAGTTATATTCAACCTGTTTTTCTTTATTAGGATTGTCAAACCGTATTTTATAATGACGTTTTGCTAGCTCGGGTCTGTGTGGTTTTGCACACGAATACTTTGTCGGAAGATAATCTGTAAAAATACTGAAACACTTCATTTTGATCATTTTATGCATGATGCTGTGTTTGAAATCTTTTGTGATCCAATGATCAAAATAATAATGATCTTGTAAATTAAATCTGTCAAAATTCTGTCCAACAATAGTATCTACTCCGACATTGAATCCCGGACCTTGGGCGATCGCTTCTAGTTTTTTATCTTTAATCCTCCAAAGAAAAGTTAAGGTATCTTCAAATTCTTTTGGGCCTTCACTTGGAAATCCCACAATCCAGTTTGTCATTGCACCTATGCCAACTTTCTCGCCGTCAATGAAGTTTTGCTCCATTTCTTCTACAGTGACTTTTTTATCCATGTCGTCTAAAACTTTCTGACTTCCGCTTTCAATTCCATAATTTAAAAGAGAGCACCCGCCTGCTTTTAGATCTTTAAAGTATTCAAGATCCATTTTACCATTGCATCTTGCATATCCAGTCCAGTTAATTTCCAATCCCTTTGCGGCAACTCCTTTAACAAATGCTCTAAGTTCGTTTAGATTGCCGTTAACCAAACTGTCTATGAACCAAAATACATTAACACCGTGTTCATAGTACATATGTTCTATTTCTTCAAGTGTGGAGATTGCTGTTCTCTGTCTATATTTCCAAAAATGAGTTTCGTCACAAAATACACATTTAGCAACACACCCCCTGCTAATTTCACACAAGGCACCGTTAGGAAACTTATACTTTTTAAAATCAAAATCGCCGTAATAAGGTCTTGGCATTGTGCTGAGATTAGTAATCTCCTTTTCTGGCTGTCTTATTACAGGCACTCCGGTATTAGGGAGCGAATCTGTTGCAATTATTTCATTTTCCGATTCTAACCTTTCTAAAATTGACAGCAAAGATTTTTCGCCTTCGCCATTTACTACTATGTCAAAAATTTTATCACCATAATAATGACTGGAGTGAGTATGAGGTCCTCCTACAACTATTTTGATTTTAGGATTTAATTCCTTAATTCTATTTGCTAGCCATTTACTAGGTTCTTCATTACAATAATACAAAGTAAATCCTACAACATCGGCTTCGTCTTCATATACAATTTTTTGAGCACAATCCTCAAGTATAGGTTCTATGTATTCATGGAGTTCGTTATAATATTTGTCTCCGATCCAGTGCCAGTCTCGCATAGGATCCCAAGGAAAATAATCTATTTTATTATTTAAAAGGTTATTCTGTTTATCTTGATTATATTTGTAATAACTTTCCACATTAAGGTCATAGCATTTACAAAAATATCCTGCAGACTTTAATGCACCTGCTAGTTTTGCAATATTATAAGGAACAAATGCAGGATCCCATTCCGGACACAGTACCATAGATATTTTTGTTTTACGATCTACTGAATATTCAATAGACAGATCTTCCAAATTCTTCTGCGGTGGTTTCGCATATTGTTGCATTGCTTCTAACGTAGCAACATGTTTATCTTCCGCGGTAACTCCAGATGGTTTTGGTGGTGGGGTCCAATTATCATCTCCTAACTCAAAAAATGTTTTTTGAGATTTATTATACATTAATATCCCCCAATTCTGGAAAAACATCAAACACTTTTTCATTGCGTAACTTGTCAATTTTCTCAGTCTTATATTGCCACATTAGAATTTCGTCGCTTCGGTCTGTTTCTAAAAACTGGAGTATATTTTTATAATTTTGTATTGCTTCTTCTGTGCCATTGAAAGATCTCAAATATTTTATATGATCGTCATATCTACGGCGAACTTTATCTTTTATTTTTTCAGGTAGTATCTGCAATCGCATGTAGGTTGGATCTAGCAAAATGTTAATTCTAACATTTGCGGGTTCTAATAATCCTTCTTCGACCCATTCTTTGTGAAAGTCTGGAAGATTCAATACATTATACACACTTACTGTAGGTGTCAATTCAAAATATACGTGAGGGCATTGTTCAATCATGTCGCGTCTGTTTTGAACAACTTGAGACCAATCCATGTTCTTTCTAAGATATTCGCCTCTTGCATGGTTTGCATCTAAGCTTGCCGCAACCCGGACATTTTTAAATGCGTTCCAATAATCAAAAATTGTTTTCTTTTTAAAACGCATTTGTGTAAAATTAGTAGTATAGTCCAATTTCACATCGTGCATTCCGTGTGCTATCCAAAAATCTAAAATTCTATAGTGCTCATCTGTAATAAGCGGTTCGCCGCCGGCCCAATACACACGCTCTACAGACGTTAATAGCGGTTCTAATTCGTCCATGAAATTAAGCATGTCATCTCGAACCTTTAATATCTTAGGATGTCCCGGATCACCGTTTGTGGCTTTGTGATCTTCAAACCAACTTGAAGAAAATTGCGGACCGCAAGAACGACATTTTAAATTGCACAGGTTCGAAAAGCGTATATCCATATATGCCATATTAACCTCGCCGGCATAACCATCCTTATCAGTAGCAATTACTTTATCGTAATGATGTTTGAAGTTAACGTTTGAACTGTTGCGCAAGGTCCACATGTTATTCTCTTCCAGTTCATAACAGCGTCGGCATTCCGGGCTAGGTTTATCAGCCAGCATGTTTTGTCGTATTGTTCGTAGTTGTTCACCGTTCCAAATTTCTTGCAAACTTTGTGTTTGAGTATCGCCAATTGGTAGATCTGGATCGGACATGCAACACGGATACGTGGTACCGGCTGGCCAAAGATGCATATGTATCCACGGTATCATACAAAAATGTTTATTATTCATATAATTCACCCAATTCTGGAAAGACTTCTAAGAAATTTTCTTCTCTTATTTTATCCAGTTTTTGCATTTCTTGTTTAAACTCAGATATTCTGTGACTTTCGTCACTTTCATTCATTATGTTTATAATTTTAGGAATACAATCCATATAGATATTTCTAATTACTGGCTCCATTTCGTAGTTATCTAGAGAGTTATATAAAAATAAATTAAGATTTTCTTCGACTTTGCGTTTTAAATGTTTAGGTAATATTTGAATACTCATCCATTCTGGGGTCATTAAAATATTATTTAAATTTATATTACATTCAGTTACTAGTTTATTTTCAAATAGATATTCAATAATTTCTTTTAGATCCATAATATTTAAAACACTTATTGTAGGATTAGGAATAATTGCTACATTTGGAATATTATCTCTAATAAATTTTAAATTATTTTCAATGGTACTCCATTTTTGACCGTGCCTTGTATATTCTGCTTTTTTACCAATTTGATCTAAACTTACCTGAAATTCAATATTATTTTTAATTTTTTTCCAGTAATCAGTTACACTTTTACCTTTGTGTTCTAATTTAGAGCCATTGCTATTATAAACAAGTTTAGGATGCTTGTTATTAGCGATTATCATATCTAAAAGTCTATAGTGCTGATCCATAAACAAACTTTCGCCGCCTGTAAAATATATCTCTTCAATCGTATCGATATATTGTTCGATCTCATCCCACATTTCTTCATGATCTATCTGTATTATTACAGGTTTGCCTACAGTATCTTCAGCCCATTTACTACTAAAATGCGGACCGCACGAACGACATTTCATGTTGCATAGATTGCTGAAACGTATATCAAAATATGCAAGATTAACTTTATCGACTGAGCCGTCTTCGTTAGTTGTATCTACTAATGGCAGATGATGTTTGTAATCTTCGGTAATTTTTCTACGATAACTATAAATTCCCTGTTTATCTAATTTAGTACATCGTTCGCATCCTTTAGGTGCATTGCCTGCTAACATTTCAAGTCGAAGATTTTTCATATCTTCGCTATTCCAGGCACCAGCAATTCCTTGATCTTTTATATTTCCAATCGGAGTTCTCCAGTCGTACACACAACACGGAAATGCTTCGCCTTTTTGCCAGATACTCATATGAACCCAAGGTGCCATACAAAAATATCCTTTAGATCTGTCTTGATCTGTAATTTTATTAATTTCATTAACAAAAAATTCGTAATCGTGTGTAGAACCTAAAAAATGAAAATAATTAAATTCAACTCTGTCCCATACATCGATGATTTTCTGTCGCCATTCTTCTAGAGGTGTTTTATGAACATGATTCAAAAATTGTTCTAATTGTTTAGGAGTTTCAATTGCACCTATACCGAATACATCTTCGAATGTTTCGTAGCCTCGAAGCTTTAGTCTTTCTAAGTTTTTTTGTGATCCTAAAAATACAAAAGGATGTCCGTGCATCATCGGCTTAAAAGTTTTTTCAGTAATAAACTGTTCATCTAATAAACTTTCTGTTACAATACTGAATAAAGAATCATGATAATAAGGAATAATATCATTTTTATGGTTAATAATCCATGTACTATCTAATTTATCCAGTGTTTTGTTTTTATACAATTGATTTACTTTTTTACGTTTAAGCTTGTTATCAATTTTTAAAAGAGCACGGTTTACAAAAGACTTAAAGTCCATGCCTTCTTCTTTTGCAATACTCGGTAAATGATAACTTACGTGACTCTCGTTCCATGTAGGAGAGTTTAAAAGCTGATAATAGGTCCACACGCGGTGATGTTTAAGATTTCTATTTAACGATAAAAATTTTTTAGATGCTGATTTTAGTGTTTTTTTCTTTTGGTTTGGATGAATATAGCTTACATCAGAAAAATGTTTAATATGATGTCTGTATTGTCCTTCCCAGAAATCATGTATACAGGTAAATTTTACGCCGTCGATAGTACTTCCAGCATATTCAGTATTACTAGTAGTGACAATAACCTTTTCATTTTTTATAGGACTATTATTAATATGCTCCATTAATTTATCTCTGTGAATCACCGCTTCCCACGGAGATACTATCCATAAATAAGCATTAGCTGTTTTATTAATTTTATTTAGAACGTGTTCATCAACATATATGTTATTATCCGAAGGAATATAATTAATATTCATCACTAATTTAATGTTATCACCCCCAAACGAATCAAAAAATTCAAATCTCATAATTTGATTTCGATCGAAGTTTTTAAACCCAATAAATAATTTTTCTAAAAATAAAGAACTATGTTTAGGTAATGAATTAATTGTAATAGGTCCATGAAAATTAATATCGTTTTGTGTGGTAAAAATTAATATATCATGCATTATAAAATCCGCTCACTTGCAATGTATATTTTGGCTCGAGTCCGGCATTTGCACTAAGATGCAAAGGCTCGCTATCCCAAAGCCATCCTTGTCCTTGTTTCCAATCGGTGTGCGAATGCCATTTTTTTCCATCTGTATATTGTAAAAAATGTCCTACTTTCCAATCTTCTAAATAAATGTTAGCTCTAACTTTAGTTCTTTTGTCATTAGGATATTGTTTATTGATTTGAAAAAACATGTCGCGATGTAAGGTTACTACATTTCCTGGAGGTTGAAGAATAGTACTGACTGTAATTACTTTCATTCCGAGTTGATTCCCAAGTTCTTTATAATCGATTTGGTCATCGGTCCACCAAAGTTGTTGTATTCTGGTATTATCTTCATGATAGCTATCAGGAAATCCTGTACCAAATTTTTCATGCAGATCGCTTTGTTCTTTTTTTTGGTACGATATACAACTACCGTAATGAACACTATAATCTGCATTTAAAAAAACATCAAAATTATAATCCAATTTTAAAGGTTTTAATATCATTTTGTTTCCTACTGTTGGCGACACAATTCAAAAAAATCTTTCATTTCTGGAAAAATTTCTTCTTTGTTAACCGCTCTTCTCTTGTCGTGTTCATCAAACCATCTGGAAAAATTTCTTCTTGACTCTTGTAATTTATTATCATGATACACTGTTTTCTCCATATAATCAACCACACGCTTAAACTTTTCGTACTCAATAGAGGTAAACTTAGTACGATTATCATCATCTATATTATTTTTTATAAACTCTAGATGCATATGCATGTAAGGCATAAACTCTGTTTTAGGAAGTATATTCATATCATATATACTAGGTTCTTTTAAATGAGGAGTGTCGAATCTTACACGCTGCCATTGAGTACTGTTGTCATCAGTATTATATTTTTTTCGCCATTCTAGAATTTTCTCAAGCAACGAATTAAAGCTAGTCACACTGAACAAATTAAATGTAATCATAAATGTTACAGGCCAGCCAGTATTAGACAAGTAATAATCTAAGTTACGTTCCCAGAGATTTATATCTAATCCTGTTCTGGTATACTCTGCACGAGTTGTCCAAGTATCGATGCTGGTATAAAGTTTAAAACTGCGAATTTTATTTTCTGTTTTAAGCTTGGTAACACGCTCTACTAATTTTTCAACCAGTTTAGATTTTACTCCCAAATTACTGTTTAATTCAATTTGAATGTGTGGCTTAGGGTCTCGGTCTAATCTATCAAACAATTCCCATGTGCTCCGATGCATTAAAGGCTCTCCTCCAGTAATGCGTAAAATGTTTAATGTTTTACTAACTTCAGGCCACCATTTCCACCAAGCATCTACATAAGGATTTTCTTCTTCTTTATGAAATACATCAAACCAATCAATATCCTGTCTATGATCTGTACTAACATCGTAAGGACCATATTTGTTAATTTCATTCCAATATCGGCTGCTAGCTTTGGGATGACAATAGCCGCATTTAAAATTGCACTCGTTAGAAAAACTAATTTCAATATATTCAGGATTGATATTATAATCAAAATTGCCTTGTTTTATTTCCTGCAACCTTTCAGGAGTATATATACTAGCTGTTTTTATGTGACGATCGCTAATATAGTCTTCTCCCATTTCTTCAATTTTCCAACAGTAATTGCAACCGCTTGGTTTATTTCCCTGCAACATTTGCTTACGTTGTTCTTTTTTCTCTTTTGTATTATGCAACGCACTAGGATCCTCTTGAATTTCATCTAGAGGAATTTTGTGAGGGGGAGGATGATAACAACTATGTGTCTCTCCTGTTTGCAGATATATAGTTGTGTGATGCCACTTTGCCATGCAAAAAGTATTACTAACTTCCTGATTTGTTATAGGAATAATGTTTTTTATTTGTTCTAATTCACTGTTCATTTACTTCACTTTTAATAAATTCTTGTTTAAGCCAATCAAAATCATTTATAAGAGCAAGCTCAGCAGGATTATTCCTATTAGTACTACCGAAAACACTACCAAGTCTTGCTCCTCGAATTGCGGTATCTCCGAATCTCCGTTCTCTGCCTTGTGTTGTCCAGGCCTGTAACCGCTGTTCTGTTTCTTCATCAATTTGTCCTTGTATGGTTTTACTAGCTAACTTAGCACATTCTCTAAATGCAGACTTCCAGGTATTAAATGGATCAGTATTAAATTCTGTAATATTAGATATTTCGTTTACTGGTTTAAATTTACTACTGATACTAGTAGTCATGTCGGGCTTTGAAGTATCCATATTTATTGTTAAATCTCTTGGTAGTAATTTAATGCCGCCGTATCCGTAAACAAGATCATTGATTGGGTTTTTACTTCGCCAAACATGAACTACATTTTTATCCCATGCTGCTACTTGGTAATTAAAATTAAAATTTTCCACAATTTTTGCATCGCCGTCAACTACCCAAAACATTTTGGTGTCACAGAGCTTTGCTGCGGCGATGTGTGCTTGGTGAATACCTTTAACACCATGTACCCGCTTTACGTTAGGAAATCGCTGTTGTAGATCTTTATAATTATCTTCTGCATTAGGTTCTTCATATGATATAAAAACTATATCAAAAGGATTAGGTATACTTGCCTTTATATTAATTTCTTTTTTACTAATTAAAAATCTGTATTCGAACTCTTTTTTAGAAATCTTCTTATATCTACTGGCAAGTATAATTCCATCAAAAACATTATCGTTTAAAAAGATATGATTTTGTTTACGATCTGCAAAATTATGATGAGGAATATAAAAAGAAAAATCAAAATCTTCAACAACGGTTAAGTCATCAAACACAATCCAAAAAAGATCTTTATCAACCTGATTATAAATTTCTAAATAATCATCGTAATTTTTAACACTAAAAATATCGAATTTTTTCGGCAAGGATACTTTTTTTTCTATTTTTTTTTGGTTTGTATAAAATCTATGTTTTAATTCCTTAGTAGATACGGTTAGGGTTTTATTTAATAGAACTAATCCGTCATATTCATTATCGTTTAAAAACACATGATGGTATTGAGAATCCCATTTATCGATCTTGTATGAATTTAGATTAAAGGTTTCTACTATATTATAGTCATCATGAACCAACCAAAAATGTTTTGTAAATGATTGTTTTTTGAGGTCGTCGAAGTCGTTGAATGTTACCCACTGGCTGTTAGGATAACACTTACTCAGTTGTTTAAATTGTTTTTCATCGTTACCAACAAACAATATATCATACATTATAATAAGTTATACCTAGGTTTAGTGTTTCTTCATATAAATCTAGTGTGTATTGGCTCTGTCTTGCATCAAAATCTGGCCAATCTAATCCCAGACCGTACTTAATCTCTTTTCCTAAATGTTCAATTTTCGAATCAATATTATTTTCTAAAGGTTCTACTATTTCTTTATATAGTTCCTTAAGATATTCAAAATCTCTAACTTGCACATGATTCCAATCAGTACAGTTAGTCATATGAGTTCCTTGGCGAGCTCCAAGAATCGCATATTTTCCGTTTTCGACATGAGAGCCTACGGTTGACCACATACGCAGACGATGTATATTGTGCCACCAAATATGTTGTTGTATTTCTTGAGGAGGTACTTTAATACCGTCCTTGAGTGTCATTTTAACACCTTCTCTAAAACCTGCTCGCCATGCTTGAAAAGGTGTAGAATTTATTATACTATCACTGTAGGTTACTGGAAAATTTTTATATCCAGCTTCCCAACAAAAATCTACTTGAGCATTTTCTGTTTCGGCAGCTTCGTGTGTTTTCATATTTAAAACAAAATCTTTCTTCCAGATCTTAGGGCCTCCGTTTCCGTACCGAAGACCGTTAATATTATTACGTCCGCACCAACCATACACTTCTATATTCGGATCACTCATATCTAAATCTAAGTCGAAAAATGAGGGACGAACTATGTTGTCAGCATCAATTGTTATAAACCAGTCAGTTTCACTTAGTTCGGCTGCTGCCTTATGTGCAGCATCAGATCCTTTTACTCCGTGAATACGTTGTACCCACGGTAATTTATTACACAAATCTGCATAATGTTCTTCTGCATTCGGCTCATCATAACTTAGGAATATTATATCAAAATCCAATATCTTCATTTAATCTCCATTACATAATTTTTAAACAATCTTTTAGTGTATAAGCTATTATTATTAGAAAATTTAACATCATCAAATATAACAGGCCCTTTTAATAAATCTTGCAATGAGCATTGATATTCATCAAATACAATATGAGGATCATTATAACTAGTTAAAAGAAAGCTTACATCGGTGTCGCCCGACCACAATAGTTTTCTTTTTTTGATCGGGTTTAAATTTTTAGATAACTTATATGATCCTCCTAATTCTTCTGATAATTCAACAATCAAAGAATTATTTTCATACAGCACATATAAATCAGGAGATTCTATATTAGCATGTTCTATATACATTATCCTATGAAGCAAATCGTCCAACTTGCTTAGACTTTTTGTTTCTATGATTTCGAAGGTTTCATTTACAATATCTACAAAACAATTAGATATTGAAAGCCCTCCAGATAATATTTTTTCGGCTATTTCGTCGTCGACTGATATTACATTTTTGTTTTCTAAATTAAACCCATGACTAGGTCCTACTCTAACAACTCTTCCTGTTTTTATATTAAATTCTGCTGAGTATGAGACTTCTTGTGATATATACTCCTTAATTAATCTTCCAATATCCTCTAGATCTTCCATACTTTTTTCTCTAATAAATGCAAAACTTCTAAAGTTATTTTGTCTTTTTCAACGTAGTGTATAATATCGGTCTGCTGATAGTTTCCTACTTTTAAATTGCAATTTGAATCGAAATAAAACCCTAAGTGATCCGATACTAACTCTGCAGGAAACGGAAAATCCTGTATTTGTCCTTTCATATGTAAAACTTTTGGAAATTCTAAATCATACGCAATTTCATCTTGAATGTCTAGAATTTTAGCACTTAAAGAAAATGCTTCATCTGTTCCTATTACCTTAGGTTTCAATTTTGATAGAAATTTATTTGAAAATTCTATAGGATTTTTAATTATATATCTACCTAATTCAAAAAATTCCTGTGATAAATTACTATTTTTTTTAAAAAATGTATAAAAGCTATACAAATTCGGAAGATCATTTTTTGTAAATGTTTTCCTATAGTAATCGTTAGTAACTTTGTGTCCTCTGTATGTATAACTTTTATTAGAAACATATAATTCTGTATTTTCGATAAAATAATCAATCCAGTGACTGTAATCACGCAAAAATAACATATCGGAATCTAAACAAACGGTGTATTCCCAAGGACTTAGTTTGTCCATCCATGATCTTCCATCCCATCCTGCTTGCTCACTCCATTCGATAACTTCGTCAAACACCCATGAGCTGTTTAGCTCATGCAACCTGTCAGGATTATCTATTACTAGTGCTACTTTATCATAACCTGGCTTTTGTGTACCCTTGATACTAAGGGCTAAAGCATACGCAAGCTTGGTGTAATCAATAGTATCGTGATCTGATACAAAGAGCAAGTATCCAAAATTCATATAAGATCCAACAATTTTTTAGAATGTCTAGTAATACTCTGTTTATTGATAATGTGTACGTCTCGATCTTTAATTAAAATTGGAAAATAGTTATCATTAAATGTTTCGCTTACTAAAAATATTAGATCTCCAGTTTTAGTAACTTCTTGTAAAATATCTTTATCAGTAAACGTCAACACTTCTGGCAAATCATACGAGTATAATTCTTGAAAACCATCAAAAATATGTTTAGCAATACTGAAACTGATATCATTTCTATACTGGGTATTACTAAATCTGTAAATGTCGCTAAACATATTGTATTTTTCTTTTATTAGATCTACTGTTTCAAAAAACTTTTTTGTTTTTTCGTTTTTGGTAAACATAACTGTCGTTGCCCAAAATAATTTTACACCAGTCGCAGAAACATGTTTATCTAAATATCCGGTTCTTTTATCACCGATTGGATCATTTATGGCTGAGGAAATTAATAAATCCGAGTCGACACTCCAATATTTTGATAAATCTTGAGACATAATTAAATAATCACTGTCTATTAAGAGTGTTCTATCATAGGGTGTTAATTCCCACACAGATGATCTATTACTATTATTGAAAGGCACAACGTCTTTTTCAAGACCGTCATATAAAATTCTATTATTATTAGTTTCGGGGCGATCAGTTAATATAATTTTATCAAAAACAGATTTAGCTTTAGAATAAATTTTAGATTTTTTCATCCAGTCAAGCGTAGAACTGTCAGTAATTAAACTAACAGGAACTTTCAGATGTTTTTTTGCAAATCCGCCGGAAATTACAGACATTAGTGCATAGTCAATTTTTCTATTATTATGCGCAAACAGAACAACACCCTTATTCATAACTAATAAGTTTTTCTATTGTTCTACTAGATTTAATTTTCTTGTATTCTTCATAATATTCATTAGTTACAGTGAAATATCTGTCAAACACTTCGTCTTTAAACTTATTCAAATCTTCAATTAAAATCGGGTTTTCATTAGAATCTAAAATTACTACATTTGTAATTCTTCCTGCAGATTCTAATGTAAAAATAAAGTTAATTAGCGTTTGATCGATTTTAAAAAGACCACCGTTAAATCCATATGTTAACTTTGCTTGACTTTTTTCTTTAAGAATCTTTCGTTGTGCCGACAGTGTTTGTCGATAATTTGCGAACTCTAGTGCATTTTTTAAGCGTTCATCCATATAATATACTCCTACATTATAATAGTAGCATATTATTTATATTATGTCAACTTGGTAGATAAATTTTAAGGAGTGGCTGAACGATTTGATGGATCTACAGTTGTAATATCTGTGAAACTTGTTATAGTCGGTCTTTCTACTTCCCACTGGCCGCTAGGAAATAAAGTTTGAACTGGCTCTAAAGATTGGATGTACAATTCAATTGTGCCGTCAACACCATCGACCGGAGAATCGAGTATAGGAACATGGTCGTCAATCCATCGAACTGTAAATTCTATAGTTTTGGCTTCTCCGTCGTCGTTATCAGCAACATCGGGCGTTCTGGCCCAAATTTGAAAATAGTTGTTTGAGTACACACTCGAAGATGATAAATCTACAAAAGGATCTTGATAGGTGCTTCTTAATCTATAAAAATTTAGTCCGTTACTTGGAGACACTCCTGTTCCGGGTGTGTTGCCTCCAAATTCTCTTGTGCCTACATTAAGTAATAAGAAATTTGACCAGTTTTCGTTTTGGGCTCGGATAGTTTGTGTGCCGCCACTAACAGTTCCGCCGTATCTTCTAGAACTGAATTGAATTTTTCCGCCACTGTTAAAAAAATGACGGGCGGCGCCAGCCGATGAAAAATCCACAGTTACAGTTACTTCTATTCCGGTATCTTCAACACCCCATTGCTCTCCTAGTGCAGGATCCCAGTTCCTTAAAATAGGTGTTTCTGTATCCGGATCGTCAGAATCAACTAATATATTAACTGTTTGTCGATAATTTTCGTTTATATCGAATGTATTAGACAGCAATGTTGTAGTTAAATTTACATACTGATCAAAAGGTTCGTCGGTGGTATCAAATCTTATTATTTCGTCTTCAATTGGTGTAATTAAATTATCTTCGCCAACGGCGTCACTTGGAAGGGTTCCTGTTTGATGAAGTGCAATATTAACAATATCAGCCCTTAATGCAGAAAAATCACTTACAGAAACTTTGTCAGATACAGTTACCTGAGAACTTCGTACTGGTTGACCATAACCAAACTGAGGATCGGTTGTAAACGAAGAACCTAAGATTTTTTCAACATCTTCTTGTAGATTATTGAAATCATCAACTTTTATTTTAAGTCCAACTCCTGCCATGTTTTTATTTACCTATGTATTTTATCAGCTTGCAGAAAACGAACCAAAACTATAAAACGGGCTGGTTATAGAAAAGCTTCCGGATGGTTGTAGAGATCCGTCGTCTTTTAATTCTGTAAATGTTAATTTTGTCGTGCCGTCAACAACGTCATCGGGAGGATTATTTGTAGGCGATGATACATCAGGATCAACATAACCGTCGACCAACGAAACTTTAATGTATAAGATAGTGGCTGTTCCGGTCGAATTGTCAGCAACATTTGTTTTTGCTTTCAGCTGTACAGAGTTATTTGCATACGAAGCACTTGCGGTGGCAAGGTAGTATGTTTGATATTGATCTGTCAAACTATAATAATTAACTGCAGGATCAGTATCTGCACCAAACGATTGAGTTCCTACCTGAGAAAATAAAGTACTCCAACTTTCGGTTTGTTGAGTAGAAGTAAATCCTTCAATCGACGGAGTAACTTGAATTTTTCCGCCACTGTTAAAAAAATACCTTGCTTCATTTGAATTATTAAAGGTACATGTTAATTCTATTTCTAAAAGACTACTCCAAGGAGATGAATAAACATATTCTCCTTCTACCGGAGTAGGTGTAGCATTACCCGAGCCGATAGCCGAAACCGTTCGTCTGGTAGTGTCTATGTTAAATCTATTGAGTCTAGCTAGATCTGTCTGTGTATTAAAGTTTATTACCGGATCGGCTGCAGTATCATCGATTAATTGACTGTCCGCTATCTCAACCAAGGATCCTGTTCCACGTTGATGTATTAGTGTGTTTAATATATCAAATCTTAAATTGTTCCATTGTGCTTTTGTAATGGTGTCTCCAGAAAACACTGCGCTACTCTGTAAAGATTGACCGTAGCCGTATGTTCCTGCGCCAGTTCCTAAAACTTCACTTATTTTTTCTCGAATAGTATTGTAATCGAGAGCTTCAATATCACCGCCTAATGCCATTATAAAATTACCGATTCAATAAGTTTAACTGATTCGTTATCGTTAGTTTCTAGAGCTATACCGAATATGTGTCCTTCTGAACCTGATACCGCATATCCGTTTACGCCTGCAACTAATGTGTCTCCCTTTTTAACCTTGCCCCCTACCTTGACTGGGACTCGGCCTTTCAGTGCAATATATGTGCCTCCTTCAAGGTCTTTATTCATCATAAATGCAGGATCTGTTGAAACTACACCAATTGCATGAGATCCAGGTGTACAGGCCGTTACTTCAGCTTCGCCTCCTACAGCAACAACCGTTCCGGGTTCATAATCGTTATCAGTTAAATATTTTTCTGCTAGGTCAGCATATCTAGCTGATGTAGCTGTTCCGTTAAATATATTGGCATAGATATCCGAGGCACCGTCTCTTGCTACAATGGTATTTGCTGTTGCTGTAGTTTTTGCTGAACGATAATTAGAGTCTGGGTCAGTTGCACTATCGTCTATTTTAAGCCTGTTAGCATTCGATGCTGTTCCGACAAAATTAGTAGCATAAATGTCACCGTCGGCGTCTCGTACAGGTATCGAACGCTTATCTGCGCCTGACGGTACAGACTCTACTGGAAGATTATTTCCTAATGTAATTGCATTTGATGCATTACCTTGTAATTCTCCTACAACATTGCCATTAAATGTTCCAGAATAAGTTGTGGTCGAATTACCAACAGAATTGGTTTCAGCACTTACAATTACCGATCCTGTATCATTAATTACATTTCCGGTTATGTTACCAGTCACATTTCCAACAACATTACCTTGTAATGTTCCGATAAAATTAGTAGAATATATATTTCTAAAATATCTGTTATTTGATGGGGTTTGCTCGTCATCAATACCTATATCGTATGTATTGTGTTGTCCTGGAATTATAGAATTCGGTGTTAATTCAATTAGGTCATCTGTAAATCTAAAGACAACATTTTCATTTTTAACGGAATCTAAAACTGTACGCTCTTGCGGTTGATCAAAAATACTCGGACGGAAAGTTTCTGTTTTAATATGTAAATTTCCAACTAAATCTAAAGGATCATCTATTCCTACTATAAATCCAGTTTTTCCAAAAGAAATAGTTTCATCGAATATGATAGACCCAGTTCTCACAAATTGGTCTACTGCGAATCCGCCGAGTCGATCAGAGTTTGTAGCTGTGCCTCTGTACTTGTAGTTATTGGCGTCTGAAATACCGGTAGTAGCACCTGCAATTGTTATGCCTTTACCGATTAAATTAAATGCTGTTAAATCTTCATATAGTCCTGATGTTTTATTAAGATTAAATTCTTCAGAACTAATAATAGCTACTGGAATATCATTAGCGGTTAATTGTAAAATTGTTTTATCGTTTTCTTGGTCATCTTTTACTGTTCGAGCTGTTAAGCCAGTTGCGCCAAGCTCGGGGCTGGTTTCTGGACCTACCAAAATAAAATCTGTTCCGGACCAGGTATATAATTGTTTAGCCGAATCGTCCCACCAGAATTCACCTTTCGATAATCCAGCAGGAGCAGAAGAACTTACTTGTGCGCCGCCTATCACTTTCCATCTGGTACCGTCGTAATACTTTAATTTTTTCTCAGTAGTTGTAGAATCGAACCAAATTTGGCCTGTAATTGATCTCGGAGGAGCAGTTGTATTAGCAAAATGTTCAAGCATATGAACAAAATTTTCATTTTGAACTTCGCCGTAACCAGCATAATTTTTACCAACAAGTCGAATATCCGTGGTTGTATCGATGGTTCCATCTTCAACCGCTGTTAGAAATGTTCCATTAAATTTGTCTACCTGATATGACATTATTATTTCCTATGTTGTCTAATATTTATGTAAAGAACGTTACCATTACGGCTCCGCTGGTATTGCTAGGAGTATTATTTCCCGAACCGTTGTCAACCGTAAAAATATCAACGCTATCTACTGAAGAATTCCTAAACGCCACAAAATGATCGGTATCACTTGCCATACCGCTCATAACATAATCGGCGTTTTCAAATGTTCCTGGAATAAATGTTAGACGATACCTACCTGCTGAAATTCTTTGTACAGCAGATACATTTAACGTGTTTGCAATGTTAAGATCACTACCATCAAATTTTACAAATGCTCTTACTAACCCTGCTCCTAATGCTGTAATTTCAGTCTGTACTACCGAATCAACATATTGTTTTGTAGCGGCATGCAAGTTTGCAGTTGGATCGGCATTCAATGTTAATGAACCTGTCATTGTATCGCCGGCTTTTTCTACATTATCTGTTGCTCTACCATCTAAAGTTAAGTTTGTTCCTGAAATGGTGTTAGTAAAAGGATTAAATTGGAGGCCACCGTTGTCAACTTGCAAATTAGTAAATCTATCACCGGCACTGGACTCTCCTTGGAATACAACGTTAAAATCCTCGTTAGGATCACCGCTAGTGAATAGCCCGCCGCCGGTTCCGGTTTCCTCAATATACACAGAAGTTGCTTGAGATGCGGTACCTGATAAGTCTGCCGTGATTGTTCCTGCACTAAAATTACCATTTGTGTCTCTTGCTACAATTGCAGAAGAAGTATTAGCATCGGTAGCATTTATACTCCATGTTTCTTCCGAAAGACCTGTATATGTCGATCCGTTTATATAATCTCCAGGGATAAGATCTGCAAAGGTAGCTTCTCCCCAAGATGGCACTCCTGAGCCGTTTGATCTTAAAATTTTATTAGCAAGAGGAGCAACAAAACTAGTAGTTCCTGATGCGGTTTGATACGGAATAGCACCTAGGCCGCCGCCTTGAATATTTGTAGCTGTAGTAGCAAGTGTAGCTGTATCAGAATTACCTACTAATCTACCTATAAAATTATCTGCGTATATGTTATCTAATGTTTCTGCTGGAGATCCAATATTCCAGTTCTGTGCCGATATTGTAGGATTGTCTGAACCATCTATAACACTGGAAGACAAAAATTGAACTCTACTAGATCCTTGATCTATTTCTAACGTTAGGCTTGCTTGACTACTTTCGATTACAGGAGCACCGCTATCGACCGATAATTTTAATTCTTTTCCGGATCCAATTTCTATTCCTGTGTTGTCTACATCTAAACTTTGTAGTACACCAACAGATTGCAAAGACGAAAATTTAACAGCAGACGCAAGAGTGTCTCCTGTAACATCTCTACCGCTTACAGGAACAGTGATGTTTTGACTTCCGTCAAACTCTACTCCGTTAATTTCTCTAGAGTTATTTAATTTAGTTGCTGTAAACGCATTTCCAGTTAGTACTGCACCTCTAAATTCGCTAGCTGTTACAATATTAAAATTGCTTGTTCCTGTAGAATTTACGTTTCCTGTTAGATTTCCTACGACATCAGATGTAATAATATTTGCACTGAAGTCACCGTTTGCATTTCTTGCTACTATTTTACCTGCTCGATTTTCTGGACTAGCGTCTACTTCCCAGGTTACTTGAGTAGACCCGTTAAAATCCGAACCGGATATATACGGTCCCGAAACTAAATGATTGGTTGTATTTGCGGTAATTGTTATATTTTGAGAGCCGTCGAATCCAATTCCATTTATTGTTCTTCTGGTTTCTAAAACCGTTGCTCTAGATGCTGTACCTTTTAAGTCACCGTTTACAGTTACAGTATTTGATAAATTTATACCCGGCTCAATATCTAAAAATCCATTAAAAGAATCGCCCGGATCGCCCGATAATCTAAATGAATCGTTAGCAATTATACCGATTACAGTATCATTAATGGTTAACAAGATAACTGGATGGCCTAACTCGGTGTTGTCAATTACTGTGGCCGACCTGGCTCTAGTAACCCCAAATCCCGGAGCAGATTCTGGCCCTATAAAAATCCATTCTGCACCGGACCATACGTATAATATATTATTAACAGTGTCAATCCATAAACTGCCTTCTCTTTTATCCTCAGGTGCTGTGTCGCTAAGTTGAGCAGATCCTACAATTCCCCAGGCGTTACCGTTATATATTTTAAGAGTTTCTATATCAGTGTCATACCATAATTGTCCGGTAATGGGCCTGCTTGGAGCTTCGGCATTTGCAAAATTTTCCAATAGAAATACAAAATTTTCATTTTGTATTTCTCCGTATCCGACGTAGTTTCTACCGACCAATCCTAAACTAGTGGATACATTAACTGTTCCATCTTCTAAGATGACTAGTTCGTCTCCGTTGAATTTATTAATTAAGTAGGACATCTATTCGCTCCTGATTGTCTATTATGGTGCCAAAATTGTGTCATTAACAAAGCTCCAATTTTTAGCACTCTCTGGTCCGGTAATTTGAAATGTTTTTATGATTCTGGTCGTTGAATGCCCTGCCGCAGGAAAATTAATAATACCCGGAAGTACATCTGTAACAGCCGGCGCGGTTCCTGTTGGCGTGTTGAATGTTGATTTCGAAGTTCCGGCTGCCAATAACGGATCAAAATCTAAAGACGATGCTGAATTATTCAAAATATTACACAAAATTCTTGCAACAGTTCCTGATCTGTATTCAGAAACAGGAGCCATGTTGTCTAATATATTGCTAATAATGTAGCTATTCGGTTTACCGTCTGAAAGATCAATACTTAAAAGGATCGGTCTAGATTCAATTTCACTATCTACATATTCTCTTGTGGCTGCATCTTGCTCTCCAGACGAACCGCTTCTAGGATCTGCTAGGCCTTGTATTCTAGGGGAGTTTTCTAGAACAATATTCTGTCCAGAGTCGGGAGAAATTGTTAAATCTTGATTTTGCTCGGTAGATATTTTAGCATCTTCTAGTCTTAAAAGCGGATCGGCTGATACAGCTCCCGGACCTACTGTAATTACAGTTTGTTTACCAAAAGAGCTAACACCTTCGACTGATGTAACCGCCGAAGTTAATTTAAAAGTTTGAGAACCTGGAGTACTATTAGTTTGTTCGATTATAGGAATTCCGTCAATCGCAAAATATTTGTTAGTAGCAAGATTTATATGATCTGAAAAAGTCCACGAATTGCTTAGTAACGCAGGATATGATCCTGTAGCCGCCTGTCCAGCGTCACTCCATAAAATTATATGATCATTAGATCCTTTTAATACAATTCCGCCACCATCTGCATTTTCATCTGTGTTTAATGAACTATCGCCTGTTTGTCCTAGAATAACAACTTTATCTTCAATAACTAGTTCAGATGTCTTGACCTGGGTGACATCGCCGTCATTAATGGTAAAATTACCTTTAATAGTAATGTCACCGTTTATAGTTAGATCGCCACCTATATTAACTTGACTATCGCTAAATTCTTCGTACAGCCCAATGCTTCTATCAGCCGCATCAATTACTACAGCGTCTTCTCCTCTAGTATCTCTTCTTACGTCTATAATAAATTGTCTATTATCTGCAGAATTTCTAATAACAAGATCTCTATTTTCCACACGGAACGATGCGGTACCACTCGAGCCTACTACAAGTCCTAGATCATTTCGTAATGACAATTGTCCGTTGATGTTATTAGACGAATCATTTCTCACGTACAGTCCTGCATCTGCTCCGCCTAGAGATTCAGAATTTGTAGCGGTTACATTAAATTTTATTCCTGCCAAAGTACTGGCATTAAATCCCGGCTGAATACTTCCTGCAAATCCTACAATAGGATCTTTGGGTGTAAATGTATCTTTAGAAAATATTCCTAACAAAATACCGTTAGTAAATAGTTTTGTTATTACTCGAGTTTGGTTTAGATTATCGAGAATATTTTCTACTCTTAACCCGCTTAACAATTGAGATTCAGAATAATCCGGCCCTAAAAGAATTGCATTGCTACCGTCGAAAAAATACAATTGTTTATCAACATTATTAAACCACAGATCTCCAATGGCTAATGTATCTGGTTGTGTGTTGCTTACAGTAGCAGAGCTAACTGGAACAAATGTTGTTCCATTATAAACTTTTAATTTTGATTCTGACGAGTCGAACCAAACTTGTCCTTTTATAGGATTACTTGGTTGAGAAACATCAGCAAAATTTTCTAAGATTTTTACAAAATTTTCGTTGAAAGCTTCTCCGTAACCGCTATAATTTTTTCCAATAAGAGTTAAATCTGTTGAGAGATCATCGAGTTGCCCATCAGCTACTGTTGCAATTATTGTTCCGTCTGTTTTGTTAATTTGATAAGCCATGTATATCTAACCCTTAATCTCTTGTAAATTCTGGCTGGCCAGCTCTGATAATGTAGTTTAAAGTTAAAAACGGATTCATTATACCAAAAGGTTGTCCTAACTGACTGGCATCAAGAGGTATTCTTGCGCCAGACAGCACACCTCCCGATCGATTTAAATACTGAGCTTGTCCTGGAGCTGTCGGGCCGTTTCCGGTCTGAGCGGCTGGTCGAATAGCATTATCGACCCTTACAGCAGAGTATTGTACATTATCCACATTCAAACTATGCTCATGTTGGGGGATATTTGTTAATTCTAATGATAGCGAACTTTGTCCAGCAGATGCAGATAATGTCGACGCTTCTACACCTTCGACCCTTGCAGGACTTGGCTCGCCGCCGCCTGCACTGACTAGTGCTCCTGATCCCGAAGCTGCCGGAACATTTCTGTTATTATCCATATTATGTCTACCTAGGGCAAATCTACCTCTTAGATCTGGAAGTCTAAACGTGTTGTCGCCTGCAAGAGGAGCATTACCGTTGTACCTATCGCCTAATATTCCGTATAGTTGAATGTATTGATTAATTTCTAGTTCAGATCCGTCACACAATAAAAATCCTTCAGGTGGATTTACTCCGGCATACGGTAAAATAGTACCTAGCGGAATTCCTAAATCACCTATAAATGTATCTCTAGTTTGTTTAATTAATCCTGCTGATTCTCCTGTTCCTGCGGCTTCTGCAGATGATCTATATACTAGTATTAAATCATTAGGTTCTGACAAATTTGGCTGGGCATCAGGTCGTTCTCTAATCAAGGAAGCAGAAAGACTTGTATTGAATTCGATTTGTGTGTTAGGAGACCCGTCAAATGTAGCTTTCTGAGATACAATATCTCCAGTTAGTTCAAACGAAGATACACTTCGCAACGATGTTGCTGTCTGAGAGTTGCCTTGAATATCGCCAACAATTGTTCCTGTGATGGTGTCTGCGATGATATCTTTAGAAAAAACTCTGTTCCATCTTCTTGTAGAAGATCCTATATCGTATAACTCGTCGGTTGCTGGTAGAATATTTTCTGCTTGTGTTGTACCTTCCACAAACAAATTCTGTCCTATTCTGGCGCTTTTAGTCACAGCTAATCCGCCGGCTGTTCTTAAACTACCATTATTTAAATTGGTTGTTTCTGCTGTGCCTTCAATAATCAAAGATCCAGACAGGCCAATATCGCCAGCAACATCTAATTCATAATTCGGATCTAATTTGTTTATGCCTACAGTATTGTCAATTACTCTTAAAATTGTACTCGGAACACTGTTTCGGTTTAATTGTAGGTCTAAAGACGCACCCGGAGTTGCATTATAAATTCTAGCACCAGTAGATGATGTAGAAATGCTCAGACTTCCATCGACACCTATTGTTAATCCAAAATTATTCCTTATATTGAAGCCAAATTCTGTGGTATTAGTTGTATCTGATCTTAAAAATAAACTTGCCGGAACTTCAGTGCCGCCTATATTCAGTGCGTCTGCATTTGATGCGGTACCAACCAATTTCGGTATCAGCCCCCCTTCAAACAATGCTATTTGTGCCGCATCTGTTGGTGTTATAACGTTTATTCCGGCCCTGATATCACTGTATCCTGAAATTGTAATTTTGGGAGTGAACGAGTCTTTACTAACTATTGCTACCGGTTGATCAGCAATATACAAAATCAGTACAACTCGAATATCGTCATCGGTATCTGATATCTGTTCAACAGACGGACCATATCGTAACCCGTCAATAGAACTTTCTGTTGGGCCTACTAAAATCCACCGATTTCCTGTAAAGATATTAAGTTGTTGCTTTGTTGTATCAACCCACAATTCGCCAATTTTTGATTCTTCAACAGCAGGTGCAGTTGGTCCACGCTGAATACCCGAAGCAGCTGTCCACTGTGTATTGTTCCAAATTTTTAATTGTTGTACACCGTCGCTGCTATCATACCATAATTGTCCTTCAACTGGATTGATAGGCTCACTAGCATTAGCAAAATTTTCTAAAAGGGCAAGAAAATTTTCTCCAATTATCTGACCGTATCCTGTAACGTTTCTTCCAGGAAAAGTTAAACTGGTGTCGTTACTTGATGTGTTATCAAAGACCGTTATCGGTGTCTTATTTTCGCTGTCTGTAAAATTAATAATATACGGCATTTATTATACCTCGGTAAAACCAGTTAAACTCTGAACACGTATTGTATAATCGATCTGCAAAAGCCTATTCAAAGATTTTTGAACAGGGTGAAAAATAACATGTGTTAACAAATCTCCTGTTCCTGCAGGATCGTATGATCTTAAACCTAATTCGTCAAAAACAAAATCACTATCCATGTCAACTGAATTATCAAACGCTTCTTGTTCCAATGGTTCGCCATAATCTAATATACAACTAACTACTATATCACTATAAGATGCGCCACTGATATGTCGAATCTCCATTTTATTTCTTACAGGATCAGTATTGGCAATAGAGTTTTGATCAACTATTTTAGAAAATGTTTGATTATACAAACTAGAATTTCTGCCAACTGTATTCGGAGTGAGATAAGTTATTAATCCTGTAGGATCGACAGTGGTACCGCCACTTCCAAAACTCATTTCATATATCCAACCTTGACCTTGATTAGATAAAGAATTTACCATTGCCACACTCATGTTTTCATAATGTATAGCATTTCTTTTATCAACAAACACTTCATCGGTGTTTGGGTCGAATATTTTTATATGTCCTTCGACGTGGAATCCGCTGTTTTCATCAGGACTTTTGCTTTCTGATTTTGGTTCAATTTCTTGATCTGTCATCTTGGTCTCTTTAGGTTTCATAGTGTATTTATTCAGGTAAATCCGTTGACTTCTGAGCAATGAATTTAGCTATCGACGATTCGTTTTCAAGCAAAGTTATTCCAGAAGTTGCACTATTTTCTCCTGTATCATACCAAACTTTGCCAACTTTCCGTATTACGGATATACGTGTTCCGGCCGGCGGAGCGACTGTTAATCTTATTTCTGCATCATTACCAGTTACACTAAATTCTGCTTCAACTGTCTTATCGGCAGACGTACTAGAGGCTCCTAAATTTTCATCATATATTCTAATAGGGTTTTTACGCAAGCGACGGCCGCCGACAAATACTTCAATATCGTCGCACTGTTTATGGTCTTCCGAAATAGTATCTCTATACCAGTTATCGATTTCAGTTGCATTCGGAGTAAACGGCAACGGTCCTATATCTTGTGAGCTTCCGTCACTAAAGAAATCGTATCTTTCTTGATCTTCAACGTATGGCAAACTTTCATTAACTCCTAGATCAATAATGCCTGCACCCGATTCAACAATTTCGTTAATTGCGGTTCCGGTCGCTCCTCTTCTAATTTGAGATAAAATATTTCCCGACTTAACTAGATATTCAATTCTTTCTTGGTTAATTTCAATTACTCCGGGTATATTTCTAGATAAATTAGGTTCTCCTAGTAAATCGCCATTTGTAACTTCAATAGAAGTATCATAATAATTTAGAGATTTTGCAAGTTTAACTGATCCTTGAGAGTATCGCTTATATTGATAAACATTAAACATATCTTTGTGTATTTCGTATGCACTTGATAATTTAAAGGATTGTGTTCCAAATAAAATAATTTTAATTATATCGTTTACGCTGGTGCGATCTTTTAAATAAACTGTTTTATTTCGCTGGTCTACCGAATAATCAACTTCAGGGGCCAGTCTCAATCCGTTTTTATATACCCAAACAAAATCTGAGGATATAGGTTGATACTTTAATTCAAAATTAACTTTTCCTCCAGTGTATTCATCTGATAAAATTTCCATAGACGGATATTCGCTGAACCAGGTTATTTTTATTTCGTCGCCTTCTGTTAAAGTATATTCCGAATCTATAGTTAAAATGTTTCCAGATATATTGTATTCTGTTCTAAAATTATTTTCTATTTTTAATATATCGCCTTCCGATAACACCGATTCACTGAAAATTAAGATTCTGTTAATTCCATCGTAAACAAAGTTTTGTCCACCAGTAAGAGTAGATCCGTTAACTTCAACCCTGATATTCTCTGTTAAAATTGCACCTGCAGATTCTGCAGGATCAATACCTATCTCAAATTCCCATTCGTTAAAAGTATCGATCACCTCTCCTGCTTGGTTTGTAGTAGTTTTTGGCACTAGGAACTCGTTACTAACAGTAAAATATCGAGTATCTACACCTTGCAATGCTCTATTATTCACTTCAACAATTAATGAAGATAATGCACTTCCTCTGTTTAAATTAACGAAGTTGTTAAGATCATATGATCTTGTTGAACCGTCATATAACTCGGTTTGCTGATTAACTCTAACAAGTTGCTGATTCGATACAGATCCTGCTAATACTATAACTTTAATAACACTGCCAGTTTGCGGGCTATTGACAAACTGAATTGCGGTAATATCAGAATCTGCGCCGACATCGAGACCATTAATAAAATCAATGTTAATTTCTTCCCCGTCCACAATAACAACCGTAGAAGTTGTATCTTCGAATCTTGCTCCGGTAAAGAAGTTCTTGGTATTGCCGTCGCCAACAAATTCTTGATAATCTAAAATAGAAATGCCGCCGATGCCTAAAGAAACAATTTCAATAACTTCTTCTGCGGCAGGCGGATCTGCAAAAACTACATTGTTATTTTCTATGTCTATTGAATAGTCCGTGTCTAAGATTTGTTGTTCTTTGTCTATGTAAACAATAACTGAACTATTTTCTAATATAGTTTGTCCTATTTCAAACACTGACGTAGAATTATCACCATAGCTTATTTTTGATTTTAATGGAGCTGCTCCTTGTGAGTCTGTAGTAAAAACTTTGATACTAACACTATCAAGTATCTGTCCCGGAATATTTTCTTCAGGAGCAGGTACTTGATCGGGACTTATAAACGTTTCGCCGTCGATAACTATTTCTTCTGCTGTTAATCCAGTTGCTGTCGAATAAGCTCCGTTCATTGCAGATAGAGTGCCGCCGCGAATGTTTGTATCTACAATTGTAGGATCGGTAATTGTCACCGAGCCATCACTTTCGATAGGGCGGAAAATTAAGATATCGCCTGTACTGGTTCTTACAGAAGTGCCAATTTCAATAGTGCTAGTCGAGCCGTCTCCTACAAATGTAGGCAATAATGCATTTTCATTGGTTTGATTTTGAGTTCCATACTCGGGATCGTCAATTCGAATTGTAGCACTATCAGGTATTTCAGTAGTATATTGTAAATCATTAATCGATCTCGGTTCTACCGTGGTATTTCGCTTGAGATAGATGTTAATTATTTGTCCTTCTGAAGGAATATATGGTAGCGTTATTTCAGTTGTACTACCGTCTGCTACAACATAATAATCCGAAGAGACTTCCACGCTATCCCAACTATCAGTGAACCATGGTAATGCGTCCCAGCCGCCTGTAACATCAAAAGTAGTTCCTTGAACCTGTACTCCACCGAAATCGATACCTGTCATTAATTGGTTAATATCAGAACCTTTCATACCAGATACCGGAGAATAATATTTGTTAATTCGATTTACTGAATCTAGTAGTTCGTCATTCTTTTCGTACTCAATTGATATTATATCGCCATTGTTAGGAACTTCTATGAATGTTATTTTACCTTTTAACAAACTGTACGAATCAGTATCAGACGAAAATAAAGATATTGTATATTCTCCATCGAGAACAGGGTTGTCATTACGTATTACAGAAATTTTGCTTTTATCTCTAGTAGGAGCATAATTTAAATTAAACACTGAAGAATTTCCATCTGCTATAAATTCTTGTGTATAATTAAACTGTGTATAAAGCCCTTCCTTTGTATATCTGTCAAATTTTACTGTTAAATCTAGAGTTCTAAATTTAGATTTACCTAAAATTGGAACAACTTTTGCTGTTGTAGACGCATTATCGTTTCCTCCGACTAAAGTTACGGTTGCAACAGTGTAACCGATGCCTTCATTAATCATTCGTACTGCTACTACTTTTCCGTTAGATATATATGCTTGTGCGGTTGCACCTGTACCGTCTCCTTGAATTAAAACAGACGGAGGTTGCTTATATCCAGTACCTTGATCTGCAATTTGTATAGACTCGATAGAATATCCTTGGCTGTCTTTCCAGAGCTTCCACGGGTATTGATCAATAAATGCTAACGATTGATTTACAGAAACAATTTTTCCTTCGATTTCGGAGTATACTGGAGGAAGATCAAAGTCGCCAACAGCAGTTTGCGTGTTTTCCTGACTCGTATATCTACTTGTATATTCTCTTATTGACGTTTTATAAGGTTTAACTTCATTTATATAATCTCTATAACTTTCTAAACTATCGTTTTTATAGTTTGTTTTTTGCTTCAAAGAACCGACATTGTGTACAGCATTTAAGAAACTTGTTTTAAATGCCCAATCTACATACGTTTGTTCTGCGAATGCATATCTAATCGAAGTAAAAAATAGTTTATTCCACTCAGCACTATAATCTCCTATAAAAATATCTTCTTTTATTGTTTGTAAAATATTTCTAAGTTCCTTAGAATTTTCTATGTCATATAATCCTGTATCAAAAGAATTTACATTATCAAATCCAATACCGGACTGAGATGTATCATACAAGGTTGAACTGAATTCTATAGTACCTAACTGTCTTCCGACCAGTGTATAGTTGTCTAATAAAGTCTCAGAAGACTGAGAAACTTTTTCAAATACCGCCCAGCCGCCGGAACCATATTCTTTAATTCTAATTAAATCGCCTATTTCTACATTTATGGTTTGTTCTTCAAATGCTAAATTAACTTCTTTTACAATACGTGTGGTCGGTGAATATCCTTCTTTCCACCAGTCAACTAGATCCCAATATCTAGTGGTGTTGAATGATTGCGATCTGCTTCTAAAAAATGATTTTCTTACATCGTCCCAAGCATATATACTCCAAAAACCATTTAATGTACTATCTGATTCTACTAGTACAGAAAAATTTCTAACTTTTGTCGTTATATTTGCGTATTTTCTTCCTGGGTTTTCGATAATCGTATTAACAATGCGTCCTTGATTATCTAATTCCACAGATACTTTTGCATCTGTACCATCTCCTTCAAATTCTACAGGCGGTGGTACTCTATATCCATATCCCGGATCTAAAATATCAACAGTATCGATACTGCCATCGATAAGGTTGGCCCTTAGTACAGCTTGTTTGATTCTTACAGTTCCTACTGTTTCTAAATCTATTAATGTTTGAACAGCAACATCATACAAATTTAAAATTGCATTAGGTTTTTCGTCGAACGAATTTAAAGTTTCAAAATTTATGATGTCGGCAAATGGTTCTCTCTGTAATACACGGTTTACGTTTATGATAGCCGTTCTTAAAGGAGGTATTCTATCTACAAACATACTTTGTCTAGGTCTGAAATTTAAACCGTATTTTTGCTTAGATGGTAAATTTGTATCCGGAACCCTGTTTCCTTCTTTGTCGTAACCTATTAAGCTATCAATCCATTTTGCTTCTAATTGATCTGAAGGTAAACTGTCTGCAATACCTTCAGATATTAATTGATACTCTTTATGGACCGCATTTTGTTTTTCTAATTTGTTGAAAAAATCTAAATTTACCAGGGCTGTTTCTTCATTAATCACAGTCTCAAAATTATATGCCAATAATTTATCAGACCCTGCCAATGTTATAAAAGTATTGTTAGCTGAAGGATTTAAAATTAAATTTGCAACCGAAGATGCTGACAGTCTTCTGTTGTTCATATCATTAGGCACTGTTGTTTTATTTCTTACCCAGAAATAATACAATGTTTCTGTAGGTTCTAATGTTTGTACATTGTATAATTCTTTAATACTATACACAGAGTTATCAGGATACAACGGCTGTCCACTTATACCTTCGGCAAGACCTTCTGTGGTGTCTGCTAATATCGCCCAATCTGCCGGAAGGATCGAAGATTCAACCCATTCGTACACGTCTATGCTTGCTCCTTCAGCAAGAACTCCCCAATTTCCTGTTCTATAGGCTGTATCGCCTTGCTCGTAGTATATCCATTTTGCTGTACTTAAATCCCACCACAGCTCGCCGACATTTTTTGTAGTCCATGCGATGTCTGAATCAACTACCACAGTTTCGGTGCCTATTGAATATACCGCTGGGTCGTAAGGTGTTTTGAATTTTAATTCTTGTTCGGCTTCGTTTAAAATTTTTAATTTTGCAGGATCGACATAATCAAGATCTTGAATTTTAATATTGTTTATGTTATCATACAATGCAATACTTTTAACTTTTTCTATTTGAGTTACAGGAGTTTGTTGAGCTAAAATTTCCCAACTGTTCTTTGTTGGATCTTTTCTAAATGTTCTAACCATACCAGTTGTTTTATAGAAGGGGGACCCGACAACAACCACTGAATCGTCACAATCAACACTGTATCCAAAAGACTCGCCTACTTGGAAATCAGCTTCAAGTTTTTCTGTTAAAAAATAGATATCATCTTTTAATTCGTAAACATATACAGCTCCAACAAATCCTCTAGAACTATAAAATAACGATCTGCCTTCGTCGAATGTAGTAGAGCTTGAATCAAATCTTATAGGAGAACTAAATTGTGCATTGTTTGCACCTATTGCAATTTTAGAGGTATTTGGACTTATACTAACATTAAATCCGAAAAATTCATTTGGATATTTTTCATAACTTTGTATTTTTTGAACTAGCTTGTATTCGGGCAAGATTACAGAATCGGTTCTTAGAATATATGCAGACCCTTGATTTGAAAATTCAATATCCGACTTAGGACTTGATGCAACTATCGTTGTTCCTGAAAAATCTATATCAACCGACGATCCAAACTCGTCACCTGTGTTAATAGATATAGCTGTTCCGCTTTGGTTTATAAAATTATCTGCGGAAACGGTTTGTTTGAGCTCGTATGTACCAAGCAATGATCGTTGATAGACAAAAACTTTTCCGGTCGGATCTGTCGAACTATCGCCAATTTCTATCCATGGTTCTCCGACAGGTTCTTGATTGTAACTAGTAATGGTAGAATCTAAAGCAACTGCGGTTTCGCCTATGTTAGCTAACTGATAATAATTACCTTTGTGTCTAACAGTGTCGTTTTGAGTGTACTCGTAATCCGGGCGCCAAACTCCTTTATAGTTAGGAAAATATTGATCATCAGAGAACGGAGCGCCGACTACTAAAATACTAGCATCGTAATTCATTGCTACACTGGATCCAAATTGATCTCCTACCTTTATTAGTTCGGCCATTTGGATAGGATTAAGTATACCACTTTGCAAAGTCGAACCATCATCTTCCACAGATACACTTTGAGGTAAAGAGTTCTGTGTAGCAACATTGTTTAATTTGACCCAATTTCCTGTAGATGATAAGTCGCCGGTATCTTTAACATCAACATAGGTTGTTGAATTGTCGAGACACTCATAAAGATTTCCATTGTACCAAACAATGTCTCCTGCATAGTAGACAGATGCTTCGTCGTCATAAATTCCTCTGTATTTTACATTTTCGATATGTTTCCATTCTGAGTTTTCAAAAATGTACAGATATACTCTTCCTCTATTTTCTGCGGCACCTGGTGCAGAGACAGCCATATAATATATTCCGTCTGCAACACCTATGCTGATAGATGATCCGAATTTTTCTCTATTATTAGGTCTTGGACTAACTACGCTTATTCTTCGTGACCATTGATTATTTGCAAATTCATATAACGTAACAACTCCTTGCTCGGTGTGTCCTTCAGCTGAAGGATTGTTGACCGCTTCCACGATAGTAGCAGGTTCCCAACCTTCTGTTCCTGGTGCTATCCAAGTTGAGTCGTCTAAACTGGCAAGAAGATCTCTGTCATACTGCTGGGTTGCTCTCCATAATTTTCCTTCATATAATACTATATCTAGAGGGTTATATGTAATGGTAGGATTAAACAATCCTTTATAATAACTTCCGACGCCGCTGGCAAGAGGTGATCCTACAGCAAGCCATTTTCCATCAGGACTGACTGATATTTCTTCGCCGAAGAGTCCTGTTACTGTGCTTTGCAGAAAATCTGGAGGAGATAATATTTGTCTTACTGATAAAAACTCTGGGGCTTCGGTATATGCAATTACAAATCCTGGATCTGGAATGGCAGTTAGTGTCTGATTTAAAGTGGAATTATAAACTACTTTACTTCCTACTTTGCTAGGGTCGATTAATCCAAAATTTTCTATCTTTTTAGATATAAATTGTTTTTTCTTTTCAACAACTTCCCAGAGATCATTTCCATTGTTATCGACCCATAACTTGCTATTTTCATCTAGCAATGCCGATAACTGAGGATCTAAATTGTCATATGCATCGAATCTAGCATCAGTTAATGTATACAAATTATTTACAGTGCTTCCTTCAAATTCCGGCGTCTGGGTGCCTTCAGGAATAGATATTTCTATAATATGTGTTAGCAAAACTTCACTTCTTTCTACAAACTTATCTACAATTTCAAAAAAGCCTGAAAGATTTGTTATATTTTTAATACCAATATAGCTACCAATTTCTAAACCGCTTTCTTTATTCAAAAATATTAATGCAGTTGAATTTGCGGTCAATTCGATATCTGTAATGATTACTCCGGGTATTTGGTTGAATCTTACAACGTCCCAGTCAATAGTGTCGAATGTAATCCATATATGATCATTTTCTACAATTTGATCTATATCTAAATTATTAAGAGATATTCTATCTCTAACCGTCCATTCGGGTTGGTCTAATTTTACATATCCTGCTGTTTTAACAGGTTCAGAGTTGTAAGATACCGGAATAATGTTTGTTGAGAACGGTATAGCAGAAATTGTAAATTCGTCTCCCGTGACTCTGTAATTTTGATCTAAATTACTAGTTGGCAGGGTCGATGTAACTAACAACGGTTGAGGATTGATTTCAAAATTGTTTATTTTAATTTCGAACTCGACTTCTGATGACTGGTCTGTACCTCCAAATTCACCGACTTTAAAAGCCCATTCTTCGTTTAACAACAAACTAGTATCTTCTGTATCGTCACTTAATTTTGTAAAAAGTTTAGTAAGTGCGTTATTAGTTCCTTTTTCTCTTATAAAGCCTTGGTATAAGCGGTACTGAGTAACTGTGTCTTCTGCTAAATTATTCAGATATTGTCTAGATTGAAATCCTATAGTATTTCTAGCTAATTGGCGTTGAACTTCGCTAACTCCTTCAGCACCGGTTTCGAAATAATCTTCAAATTGATTAATTCGATAATCAAAATTAGGTATTAATTTCTTTTCTGGTTCCGAATCTAATAGGCTCCACTGGGCATCATCAAAATTCTCATTGCCTGGGTGTGAAACTCGTGCGACCCAGTTATTCGAACGATAAGAAACAATATCCCCTAAACTGTAATCTCTAAACGGTTGCCAAGATTCGATATTAACATTATCAAATAAAAATCCAGGACTCGTATAATCGCCGTCCCAATCAACCGTCCGAAATCCTCTAGATTTAATTCTAAGCTGGCGGTACCCGGTAGGTTTATCGTATATTACATCATTAAAAACAGTTCTATCATCAAATACAACAACATGTTCTTTAAGGACATAATTTAATTTTAGAAAATATATTCCTTGATTTGTATTAGTTGTATTAATTGTTACTGATTGAAAATCCCTGTTTACATCTATAAACTTCGGATCTAACGGGTTTCCATCGCCTTTAAAAACACTATATTCGTAGAAACTGTCTAAAATATTATCCACTACTCCTACCGGTGCCGTGATCTGGATCTTGGTAGCTGATGGACTTAATGTAATAATCGAGCCTTCCGCCCAATTATGCTTGGTCCAAAACATAAATTCTTTACAGCTAGTTGTCCAATCTTGCGAAACTTGATTTTCAGTATCGTAATTGTCAAAAACAAAGCCGGTGGATTTTAAGTATTCTTCGTAACCTAATAAGAAATCTACAACTTGTTGAATTGTATTAAATTCATGTCCATATGTTATTTGTTGTAATTTCAGTTTATTAAAGTTTCTTCTACGCTGTGCTTCGATAGCCCCTACTAACGGAAGATTAGGTAATTTATTCCATAAAGAAGTATCAAGTGTTTCACCCGATACATGTGTTTTTAACGATCTATAATAATCATTTCTATATAATACTATAGATCCGTTGTTGTATGTTTGCTCAGGAGCCCATTCAACAAATGTTTCGCTTATACCGCCTACTTTAATTATAGGATCTCGTTGATTCGGCACGGCTTGATAAAATTTAAAGAAGGGACTTATATTGTCGTACCCTCTTACTATCCATCCCCTAGACGTTTTTTCTAAAATTACACCGCTGTAGGTAATAGTATCTATAGGAGAACTAACATTAAAAATGATATCATAATTTTCAGGTGGGATGAAAATACTACCCGATGCAGAATTAGGATTTTTGCTATCTAAAAGATATTTTTGTTGTGTCTTATCAACGAATCCACTTAATCTAGAAGATAAACTAACAGATATATTTTGAATGGTATCTGTCAACAAGCCAGGGCTTAATCCTATAGATCTTAAATAAGACGACATATAATTAATTAAACCACTCGTTAAGCGAACAGTAGGCTCAGGTACCACAATGTCTTTAATTGTTGGAAAATATCCAGTATTTTTAGTTACTACTTGTCCGATCAAGTTTGTAGTAACAGAAGACCTATCAAGACATCTAGTAATAAAATCAAATGGTTTTAACAATGATAAAGCAATCAAAACAGCATACGGCCATTCAGAACTTGATCTCCAGGCATGTTCAACAGGAGCTACATCACCTAGTTTAAAACTTCCTTGATTATTAACCAATGTAAAATCTCTTGCAAGTCCAGATGATAGCGGATCTAACAAATTACCGTCATCGTCAACTGGAATATGATTCAATATTGTCGGTCTAGCATATCTAGAATATCTTCCTGCTCTAGGTCCTTGACGAACTATGCCTTGCTGTATATCTTCCCACAATAATAAATTTCCTCGAGTATATGGAGAAGGACCATATTCATCATTCCACCAAGTAGGCTTTTCGCTAAATCCTAACATTTCCCAAGGAGAACGGTGCGGTCTGTCGGTGTCGTAGAACCATTGATATACACCTCTCCAATAACCTGGTAAGTTTTGTGTACCAGTCGGATCGGTCATATTAGAATAAGTATAGGTGAATGCGTTTTCGCTATCAAAATACTGATTAATTGCATAATTTACACCGGTATTAGAAACCCAAGAAAGAAATTCTTGCGAAACAATTGCATCTACATCTGATTTTGTAAAATCGCCTTGCTGATAATATCCTCCTAGTACACTATCAATATCAAATACAGTTTCGTCGTAATTAACTTTGATGTTGTTATAAATTCGATACTCTAATTCTAATATTAGATCGTCTCGGAAATCATTATAGGTAGGTGTTAAGCTTCCATCGTGTCCAATAATTACTTCTCTAGGTTCCAGAAAAGTATTATCAATAAATTTAGACGGTGTATATTTTTTAAAAAGGCCAAGTGAGGTTGGTGTCGAAGGAATGTGACTAAATGTTGTAGACACATACTCTCTAATTTGTAACTGATCACCTCTGCTTAGATCTTTGTTTATTGTAATAAAACCAAAGGTGCTGTCGAAAGTATATTCAGCTCCATGCAATAATTGGTTATCATTTAAATAGACATACACCGCTCGATTACTTAGAGTGTCTAGATCAAAATTTTCACTAAGAGCAAATGTTTTAATGCCTTCATCGTCTACCGTATAATCTAAAGAAGTGTAGGCGCCGCTTCCGATCATGTCCGAGTCGATAAAAGGACTATCAACCGTCTTTGTTTTTGATAACTGGTTAACTATTTCGTCTACAAAATCTGCTGTATTTCCATCAAAATTTAAACTTGTTGCTGTTTCGATAAAATTGTTTTTAAATCTAGTGTATTCTTGTTTAGCATACTTTAATGCTTTTATTAAATTTTGATCTTTATTGCACAAGAATACAATCGGTAATGCAGAAACGCCGCCGTGCTTTATAAATCGAGTAGTCTTAGATTGATAATTTGATAAATCTCTTAAATTTGACGAACCTGGTATAGAACCTACAAACTCTCTATCAAATTCCAAAGACGATTCGACATGATCTATCGCCTGTCCTAGTGTAAAACTCGTAATTTCCTGATTCAGCGGATTTTTTTCCAACCCTAACGGAATTTCATAGTATCCTTGATCAGGTTCTATATTATCTATTATCTTAATAGATATTACATCGTTTTGAGAAAATGTTGTTTGAAATAAAAATTTGTTACCTTGTCTGCTGTAATTATTGTTTATTCGTTGTCCGTTTAGATAAAAATTAATTATCGCAGAATCTGTTAAATTTTCCCACTGTACTGTTCTAAGTTCAACTTCGTTAGTGTCTGTATCTAAAATAACACTGTCAATTATTGGTTGGGTAAAAGTTAGATCTGTTTGGGTCCACCCATTATCAAAATCGGAATCAATTTTATAAAATCCTGTGTTTAATTTTACGGTGTTAGTAACTTGATTTTCAGTATACTGAAAATTATCAATATCCCAATTCCAGTTAAACTGTATATCACCAACATTGTCGATATTTAGATAACTTAAACTGAACCCTAACTCCGAATCATTAATACTAGTTCCAATTTGGTAACTTAATAATTTAGTTCCTTGAAAGGTCGAAACAGGATATGTCTCAATATCACTAAAACTAACACCGTTGGAATCAAATGCATCAAACAGCGGCGATTGATTTACAGATGTTTTTTGCTGGCTTCTTATCCAAGCAACGCCATTAAAATGATACATTAGTCCAGCGTTTAACTGTCCTCGTCTAATTAACACACTTTCATCTAGTAAAGAATCACTATCCTCAGTTTCTTGCAAATTAATAATTCTTATTCCATTGTGTGTTATAAATTTAACTTCATAGATTTTATTATTCACAAGAGAATCAGTGTCAGCAACAATAAGAATGCGGGCGCCTTCGAATAAAAATTCTCCATCGATGCTGTAGCCTATACTTCCTTCTATTTGTGAAAATACATCGTCTGTAACAGTATCAATATAATCGACTGTTCTTTTCGCAACAACGCCGTGATTAAACAATTTTGTGTTCGGTTTAAATTCAATTATAGGTCTTTTAGCTCTAGATTCTTCAGACGCACTAAAACTAGAATTATTAAAATTAGCCGATTGCTCGATTACGCTACGATGGAACCAACGATTATATCTACTCCACGGATTAAGATCTTTACTGTTTTTAGAAATTACTATATAATCTTTTTCTGCAGGGAATTGATCAGCATCATCAAATGGCTGAGTATCAAACCCTTCATTATCGAAAAGGACTTCTGGAGTGTCTTGTGCTAACGCAGGAGGAACTAAATCTTCGAACTTTGTTAGTGTGATAGCATTACCAACTCCTTCGACTAACCATCTTGATTTTGAATAACTCTCCGGAGTTACATTTCCTTTAAACTCTACAACCAGCCCGTTTGTTAACTCGATGTCGTTACTCGATTTGTAGGTTGTTTTTCCTATTACTTCGCGTTCAACATTTATAAAAGTATTAGATTCTATATCGGCGATTATAAATGTTCCTAACCTATCAGGTATCACATCACTTTGGTAATAAAGAATATCCGGAGCATCTAGAGGAACAGTAAATGTTAATTTTCCATTTTTCACTCCGTTATTTTCGATACCTTGATTATAATTTAAGCTAGAATTAGCAACACTCGAATCTATCAAAGTCCAATCTTGAGAATTAATATCTATTGTGCTACCATCTAGTGGTGATATTTCTGTATCGGCTCTCCATAGTTTCTCATCGAATACAGCAAGATCGCCAGAAAAATATGTTTTGTTAGGATCAAATAGTAACGATCCAGTATCATAATTTGTTCTTATGGTAAATCCTTCGTCGGGAGAGTTTACATTAAATTCATAAGTCTGTCCTCTATACAATGTAATCGACGGGTTGTTTGTTAATCCATCAGGAGTAAAAATCCAGCTTGTGCCTGTTGAAGCCATTACCTTGTATGTGCTAACAATAGATCCTGTTTGACCGGTTATGGAAACAGGTTCTGGCCCCAATGGCATCCAATAATATTCTCTATAGTTTACAAACATATCCCAGTTAATAGGAGGGTTCCAACTATAGTGTTCTTGTGAGGTTATTTTATCATCTCTATCATTATCATTTCCAAAAAACTTTAATTGATTTTTGAAATCTAAATAATCGTAGAAAGAATTTATTTTTCCGTCTTCAGAAATTGTTACGCCTGGCTCTAACTGATACCTACTTCGTAAGGTTTGATCATTATCTAGGTATACCTCAGAACCTTTAAATGTTTTACCGTAGCGTCTGCCTATATAACCGACAGTCTTATCTAAGACTCCTGGCTGAACCAACGGGTCTACTACTCCGGATAAAAATTTATTATTGGTATCTGTTTGAAATACTTGTGGTAGTAACTCCGATGTTTTTCTTATAGGTAAGTTACTTTTAGGGTATGATCTATTTGCCATTAATAATTATCCTGTTGATTGGTTCCAGTCCTAACTTCTGCTGTTGTTATAGAAGAAACAATTTCAATATCATCTACACTTGTTCCGCTTACAAATATTTCATCGGGATTACTCTGTATTTCGAATAAATTTCCAAAAATTTGATCTGCCTGTCTAGGCAATATCACAATATTACTAATGTCGGGCGACACAGAATTTAAAATGTAGGTTGTCAATTCGCTCAGATAAAATTTATCTCCAAAATCCCAGTTAGCGACATTAAAAAATTCATCAATAGCGTCTACAATTCTAACCTTTAAGTCGTTATCGTTAATTACTTTGTCTTTGTTTTTAACAACTTTAAATTTAGCCCTTAATGATTCTTGTGCCTCTGACCCAAAGAGAACTTTATATTTGGCAGGCTGGTATATAATTTCATCGCTGATGCTTTTAATAGGATTTAATCTAGCACCATATGTAATCCTTAATTCATCAGTACTGGGTTCTTGAGGTCTTGAACCTCCGGAGCGGAGATAATTTCGATATGCGGTGTCGTATCCTCTTGTTAACAGAAAGAGATCGATTATATTACTAGAACTAGGATCTATTCTTCTATCTTCGCTTGCATTGTGAATATACTGGAATTTTAAACCATCTCGTCCTATATTAGCTCGGTAACTGCTTTCTAGAACAAGAGTGTTTGTTGTTCTATCTACACGCTTAACTCTGTCTTCGTTTGCATCATAGAAGTAAATTAATTGCCCGTCTGGGTATGTTTCTTCATCATCAAATGTAAATGTTGTTTCTGTTTGCAATATTTTTATTGTTTCATTTGAATTATCAATTTTTTCATAGATAACACTGCCATATTCGTCGGTAGTTTCTTGAAAGTAAAGGTAATTTAAATCTGTATCTTCGCCGACTATATTTTCAAAAGATTCTGGATTATCAATTGCTCCGTCGTCATCTGAGTCGCTGAACGAAATTTTAATAGATTCTGTGCTTTCGTATCCGTCATCAAATTTAATTGTATCAGATATTTCAAAAGAAAAATCATTATTAAGTGGTGTAATAAAGTCTTTTCCGGTATTAATTCCTAAAACTTTTACTTGATCTTTTACAACCTGTCCTGTTTGACTATTGTAATTTTTTTCGTTAGCGTCAAAATAAAATCTATTCTGTTCTACACTTCCAAAAATATAGTCAATTGTTCTAATACGCACAACATATTCGTCGGCTTCTTTCACAAAAGCAACACTCCAACTTCCGTCAAGATTTGTGTTAGAAGTATCTCCAGCACGACCTTGTGTAAAAGGACTAATTAAATCTAAATTGGATGCTTGAATAATTTTCCATTGAGACGCAAGATTATCATAACGAAGTCCAAAATTAATATTTTGAAAAACATAATTAACAATTTCATTTTCAAGAGATATAGGAAGATCGGTAACAAATCTAGGAAGAATTCTGTTAGCAATTGCACCAGTAGGAACAGGATCACTAAATGTAATAGGACCTAAACCCGACGGCAGATTACCTCGGCTTGCATTTGTACCGTCACCTAAAATATTAACAACTTTGGTCCAAATATACGAAGTTTGATCAGAATCTGACGAATTAGAAGTAACTAACTTTCCATTCTTAAAAGATTGTCCAGAAGGTGCAATAAACTTTATTGTGGAACCGACCTTAAGGTATTGTAATGAACTAGTTGAAAACACTCCGACTTTTTGAAAAGTTAAATCTACCGCATCTGTAAAATAACCTGTTGACGAATTTATATCCGATGTAGATTGATTCCATACCTTGTTATTATCAGTGAATACAACTTTATCATATTTGGTAAGATAAAAATTATAAACACCAGTACTACTAAAAACAGGTTCTAATTGTCTTTTTATAACATTTATAATATCTGTTCTGTTGGTAAACTTAAAAGAAAAATTTCTTTCGCTTTCGTTTTTATAGATAAAGCCATCGTCGGCAAATACGTTAATGCTAGAATACTTTCCACTAGCATCGACAATATCAAAATTTCTGCTTATTCCGCTAGATGTTCTGTTTATGGCTTTAACTTTTAATATATCTTGAGAACTAGAAAATGGAGCTAGATTGTAATCTTCTCCTGTAATCATTCTATTTTGAGTATAGTACAATGCAGGAGCATTCTGTCTTATTGTATCAATGTTTTCAGTTTCGCTGGCATTAGCAACCGTCGATTGCAAAGATAAGCCGATTGTTAATGTGTGGCTTTCTCCATTATTGTTTACATAATCTATCGAAATAGAAATATTCCGCATTTCTTGAGGTGTAATTGAATAATTTAGTCCGTTACTAACACGGTAATATACTCTGAAAGGTCCTTGGGGCAGATTTCCATATACTCCGTCTGCAAAAACTAAATCAATTCTATCATTTTCTTTTGTTTCTACAGCATAGATATCTTTTATATTACCAATAACACTGTTATATGCAATATTATTTCCTACAAAATTAGAAACTTTAGTCCATTCTGAAAGTTGCTGTCCGTTTGAATTTAATTTAAACAACCACACGTCGTCGTTGTTAATATTTTGACTATCTACTGTAACTCTTTCGTTTGTGGTAGGAACTTCGATATTGAAATCGGCAAACTCTAAACTGCCTTGTTTAAATTGCAAGAAAAAACCGGTATTTATACTACCCGGACCTTGACCATCTTGTCGATATACAAAACCTAGTTGACTACCAGGAGTAGGTGCTTCTTCGTAAAAATTTTCTGCATCTTTAAAAACTGTGCTTACCAATTCAAAAGCTGCCGACCTGCCTGAAACAGTTTTTGAAAAAGTAAATAATGGTATGTCACTGGTACTCGTTCTAAATCTATACTGTTCTGCTGGAACACCCAAAATAGTTGCACTGCCTTGGCTTCTACCAAATTCTGTGTTGTCAGACATAGCTGCATTAAGAATTAAAATAAATTGCTCTGCCCAATTTGTATTAGTAGGATCGTTCCATGTTACCAACTGTTGTGCTAAATTTCTTCCGTTAGAATCGGTAATGCGTTCTGTGGTCGTTACTGACGTAAACTTTAATAATCCGGTGGCAGGGATATTTCTTTTAGCGTTATATCCTAACATTTTTGCGATACGCAAGACACTTTCTTTGCGTTCTGCAAGCTCAATAAAATTTTCGCGACTGGCTAAATCTACACGAAAACTGAGACTTTGTCCTAAAAATGCAACAGCATCGATAAGAGCAAGATACTCGGAACTTTCAATATAATCGTTAAAATCTTCGGGATAATTTTCACGTAGATATGCAATAATTACACGACGAAGATTTTCAAAGTCGTAACTTTTGAAATCAGCATTTTTAAATGTCTGATATATTCTCGTCCAGTCCTCGTTTAAAATAAGGTTGTTTTGTCTAGCTGTTGAACTCATAAATGTTTCCTATATGGTATTTACCATACTTGATAAACTGGTCAGTTTATTGTATTGTTATCTCTATCGAAATTAAAGGTCATCCTTTCGTTAACATCAAAAGGAAGATATGTTATATCTGCTTCTATTCTTATACCCATGCTTGTTGCATCGATTGCAATAGAATTAACAGTTATCCTAGGGTCATAATTAATAACATCTTCGACGTCTTTGGCAATAATTTCTTTTACTTCTTCTGTAAATTGCTCAAACAACATATCCCATATTACGGTTCCGAACGCAGGATTTTCTAACTTTTCACCTTTTCTTATGTAAAAATGGTTTATTAAATCCTGCTTTACAAGATCTATATCATATAGTTTAAAACCTTTAGTTTTTTCTTTCGAACTAAATCCTTTATAAGTAAACGATCCTGTATTTGCATCACCGACACTGACTTTATTTCTTGCAACAACTGTTTGATTATACAATCTAGTAGTGGCCATTATTCTTCTCCTAACTCTCTATCTGTATCGTTGGGCGTTTGTATTTGCGGAGCAAGATGTTCATGCTGTGCCCAGGGTTCGTGCATAGGCACTCTTCGCATAATGCTCTTTATTATTTCTGTTTGATATTTTGTATCAGCCCAAACTTGTGTTCCGTCGGTTCTTACATTATCATGTAATATAAGATCAGTTATGACTTCGGCAATATTGCTTTCGACAGCTTCTTCTGCTGTTCTAGCTGTTGGGCCGTTCATATCAATTCTTGCGGCAGTTTCTGTGTGGTTTCCGCCACTTAAAATATCAGTTGACCCACCTGCAGTATAGGCATTATTGCCATCGGTATTCAGATCTAAATTTCCACCAGTTTTGATTTTAACATTTGCTTCGGTATAAAGATCAACATTATTTGTTGTAGTTACAAACACATTGCCGTCGGTGTTTATATCAAGCCTATATAGATCTTCTACATCTCCAGTGCCGGTCGCTATTTTAGTGTTACCTTTGATGTTAATATCTAAGTTTCCATCAACATCTTCATCGTCTATATTTTTATATTTTCTAGTTTCGACTTTTAAATTTGCACCGACTAAAATATTAGTATTGAAAGCACTTTCAAATTGTATCCTGCCGTTTTCAAACTCTCTGGCATCTTGAATTTTCTTTTCGTTAATCAAGCTGTCTGGACTTTGGTACTCGGCGGTAGCCTTCATATTAATATTGCGGCCTGCTTCGATGTTGACGTCTCTGTCGGCACGAAAATTTATGTCTGTTTGTGTATGTACTGAAATAGAGTCTTCTGCATAGATGTCAATTTTTCCGTTGGCGGTTAATTCAATCCAAGTAGTGCCTTTGGCATTTCCGATATAAATTAAATCTTCTGAATTATGCATCAAAATTTGATGCCCGGTTCTGGTTCTTATACGAAAATATTCATTGTATGGTATTGTAGGATCGCCTGTTTCATCATTAAGTGTATCAGCATAATCTACAGGACCTTCGCTGGCTGGCGTTTTTCTTTGATAACGATCATCGCCATCGTCCATTACAAAAGTTGTACCACCTAGTCGACTTACAGGAACAGGAGCAGGAGTTTGATTATTATTTTTTCCTATTCTTGCTCTTTTAGATCCTGGACGTCTGTCTAACGGACCTGGAGTCGAAATGCCGTATACCGCACTAGGAATATCGCGGCGGGCTGTCGTTGTAGTAGGACCTCTAATATCGTCTTCAAGTGTGCCTTGTTCTAAAAATCTATCGGCTATTGGATGAACTGGTTTTTTTAGAAAATCAATGTTTTCTGCAGGAAACCCAATATCGCGCATATATTTTTTGTTAGGATTTCCTACAGGTAGTGGTTGTGTAGTATTGTACTTTTGTTGATCCTCCTTACTTAAATCAACTTCTGTGCTCGCTCCTAGAGCAGGAACCATATGATTATTGAAGTCAGGAGGAACACAGGCAATCCAATAACCTTTACTAGGATCTCCTTCAATGAACACTACCATTACAGTTACTCCAACGTCTGGTGGAACCATCCACATTCCGTAACTTTTTTGTGTGTCGTTAAAGTCTTGGTTGTTTAGCCCTTGAAATTCATATCCGGTATATCCAAAGAACGGAAATGCTGGCCAGCAAGAATACGTTTCTGTGTCTTCGCCTAGCGTGTTTCCCTGATTACGCAATAGAGTAACTTCAAGACCGCCCATTACCTTAGAATCAAGATGACTTATAACTCTTGCAAGTATAGGACTTGTAGGAAGCGATTCGTTAAGACGCTGTCTTTGATTTTGTGCTCTTCTTCGTTGTTGTGACATTAAATGCTGCCTCCGAGCACTCTTTTAGCTACTGATTTCGAGTCGTCATTTACTCCAGTTTTTTCAGATTTTTGTTTTCCGGTTTGGACTGCCAGTGCATTTTGTGGATCTTTAGTGGCAGTCTCGCCGTCGTAATCTGCTGGTTGTCCCGGCATTCTTATGCATCTAAGTTTTTGTGTAAATCTGCCTTCATTAAATGTATTTTCACACATAGTAACCCTGTATATGCCGCCGAACGGGCTTTCAGTTTGATTTTTACTAAATTGATACATTCCCGATGCTATGTCTATATCAGCAGGAGTTCTGAATGTAATATAGATATAGACATCGCTGCCTTCATAATTTGCTGTGCCATCAGCATTTATAAGATCAGTAGGCTCGTTAGTGTCTGCAAAATAATTTGACATTCCGCTGTCGACTAGCCAATACGGATCTCCTAAAACTTCTAGATCTAAACTTACCATGTCAGCACTACTTCCAGTAATAAATGCATTATGAAAAGATTCAGCAACCATCTGTTCTGTGTCTTTAGATCCTGATCCTCCTTTAAACTTAGTTTTTAGATTATCAGGATCTGCCATCGGTCTAGCTCGTCCAGTCTGGGCAGCTTGCGTCTCCGGTGCGGCACCTGCAGGAGTTTCTGTTTCAAGTCCTGGATCCGGCGAGGCTCCTTTAATATCAGGATTCTGTTCTGAGGCTGTATTGCCTTCTGAACTAGAATTAGTTCCTGAATAAAATAAATTGTTTATCTGTATATCAAAATTTATAATGTCATTGTTTTGTCCGGTATAGATATAGTCGTACCGTTTAGCAATTTTCTTTTCTAATTGATCGTATCCGATTGGTGCAGAATTGGGATTTGAAAAAATGCTGTGATGAACCAAAAACGGTACAACACGAAATGTAATTTTTCTAGCGTAATCTCCCACTAGATAGTCAAACTGGCCAAACTCTATCTGTATATCCAATCGAAACCATCTAATAAATCCGTCTGAATTTACAGGAGGAGAAATTGCATTTTTTACATATTGCGAACTTAAAACAACTTGTGTTATAATGTCTGTTAAACTCTGTCCTTGACTAAACATAAAGGTTCTGTTTTTTGGATCAATTATCATTTGATCCCTTCTTATCTTTCCTGTTTTTTCGTCAACAACATCGCCTTCTTTCTTAAAAACAAAATTGCCGCCTTGGCCTGCATCATATCCGAAAGATGATTTTCCTATAGGATTAGATGTAAAATCAGTAACAACTTCTACATCTGTTCCTTTGATGACTTTTCTTCCGCTGCCTGCTTTTGGGTTTTTTGTAGCACCTTTTTCAACTGGTAATTTAGATCTTGACTGAAAGTCGCTAGATTTTTCTGGAAATTGAATATCATACTCGTCAGGCACAGTAATTCTTTTTTCTTCTACAAGTTTCAGTTCATTTGCATTAAGTGCAGCCACCAAACTTTCTGGGCCGTTAACCAACAACTCTTCAACTGTTCCTTTGCTACCGGCCTTTAAAGATAAATCCTTAAATGTTATATCCATTGCATCACTAAATGCTTGATGGTTATAAGGAATAGCTTCTACTTTGTAAAGACTTCCGCCTTCATTTACTTCAAATTTAACGCTAGACAATTTCATAACAAAATACTTCGGTTTAATAGAAGTATATTCTTGTCCGGTTTCTGAAAATCCTTTGAAGTCTAATCTTAGCAAATATGGACAATTATCAAGATAATTTGCATATCCGGCTTTTAAAGCTGCATTTTGCATACTCTGTAACAAAAGGCCCATAGAGTACGGTTCGTGTATTTCAAAATCAAATTTTATTGCATTTGAATTTCCGGTTGCAGGAGTTGCTGATATTATTGAACGCATAACAAAATTATCTACAAAATATTCAGGAGATCCATAAAATGTTGTCGTTCGATATTCGTCTCCTCTTCCTGCACTAGAAAAAATTATACTTGATTCGATTGTATTTCCTGTTTCGAAATTGATGTCGAAATCTCCAGCAAAACTTAAATCGTCGGTGCGATACGAAGCAGGATCATTGAATTGTGTAGGAGTTAAAACAGCCATGGTCCACAATGGAGTATACGAAGCAAATTGCTCCATTGGGTTAGCAACTATGTTTGTAAGTCCTCGGCCGCCTTGAGTTTGAGTTTTAGTAGCCGATTGCAATGTTTCTTCGGGTGAATTATTAATAAATTCACTAATAGCGCCTGGAACATCTATTCCTGTTATATTAGTTGCTTGTCCAGATGCAACTGAAACGTTTTGAGTTCCAGTGTTTGTGGATTTTCGGGCGGCTTGTTTCTGTTTAAAAGATTCAAGTTGTGCTTGATCTCCGTATATTCTTTCAGTCTTGCCGTTCTTTTGAATATCAACATATGGCTGGCTTCTATCAATATTAGCATTTGTGGTGCTACCAGTCGACTGTAGCCGTCTTTCAGTGAATTCTGCAGCCACATTAGACTCCTAAAAATCTTTCTAAATTTGTTTTTTTAGGCAAATAAATTTTATTTCCTATTTCAAAATCATATATAGGGTCTTTAATAATTGCCATGTTTCTTTGAGCAAATACCCACCAAAGCTTTTCGTTGCCATATAAATCGTAAGCTAATAAATCAGGACGATGTTGATATTGGCTTTCGATTGTATACAAAAAATCGTCGGGTTCTGCAGGAACAGGTCTTATATCTAACAATTCCAGATAGAGTCTATTTTGCGGAGTAGACGAATACGGAGAACTTTTACTGTAACTTGCCATTATAAGTATCTTCCTCCGGTTGGCGAGATCATATTACCCTGAGCATACTGTTGTAAACTAAACTGGCGCAATTGTGCTCTATTGTATACCGGTCTTACACTAAGATTTAAACTGAGGTCTGATGGTACCCAGGTAGTATCGTTTCCTGATGTGTATCTGATATAATCACAATCATTCGGCAAATCTAAGTTAACACTCGTTACAACTACCGGAACCCTATCAAACATTTGACTGCCGTAACCCGAAAGATGACAAATTATTGGCGGGTTGCCTACATTTGCGCCTTGTCCGTAGAACATTTTTGTAGCTGTTTTAAAAAATGTCATAGCGGCTATAAAATATTCTGCATCTCGTTCGGTTTGATTTACAAAATTTGCATTAATTTGTATATCTTCAATTTTGCTATTTTGATATGCATTGAAAGGATAATTACTATGTGTTGGTTCTATTTCGTTATAACTGGCAGAAGTTGAAAAGGTTATTTGAGGTGTAAAAGGAAATACTACACCTCCAGTTTCTTCTAGTCTTTTGAATAACGCAGAGTTAAAAATTGCCCAATTAGTATTAATTTTTACTCTCCAGTCATTTTTAGCGTTAGGTTGAACTTTAATTGCTGGACCTGAAGCTTGAAATAAATCAGCACCTGCGGGGAGATTCGCTCCCCTTTTTAAACTGAGAATATCGTTAAGAATGCCTGCTGATTTAGAGATTCCCGATGCCAAGTCAGATAAACCGCCGGCGAGGTTGCCGCCTGTTAATTTGTCTAATGCGCCTGCAATATCAGCTGTATCTCGAAATGTACTAACTGTATCAGTTAGACTGCCGAATGTATCATTTGCAAAATCGCTAATTCTTTCGTCAAGATTTCCTAAGGTTTCAGAAACACCTCGTTGTGCTTCTGCAAGTCCATCGGACAATCTAGAAACTGTTGAATCTAGACTTTGTTTTGAGCTTTCTGAAACCTGCGACGGAACTGTTGCAGAGTTTTCATTTGATGCCTGGCTTGCAGCTTGTACCGCAATTGCTCCAACAGCAATTGCTAAAGGATTAATTTTTAATGCCATTTTGGTAAAATTTCCTATTCTTAACTCTATTTATTCTTAGAAAAATATGCTATTATAATAGCGATAGGAGTATACACATAACATGACACAGCGCCGAGTAAAATATTTAAACAATAAAGATTTATTGAAAGAAATTCACAGGAGCAAGAATACATTCTGTTCTTACCTTCAAAAAGATTACCATCGGTACGATATAATTTTGCCTAGCATCGACAAAATCAATATTCGGACTGTTGCTGAAGCAAAGCGAAACAAGGCCGCAAGATTGGCCAAAGAAGCACACGAACTTGCTTGTCAAGATTATAAAGGAAAAAAGCCCAGCCTAAAAGATTTCGAAATCGATTATAGAAAAATTACCAAAGAAGAGTTGATTTTTAGAATTATGACATTTGATCATATTCCGCTTGCACCTGGCAGAAAGAAAACAGTAAAGACTGTTGCCGATGCACACGAAAAAGTTAATTTTCCTCCGTTCCAACATTGGAAATTTAGTAATGACGAAGGAGAGTTAGAATGCGTAGGAAAAAGTCACTGGCGTGGTCCTTTAGACAGTGGTAAGTTCTCTAAGGACCACGGTATGGCCACCAACGAACTGGCTAAAATGTGGATGAAATTGTGCGAACGTTACGGTACACGAGGCAACGTTCGAGGATATACCTACAATGACGAAATGCAAGGGCAGGCTATTTTACAGCTAGCACAGATCGGACTACAGTTCGATGAATCAAAATCAGACAATCCTTTTGCATACTACACTGCGGCTGTTACAAATTCATTTGTAAGGATCATTAACATTGAAAAACGCAATCAAAACATTCGTGACGATATTTTAGAAATGAATGGTATGAATCCTAGTTGGACCAGACAGAACGAAGGTAGAGATAATGGACTTACCCAAGAAAGAGGCACAAGCGGGGACGAATGATTGACTTTTATTTAAATTTAAACTATACTCTTAATGGAGGTAGATAATGTCTTTATTTAAAAAAGCGGCCTGCTTTACCGATATTCATTTTGGTATGAAAAGCGGTAGCAGAGTTCACAATATCGACTGTGAACAGTTTGTGGATTGGTTCTGTAAAAGAGCACAAGAAAAAGGTGCAGAAACCTGTATCTTTTTAGGCGACTGGCATCACAATCGTAGTTCTACAGATGTATCCACAATGAACTATACTCTGAGCAATCTAGAAACACTGAGCAAAAACTTTGAAAAAGTATATTTTATTCTAGGAAATCACGATCTGTTTTACAAAGACAAGCGTGAGATTAACTCAGTGGAGTTTATGCGACTGTTTCCTAATGTTGTTCCTATCAGAGAACCATTCACAGAAGGCGAAGTAACTATATTTCCCTGGTTAGTGGGTGACGAATGGAAGCTGATTGAAAAAGACACTTCAAGATATATGTTTGGACATTTTGAACTGCCTAGTTTCTATATGAATGCAATGGTACAAATGCCAGATCACGGAACTCTCCGTTCTAGTCACTTTCAAAATGCAGAATATGTGTTTTCAGGTCATTTTCACAAACGTCAGCAAAAAGGCAATATTGTGTATATGGGCAATGCATTTCCGCACAATTATGCAGATGCGTGGGACGATGATCGAGGAATGATGACCTTAGAATGGGGAGGCGTACCTGAGTACGAAGCGTGGCCTGAACAGCCTGTTTACAGAACCATGAAACTCAGTGAATTACTAGAAGACACAGATTCTGTTCTCCGAGAAAAAATGCATGTTCGAGCAACGATCGATGTTGAAATTTCGTTTGAAGAAGCAAACTTTATTAAAGAAGAACTTATTCCTAGATACGGGCTTCGCGAACTAATGATGATTCCAGAAAAAGTAGAACTGGATTCACAATCAGAGCCTATTGATTTAAACTTTGAAAGTGTTGATACTATTGTGATGAATCAGCTCAATCAAATCGAAAGTGAAAATTACGATCAAAAAATATTACTGGATATCTATCAAAACTTATGATTAAAATCAAGACACTAACAGTACAAAATTTTATGAGTGTGGGCAATCAAACGCAGGCTATTGATTTTGATAAAGGTCATCTTACTTTGGTGTTAGGTGAGAACTTAGATCTAGGAGGCGATGATGGTGGTGCTAGAAACGGAACAGGTAAAACTACCATTGTGAACGGGCTTTCTTATGCCATTTACGGTTCTGCATTGACTAATATTAAAAAAGACAATCTTATTAACAAAATCAATGGCAAGAATATGCTGGTTACATGTTCCTTTGAAAAGGACGGCGTTGAATATCATATTGAACGTGGACGCAAACCCAATTTTCTAAAATTAAGTGTAAACGGTCACGAACACACACCCGAAGATGCTGACGAAAGTCAAGGCGATAGCCGAGAAACACAAAAGTCTATCGAAGAACTGTTCGGAATGAGTCACGATATGTTCAAGCATCTTGTGGCATTGAACACATATACTGAACCGTTTTTGAGTATGCGAAGTAATGACCAACGAGCTATCATTGAACAGTTACTGGGTATTACTATGCTTTCAGAAAAAGCAGAAAATCTCAAAGAACAGATTAAATTTACCAAAGACGAAATACAGACAGAAACTACCAAAATTGAAGCAATTAAAGCATCAAACGAACGTATACAACAAAGCATCGAAAGCCTTGAACGCAAGAAGCGTATGTGGGATGATAACAAAGCACAGTCTCTCAAAGACATTGCACAGAGTATTTCTGTCTTGGATCATATTGATATTGATGTAGAAATTGAAAAACAAAAAGCACTACAGCAATGGCGTGAACACAAGAGAGAAAAAGATCAGCTTGAAAAAACAGTCGCAAGATTGGTTACACAGGTAGAAAATGATCAACGTCATTTAGACAAATTGCAAATCGAATTGGAAAAACTGGCAGATCACAAGTGCCACGCTTGCGGTCAAGAAGTTCACGACGATCAGCACGAATCGATGGTTGAGAAAAAAGCAGAGCAGGTTGCTGACTATCAAAAGCGTGTGGATACACAGTCTAGTGAGCTTGGAGATTATAATGAAGCACTGTCTTTGATTGGAGAACTCGGTGATTGTCCCAGTGTAGAATACAGTACGTTAGAAGAAGCTCTTAATCATAGAGCAACGATTGACGGATTAGAAAAAGAATTAGAGAACAAAAACACAGAAACCAATCCTTACGACGATCAAATTGCAGAACTGAAAGACAGTGCAATGCAAGAAATTAACTGGGACACTGTCAATGAACTTACTCGGATCAAAGAGCATCAAGAGTTTTTATACAAACTGCTTACCAACAAGGACAGTTATATTCGCAAACGCATTATCGATCAGAATCTTGCATTTTTAAATCAACGTCTTACATACTATTTGAACAAGACAGGTCTGCCACATCTAGTGGAGTTTCAAAATGACCTCAGCGTGATTATCACACAGTTAGGTCAGGATTTAGATTTTGACAATCTATCAAGAGGTGAACGCAACAGATTAATCCTGTCTTTAAGTTTTGCGTTTAGAGATGTGTGGGAAAATCTGTATCACTCGATCAACCTGTTGTTCATTGACGAACTGATTGACAACGGATTAGATGCGAACGGTGTTGAAAACAGCATAAGTGTGCTGAAAAAGATGACCCGTGAGCGTGACAAAAATGTGTTTTTAATATCTCACAGAGATGACTTAACTAATAGAGTCAGCCAAGTTCTGAAAGTGATCAAGGAAAACGGATTCACTTCCTACTCAACGGATGTAGATATAGTGTAATGGCCACTGACAGTCACGATAAAATGATTGAAGCATTCCAAGAATACTTCAAATGGCAAACAAACTTTGAATACAAAGGCTCTGACGAAGCAGGTATTAAAGCACGTTTTTGGCTGAGTGAAATTAGAAACCATGCTTCCGAGAGGCGCAAAGAAATACAAGCAAAGCGTGAAGCGCGAAAGGCCGCCAGAAAAGGCATGGTAGGGAGACCGAAGAAAACTAAGTAAGTCTGATGTCAGAGTGGACTTACAACGGTCAAATAGTACAAGAACTTCCTAAAGATTGCGAAGGCTTTGTCTATCTGATCACAAATATTACTAACAATAAAAAATACATAGGCAAAAAACTAGCACGATTCAAAAAAACTAGACCACCACTCAAAGGCAGAAAAAATAAAAGGCGTAGCACAGTAGAAAGTGACTGGAGAGACTATTGGGGATCTTCAGATCATCTAAATGCTGATGTAAAGGCATTAGGCCCAGACAAATTCACAAGAGAAATCCTTCATTTTTGTCCTAGCAGAGGCGTATTAAGTTATCTAGAGGCTAAAGAGCAATTCGACAGGCGTGTACTAGAAACGGATGAATACTATAACGGTATTATCAATGTGCGTGTAGGCAGTTCAAACATTCTTAAAGAACATCTTAAAAAATTATAGGCAAAACACCGTCAATTAAGCCTCCACTGGCGCAGTTATAGTGGACTTACACCTGGCACCAGAGTTGCGCAGGGAATTGAATATTCGTTTGACGGCGGAGACTCGTATCACTACCAGATGATGATGACTGGATATGCCTAATTAACCAGTTTGATGCGTTTAGAACAAAATTTTATAGGCTAAGGATGGGAACAAACCCAGGTCATGTATAAAAGACAGCATTTTATATACATGGCTGCCGTTGGACAACTAGAAACTCGAACGGGATGAGCAGGTATCGGCCAACCGCCTGCGAGTGTAGCAATACATATAATCCTAATGCTGTTATGACTGTGCAACTCAGATAATGTGCAGAAAATATTGAGCCCCGCAACGGGCTCTTTATGACCGAACAATCTAGATAATACTAAAACTGCTTCGCAGTTAATAATTAAAAAAAATGCGTTGAGCGTAAGCGATAACGCAAACGATCTTTAGATCGTTCTCTAGTTAATATGCGATAAATAAATTATAATATTTCGGAATTATAAAAAATGAAACTAAATGAAGTTACAATTGTAGAATCACGACAGTCTCTTGTTGAAGCACAGATGTATGAATCTCGTAAGATTCTTATCGAATCAATGAGTGGACTTACAACCAAGCAACGCAAAGTTGTTTATGAATTTTATAATGGGTTTGAACCTCTTATTGCTGAATTGCGATTAATGGAAGCAACATTATCAGCTGATCAAATCCAACAGATATTTGGCAATGTAGAGCAAGGTGCTACAGCAAGTGGCAGTAACAGAACCATGGTAGGAAAAGGCGTAGATGCCGCTAAATTACCAGGTAAAGTTGTATCAGCCATTGACGATAAAATCAATGAGCTAGGCAGAATGGTTCAAAATGCTGGTCCTATTAAAAATATAGATGCCAAGTTCGAAGAACTAAAGAAAAAGATTTCCACAGATAATCCCGAAGTAGCAAAAAGAATCAAGTCAGTTTCTGATTGGGCAAAAGCCAATCCAGGAAAAGCAAGTCTAGCAGTTGGTATTTTAACCGCTGCCGCGGCGTTTGCCGCTGGACCAGCAGGTGGTGCTGCCGCTGGTTTCTTTTTAAGATCGGCCAATGAATTGCTCAAAGGTGAAAAACTATCCACAGCCGTTGGTAAGTCAGTAAAGACTGCTGCATATGGTGCTATGGCAGGTTGGGCACTGGAAGGAATTGGCGATTGGCTAGAAGGTATCAGAGCCGATGTTATTCCGTACGATAAAGCACCTGGAATAGCCAAGGTAGATGTAAATCTTACCCACACACTTGAAATGCCGGGTTATTCATTTAAAGACACAATCCTTGGTATATTCGTTCCTGAAGACATGGTGCCTGAACTACAGGCTCTTGTAGAAAAAGCAGCCGCAGGTGATGTAGATGCATTTAGAGAAATATCAATGTTTGCTGATTCGTTCGATGTTAACGAATACTTAGACAATGTAAATGCTATTAATGCTGTAGCAAAAGAAGTTGCTCAACAGAACGATGCGTTTTTACAAGGAATGACTAAAGTTAACGATGCTGTCGCGGCACTAGCACAAGGTTCAATACAAGGTAAATTTGACAGCAAAGATGTTAAAGTTGAAGGTGAACCTGTGCAAGACGGTGAATCTAAAAAAGAAAGCACAGAGTTTTACAAGTCTAAACTCAGTGAAGGACAGGTTTATTTGGTCTTTAACACACTGGAAAGAATCCAAATACTTTCTGAAGCAGAAGCAGAGCAAGATGCTAAGCCAGCACCCGAAGGTGAGCCTGAACAAAAAGAAAAGAAGCCTGGCTTCTTTTCACGAATGGGCAAGAATCTAACCACAAAAATTACCGCAGATAAACTAAACAAAGCGTGGAAAAAAGCAGGATCGCCTACAGATTCAAATGAATTGGCAAACTTTTTACGTCAGCAAGGAGTTAACGACGAAGTAATTACTCCAGTATACAAGCAAATGAAATTGAAAGTTCCTGCGGCACCTAAGCAAACTGATCCTAACGCAAAACAAGATAATGCTACAAAAGCAAAAGACGGTGGTGCTAGCCAAACAGGTGGTGCTACTGGAGGAAAAACATCTCCTACTGGCCAAACAGGCGGAGCTGGTGGAAAGAAAGCCGCTCAAGGATTTTCGTATAACGACGTTAAAGCTCATATTGCCAAATTAACAGCAAAAGACAAGCGTAGACTTTTAAAATATCTAGGTAGATCGCAACCATCTTCTACAACGACAAAAGCTCCTGCTAAGAAACCAGCTACCCAACCAGCAGGAATTAAACAAGGTGGATATCAAACAACAGGACCAACAGCATGAAATTCAATGACTTTTTAACAGAATCTGAAATTAACGAACTAGAATATCTGGCAGAAGGTCCTAAGCTAGATAAAGCCAAAGAAATTGGTGGTAAGATAGTTAAAGGTGCTGGCACAGCCGCAGGTACAGTTGCTAAAGGTGCTGGTGCCGCAATTGGAGGTCTAGCAGGGTTAGGTAAAGCATTTACTAAAGGTGTTAAAGCAGGTTACAAGACTACAAGCTTAGACGGCGGAAGTGATGGCGATTCTGGAAAAGACGGTGCTGATGGTGCTGATGGTGCTGATGGAACAAGTGGCGGAGCTGGTGGTACTCAAGGAGTTACTCCACAGCCAACACCAACACCCGGACCGACTCCAACGCCAACACCCGGACCGACTCCAACGCCAACGCCAACTCCTGGACCAACTCCAACTCCAGAACCGGATCCAAACAGAGCTACAAATTACAAACAAGCTCAGGATATGCTATCAGGATTAACTGGACAGCAAAGAGCACAAATTAGAAAAATGCTAGAAAAAGAAATTGCAGGGTTAGACGCTAAAAAAGGTTCTGGACAAGATCAACAACAGCAACAACAGTCTCCAACACAGCCTAACAACATTAATATTAATGTTCAAGGCGGTGATCAAACACAGAACACAACTGCTCAAGGTGGAAATACAGCAAAAGATGCTACATCAAGTACAGCAAGTACAGCAACAACGGGTCAAAAAGCAGGACAGCAAATGGGCTACAACCAAAAATTTACCAATATGACTTCACAGGTTGGTAAAAAACAACCTAAGATTACTCCAAAACCGAAGACAGCAACAGCGACTACCGCTTAAAAGAACGGTAGTCCTGACTTCTTAGTTGTTTCTAGGTTTTCTTTGATAATGTCTGATACTATTTCTCGTTCGTCGTAGGATAAATTCATAGCTTCCGAGTAGCCCATTCCTCTCATATACCAAGACATTTTTAATGCTTCTTTTTTAATTGCCTTGGCATCTTGATCCAAACGCTCTGAAAAATCTCTAATTTCAGACTCGGTTTGCGTAAGGATCATCGATCGAAAAAATTTGCTTGATCCATCGTAAACGGTTGTTTGTATTCATGTCCACAACCTGTACAGGTAACGTCGACAGGCTCGATTTCGTTACGACTTTTCATTGCTTGAATATGATTGCTAATTGTGTCAAATATTTCTTTAGTTGTATTATTGATAAAATCTTTAATTTGTGCTTGATCTTGCACAGTGCCTTGAGGTGTTTCGATTGCATAGATACAACCTGCAATGATATCTACCGAAAGTTCTGTAATTTTTACAAAACTTTGACCAAACATATCGACTTTTTGTTCGTCGGACATCGAGTCGTCGTTGATAATTTGAAAGATTCTTTGTTGTTCAAAAGTCTTTAAAGCAGTTTTTGTCATTTCTCGGTATGTATAAGGACGTATATGTATTTTTAAAGGATCAACATCGATAACTGAGTTATATTCGATGTTGCCTAAGCTAGATAGAAGATTAGTTAAGTCTAGTTCGTAGTCATTTGATTCTGTGCATTCTGTACAAGTAGAAGACATTTCCATTTTATCGCCGAATGTTGCAATTCTAATAGCAACTAACACTGTGTCTACATCTAAGGTAGGCATTTGCCAAGGGTCTTTAATAGCAGGTACACAGCTTTTAATTACTTCCACGGTGCTTTGGCCGCTTAACAGTGCATCGGGCGTTTTAAACATTAGTTCGTCCTTTGCTGTCATGCCGTATACGGCATACTCACCGTTTTCACTTTTATCAAGTGCTCCATCGGGGTAAAATTCGCCATTAGAAGGCAATCTTATATAAATTTTAGGCTGTCTATAGTATTGACTTAACAAATTTCCTTGATTTTGTAAATCAGTCATCTTTTTCTCCAATAAATACATTACGAACTCAGTATATTTATATACGCATATTTCTAGGATTTTAATTAATGGCAACAGTAACCGTAGATATTCCAGGCGTTGGTGCAGTTGAAGCAAATAATGCCGCATCTGAATCTACTCTCAGAGAACTAGTAACCCTAATGAAAGGTAGTGGAGCCGGTGGCGGCGGAGCTGGCGGAGGCGGAGCTGGCGGCGGCGGAGGTATTGGTGCCATCGGCGGTTCTGGAGGAACGGCTAACGCGGCATCTAAAGCACTAAGCGGATTATCTGGCACTGTTGGAGTGGTAGGTAAAGGTTTAGGTTTAGTTGCTGCCGGTGCCGGATATGTAGTTGGCGGATTTACTAGATTAGCAGAAGAATCAACAAAAGTTATCGACGAATTTGCCAATGTAGGTGATAGTTTGACATCTGCCGCTCAAACACTTAATCATATTCCTATAGTAGGCGGTGTATTGGCTACGGTGTTCGGTGCGGTAGCCGGACAAGCTGAAGCAATGGCTCAGAATTTCCAACAAGCAACAGCTAGTGGTGCAGATTTTGGCGGTAGTGTAAGTGAGATGACACGAAGTGCATCAGCCGCTGGTATGACTCTAGATGCGTTTGCAGGACTAATTGCACAAAACGGTGAAGCAATGGTTGCCCTAGGAAGCACTACCACTGAAGGTGCAAGAAGATTTGCTACTCTGTCTAGATCTTTAAGAACCAGTTCAGACGGTCTGTATGCTCTAGGGTTTTCAACCGAATCAATCAATGAAGGCCTTGCAAATTATGCCCGTAATCTTAGATTACAAGGTATGCAAAACACAAAAAATAATGATGAGCTTGTGTCAGGAACACAGGATTATCTAAAAGAAATGGATGCTCTTGCTAAAATTACAGGACAAGAACGCAAGGCTAAAGAAGCAGAACGTGAAAGATTACTTAAAGATGCACAGTTCCAAGCGTCAATGGCCGGACTTAACGAAGATGTTAGAAAAAGTTTTGGTAATTTGATAGGACAAATGCCTACACAAGAGTTAGGTGATTTTGCAAAAGATATTTTAGCAACAGGAACAGCAACTTCGGAAGAAAGTCAAAAATTAATGGCTCAAATGCCAGAATCCGCAGCCATGTTGCAAGATTTTCACTCTAGAATGCAGAGAGGAGAAAAGATTTCAGATCAAGAAAGAAATGCTCTTAATAATCTAATGCAACAGGAAGGTGCAAGAAATCTACAAAGGATTAAAACTGCTGGTGCTGCCGTTCCAGAATTAGCAGGCGTGGTCAATTCATTAACTGCCACATCAAGGCTACAGAGAGATGCTGTGTTAGATGCCGCTAATGCACAAGGAGCTGCAAAAGCTGGCACTGATGGATTTAATGAACAAATTAATGCCGCTAAACAACAGCTAGCAGAATTTTCAAACGGATTCAAAGAAGTTCTAGCAACCAGTGGATTAATTCCACATCTTATGGATATGTTTGGAATGATGGCGACAGTAGTTCAAACTCTTATTGTTCCGATGTTCCGAGATCTTTTTGTTCCGGCATTTCAGCGTGTTAGCGACGGCATAATGAACTTTGCCAGTGCAATTTGGCCAATGCTAGAAGCAACAGTGCTTGCTCTAAGAAACGTTTTTGAAAGTGTAGTCACTACTTCTTTAAGTTTAATAGAGCCGTTCCAGTCTTTGTATTTGAAAATACTAGATTTGTTCGGCGGAGCAGACTTTTTAGGCAGGAAATTACTCGAAGTAGGGGACTATGTTAGCGGTGCATTTGAATTTTTAGGCGAAGTTGTTAAATTTGCCATCGGTGGATTTATCGGTCTTATAGATATGGTCACTGGTTTTATTGCAAATTCAGAATTTTTAAGCGGTGTATTCAAAGGACTAGGAGATGCAATTAGCACAACTTGGGATACACTAAGAACCTACATCAGTAAAGAAGGATTTCATTATCTAATTGCCAGTATAAAAGATGGATTTGACGATTTCTTTAATTATCTAGCTACTGGGTACGAACGACTAATGATTGACCTAGGCGAGGCAATAAACACAATTACATTCGGTGCCGCAGGTTTAAGCGAAGAAGAAGCAGCCGCTAGACGAAGAGATTTAGCTACGAAAGAAAGGATGCGTAACAAAACAGAAGCTGTCGAAGATGAACAGATTCAGTTAAAGAAAATTGCTGCCAAAGTTGCACAAGCTGAGGACGAAGCAAGAATACATCAACAACACAAAACTACAAAAACAATGGAAGACAGACTCGCTGGGCTTAAAATGAATCAGCGAGAAGAAGAAAAAATTGCCAAAGCTGTGACCGGTACCAAGCGAGACTATTCAGATCCATTGCAGACACTACTCGACGAAGCTACAGCACAAGGCAGTGGCTTCGTTAAAGATAAATTAACAGACGAAGAGCAAAAGCAACTGGCGTTAAATCCACAAGGAGCTATTAAAGATAAAAGATCAAGTGTTGCTAGTGTTGACGCAGGAAGAGACAGTGCTATTACTCAAGAACAAGAAATGGCAGATGCGGATTCTACTAAGCAGGCAGCCGAAACAGCGGCAGAAACAGTTGCTCAGTCTGGAGGAAGTTCTGCATCAGATCAATTAAATACTAACATTAATCAGCTGATAAGATTAATGGCAATTAATAATAGGCTACAAGAAGATCAATTAAGAGCAGTAAGAGGAATGACTGGCGATTTATTCCAGTCAGTGTAAACAGAGAAATATATGTCTTGGAAAAAATATTTTACTCCCGTCAACGTTGACAATCAAGACGGAACCTACAGCCCATTGGGCGGTAACGGCAGACCAGGTCCGGCTAGATCAAACTACAGTTCGTACCTACCAGATGTATATGCGGGTGCTCCAAACAGAACAGAACGCTATATTCAGTATGACACAATGGATATGGACTCGGAAGTTAATGCGGCTCTTGATATTCTTGCTGAATTCTGCACACAAAAAGACACAGAAAACGCAACACCGTTTCAATTCTTTTTTAGAGGACAGCCTACTAACACCGAAACCAAACTTCTAAAAGAAGCTTTGCAAAAATGGGTTAAATTACAGCAATTAGAAAACAGAATTTTTCGTATTGTTAGAAATGCATTCAAATACGGAGACACTTTCTTTGTAAGAGACCCCGAAACTAAAAAATTGCTGTTTGTTGATGCGGCCAAAGTATCGAAAATTATTGTCAACGAATCAGAAGGCAAGATTCCTGAACAGTATGTAGTCAAAGATATTAATTTTAACTTCAAAGATCTGTTAGCAACTACTCCGCACGGTACACAGAACACACAGCCTAGTGGAACTAGTTCGTATACTAGCGGTGGAGGCTTCGGCAGAGGCTATGTGGGTGATGCTGCAAGATCTCCAGGTACAAGATTTCAAACTGAACAAGATGAAACCACCGTTGACGCAGAACACGTATTGCATATTTCAATTTCCGAAGGTCTAGACAACAATTATCCTTTTGGAAATTCACTTTTAGAATCAGTTTTTAAAGTTTACAAGCAAAAAGAACTGTTAGAAGACGCAATTATCATTTATCGTATTCAGAGAGCCCCAGAAAGACGTATTTTCTATGTGGATGTTGGTAATATGCCAGCACATATGGCAATGAGTTTTGTTGAAAGGGTAAAAAATGAGATTCAACAGCGTAGAATTCCAAGTTCAACTGGTGGCGGCAACTCAATTGTTGATGCTAGCTACAATCCTCTTTCAACAAATGAAGATTATTTCTTTCCGCAGACAGCAGAAGGCAGAGGATCTAAAGTAGAAACACTTCCAGGTGGTACTAACCTAGGTGAAATTACCGATCTAAGATATTTCACAAACAAATTATTCCGTGCCCTGCGTATTCCTGCAAGTTATTTGCCAACCGCAATTGACGAACAGCCTAACACAGTAGCAGATGGCAAGGTTGGCACAGCATATATTCAAGAATTAAGATTCAACGAATACTGTAAGAGACTTCAGAGTATGCTTATAGAACCGTTGGATCAAGAGTTTAAACTTTGGTTGCACACAAGCGGATACAATATTGATCCTAGTTTGTTCGAACTGAAGTTTAATCCGCCGCAAAACTTTGCGGCATATCGACAGGCTGAACTTGATACTACTCGTGCTAACCTTTATGGTGCGATATCTCAAGTTCCTTATCTTTCCAAACGTTTTGCTATGAAGCGTTTCTTAGGGCTAACCCCAGAAGAAATTGCAGAAAATGAAAGATTGTGGAAAGAAGAAAACGGAAACAATCTAACTCCAGCACCTGATGCTGCCGGTGAAATGCGATCAGCAGGAATTACAGCTGGAGGAATGGCAGACGAAGCTGGTGCAATTGACGCAGAAGCTCCGGAAGGAATGGAAGCACCGCCAGCAGAAGAAGGCGGAGCCGCACCTGCAGAAGGTGGCGAAGCCGCACCACCAGAAGAACCTCCAGCGTAATAAATACAACTATGCTTTTAAACGAATTTTTATATTTTAACAGTGACGTAAACGACTTTGCGGTCGATCGCAGATATGATAACAAGCGTGACAGCTCGGTTCTCAAGCGTTCTGACACAAGAAAAATTCGTCTAACCCTTAAACAAATCAATCAGATGCGTTTACAATCTGAAGCACACGAAGCAGAAAAAGAATCTGAGCTGGAGTTTATTAAACAGATGTATGGTAACCCAGTTGAAGCACCACAAGAATAGAAATCAAGATATAGCATTTATTTTTGGAAATGGAAGAAGCAGGCTTAATGTAAAGCTTGATTCTTTTTTAAATCTCGGAACTGTTTATGGGTGTAATGCACAGTACCGAGAATTTGAACCGCATTATCTCGTAGCTGTTGATGTAAAGATGGTTAATGAAATTATTGCTAGCGGCTATCACAAAAATAATCAAGTATGGACCAATCCTAACAAAGGTTTAACTACAAAAAACGGAATAAACTTATTTTCTCCGCACAAAGGATGGAGTAGCGGACCTACTGCTCTACATTTTGCATCCAGCAACGGGCATCGTGAAATTTATTTCTTTGGATTTGATTTTCAAGGAGATAATGGCAAGTTTAACAATGTGTATGCAGACACGTTTAACTATAAAAAATCAGCAGATTCGGCAACATTTTTTGGTAATTGGCTAAACCAAACCGAGAGAACCATAAAAGAATTCAAAAAAATTAATTTTTATAGGGTTATCGAATCAAATGCATTTATTCCTGATAAATTAGGTCCACAACTTCAAAATTTAAAGCATATCACCTACGAAGAGTTAGGTAAAACTTTTGGAGACACTATATATACAAACCAAATGACTCAAAAAACTACCATTTAACCATAGTTTTGTAACTATAATGTAAATAGTAATGACAGCCTTATCACGATAGGAGAATATATCATGGCACAAAAAGAAACGCTAGAACAAATGCTTGAGCATCTTGTAAACGATGAGCAAGACAAAGCCGAAGAGCTATTCCACGAGTATGTGGTAGCTAAGTCTCGTGAAATTTACGAATCACTCATTGAAGAAGAAATGGATGATGAAGACGAAGATGAAGAAGAAGTAGATGAGTCTACTGAAGAAGACGAAGATGATGAAGAAGTTTCAGAAGACTTGTTCGACGATGACGTAATTGAAGCCGATGATGACGAAGAAGACATGATGGGCGGCGACGAAACTGACGATTTAGTTGGTGACATTGAGTCTGACGACGAAATGGACATGGACGACGAAGAAGATATGGGCGATGCTGACGAAGAAGAACTTTTCCAAGATCTAGAAGACATTGTCGATGAATTACAAGCCAAGTTTGACGAACTAAAAGGCGGAGACGACAGCGAAGAAATGGACATGGGCGACGAAGACGACATGGACATGGGAGACGAAGATGAAGAAATGAAAGATAACTTCGACGCTGAACTTGCTACTGTTCGTGAATATGTTGAGAAAATTGGTGCTTACGAAAACGCAAAAGGCGGCGACGAAGGTAAAGGTGTTGCTGGATCTAGCCACGGTACTTCGGTTAGTAACGTAAACACTAAATCAGTCGTTGACAATATGAAAAATGACATGGGCGGTACTACTGCAAACATCTTAAGCGATAAGACAGATGAAAAAGGTCGTACAGCAGACAAGCCAAAAGAAGATGACATGGGCAACGTTAATAAGCCAGGTGGCAAAGCTTCTAAGAGCATGTCAAAAGTATCAGGTGGAGCGGCAAATAGCGAAAGCGGCGCCGATAACACCGGCAGTCTTTTCCGTGGCAAAAGATCTTAAGGAGTAGATGGTGAGAAACGTTCTCGCAGAACATTTGAGTTTCGACCAGGCAAAGATTGTACTGGAGCGATCCGAAGAAGGTGATCAAAAGTCACTTTACATGAATGGCATCTGTATTCAGGGTGATATCCGAAATCAGAACCAGCGTGTATATTCTTCTAAAGAAATCGGCAGGGCTGTTGAAACGCTCAATGAACAGATCGCTGGTGGTTATTCAGTCTGCGGCGAAGTTGATCACCCTGAGGATTTAAAGATCAATTTGGACCGTGTTAGTCACATGATTACTAAAATGTGGATGGACGGTCCAAATGGCTACGGAAAACTAAAAATACTTCCAACTCCAATGGGACAACTAATACAGACCATGCTGGAGTCGGGAGTAAAACTAGGCGTAAGCTCAAGAGGAAGCGGAGAAGTTGACAGCAGCGGTAATGTTCAAGGTTTTGAAATTATTACTGTAGACATTGTTGCCCAACCTTCTGCTCCGGGAGCTTATCCTACACCGGTTTACGAACACCTAATGAATCAAACAGGTGGATACAAGGCAATTTTAACTTCGAAAGAAGTGCAAGGCGATCCAAAGGCACAACAATATATTGCAGAGAGCCTGAAAACAATCATTTCAGGACTCAAATAAGGAGAATCACATGCAAGATTTTGTACAACAATTGTTAGAAAATGATGTGATTTCCGAAGAAATGAAATCGGAAATTGAGTCAGCTTGGCAAAGCAAGATTCAAGAAAACCGCGAACTAGTCACTCAAGAACTTCGTGAAGAGTTTGCTCAAAAATACGAGCACGATAAATCAGCAATGGTTGAAGCTGTTGAAGACATGCTAGCAGACCGCCTCCAGGCAGAGCTAGGTGAATTTGCAGAAGACCGTCAGGGATTAATCGAAGCAAGAGCAAAATATATTCAAAAAATGAAAAACGATTCTGTAACAATGGAATCATTTGTTCTTCAAAATTTGAAGAAAGAGCTTGCTGAACTACACGAAGATCGAAAGGCAGTTGCAAACAATGTAGCTAAATTAGAATCTTTTATTGTGGATGCACTAGCGAAAGAAATCGCAGAATTCCACGTTGACAAACAAGACCTAGCAGAAACTAAGGTACGCCTAGTTAAAGAAAGCAGAGACAAGTTTGAATCAGTTAAAAAAGAATTTCTCAAGCGTTCAGTTAAAGTTATCGAAAACACAATCTCAACAGGATTGCGTACTGAAATGACTCAACTGAAAGAAGACATTGAAGCAGCACGCAGAAATGACTTTGGTCGTAGGATCTTTGAAAGTTTTGCTAGCGAATATGCAACAAGTCACCTCAACGAGAAAAGCGAAACTGCTAAACTACTAAAAGTTGTTCAGCAGAAACAGCAAGAACTCGAAGAAGCGGCGCAAATTGTTGCTGAAGCTAAACAAGAAGTAGAAAGTCGTGAGAGCGAAATCAAGAAAATTACTGAATCTCAACAGAGAGCTGAAGTAATGAATGAGTTACTAGGACCGCTTGGCAAAGACAAGCGCGAAGTAATGAATGAACTTCTTGAATCAGTTCAAACTGACAAACTACAAAAAGCTTTTGACAAGTATCTTCCAGCCGTTATGGACGGAGGAAGACCCACTAAGAAAGCGTTAACCGAGGCGAAAGAAGTAACAGGCAATAAAGAACAGGCACAAACAGCTAGCACCGAATCGAAAGGTGCAGAAATTTTTGACATCCGCAGGCTTGCGGGACTATAATAGGAGAACTATAATGTCACAATTACTCGAGTCACGCTGGTCGGAGACTAAAGGGGCACTACTAGAAGGCCTTCAAGGTAACAAGCGTTCAGTTATGGAGACGACTCTTGAGAACACTCGCAAGTATCTCGCAGAGTCAGCTACAGCTGGTGCTACTTCCGCCGGTAACGTTGCAACACTAAATCGTGTGATCCTTCCTGTGATCAGACGTGTAATGCCTACGGTCATTGCAAATGAATTAGTTGGTGTACAGCCAATGACAGGACCAGTTGGTCAAATCCACACACTACGTGTTCGTTATTCAGATTCGTTCAATAGCGCAAGTGGAACTGATACAACAGCAGGTGAAGAAGCACTTTCGCCATTCAAGATTGCAGAAGGATATTCAGGTTCTGCAGCTACTGACAAGGCAGCTAGTACAGCAGCTTTAGAAGGTACAGCTGGAAACAGAATGTCAATTCAAATCTTGAAGCAAACTGTAGAAGCTAAAACTCGTAAGCTCAGCGCACGTTGGACTTTCGAATCAGCACAGGATGCACAAGCTCAGCAAGGTATTGATGTAGAAGCAGAAATTATGGCTGCTCTTGCTCAAGAAATTACCGCTGAAATTGATCAAGAAATTCTTGCTTCACTAGGCACACTAGCTGGCACAGCCGCTTTGACATATGATCAAGCTGCCGTTTCAGGTACTGCTACTTTCGTTGGTGACGAGCATGCTGCATTAGCTGTTCAAATCAACCGTGTAAGTAACTTGATTGCTCAGCGTACACGTCGTGGTGCTGGTAACTGGGCTGTTGTTTCACCAACAGTACTAACACTTCTACAAAGTGCTACAACTAGTGCGTTTGCTCGTACTACAGAAGGTACTTTCGAAGCTCCAACTAACACCAAGTTTGTTGGTACACTAAACTCAGCAATGCGTGTTTATGTTAACGGCTACGCTACTAGCGATGACGTTATCGTAGGATACAAAGGTACTTCGGAATCAGATGCGGCAGCGTTCTATTGCCCATACATTCCTCTAATGAGTTCTGGTGTTGTACTTGATCCGTCAACTTTCGAGCCAGTAGTTAGCTTCATGACCAGATATGGTTATGTAGAACTAACTAACACAGCATCATCTCTTGGTAATGCTGCTGATTATCTTGGCAAAGTTGCGGTTACAGCTGCAAACCTACGCTTCGCATAAGTTTTATACTTTATGCACATCGAAAGGCCCTACGGGGCCTTTTTTTATGACTATAGTATCTAAAATAATGATAAATACTTTTGTCAGATAGTGTGCCCCTAAAAGGTGGACTTATGCTGTACCCACAGCGTAGCAGCTAGAACCTGCATCGGACTTCTAAAAAAGGAGAAAACAAATGGGACGCCCTATTCAAGAAAGAAAAATTGGTCAAGGTACGGCTAAAATCGAAGTAACTTCAGCAAGATTTAGTACCGGAGGAGTAATATCAGGAGACATTGCTGATCCTCTTTACATTGATCGCCAACGAAGCTCTCTTCAATTTATTGTAAAAAATAGTGAAAACAGTGAAAAACTTTCACTGGTAGGAAAAGCAACTCCGGGAGTTGGTGAATTTTGCATTGCTGTAACAATTGACGATGATGCAGACGGAGCATTAAATGACTCTGCTGTTTACTATGTAACTAAGTTGCATAACAGAACGGTTAGTTGCCAGCCAGATGATGACCCTAGCAATATGATTCATCTAACTTACCAGTTATCGGAAAATCCAGGAAAAGATAATTCAATTTTAGGCGACGGATTCACTATAGCAAATATCGACGTACAGAAGTAAGGTAAACAATGAGCCAGTTTATACAAACTAATGGCGATTATACTATTAAAACTCGTGCCGAAGGAATTATTACCTTAGATACCGGTCCGAGTATAGGCGAAGTGAGGGTCACTGGAAACTTAATTGTTGAAGGTGATACCCTCACTATTTCTGCTGAAGAGTTACAAGTCGACGATAATGTTATCCTTTTAAATAGAGGTGAAACAGGTGCTGGCGTTACCAAAAGATACTCTGGAATAGAAATAGACAGGGGTACTGTGTCAAATGCAAATATTATATACGACGACACTGAAGAAGCATTTCTTTTTACCTACGGTTCAGATGGAACATATAGTTATGAACTCGGCGGCGGCGAAGTAAGTTCAATAAAAGTAAAAAGAATTTTAACTCCAGATTCTGGTGATCAAGATTTAGTTTTAGTAGGAAACGGCACCGGCGTAATAACCGTTAGAGGCACTACAAACTATGAAGATCAAATTACCGATCCAGATGACATTCCGAATAAAGCATATGTCGATGCTGCCATTCGAGATAACCCTACGTTTCAGATTGTTGATGACGACACAAGAATAGTTGTTACAGATTTAGATGTTACAGATGCTGGTAGTGATTTTGCTACTTTAACAAGTTATCCAGCTCCGCTAACTAGTGCAATATCAGTTCTTGTTGACGGCGTATTAGTTTCGCAATATTATCAAGATAGAGTATTAATAGGTGAAGTTGGTAGAACGGGAATAGAAATCGACGGAGAAAATATTGAAATTAGAACCGAAGATTATGACGATTCTAACAGTGAAACAAATCTATATCTCCGAACAGGCGGCACTGGCAAAATAAAAACAAATTATGCGATACAGCTAGAAAAAATTTCAAACAGTGTAAACTATGTAGCAGGATCTGTAACAATCAATGCTCAAGATCCAAGTGTTGGTGCTACAGGTCTTTATTTTTCAAACTCTAACGTAGAAGGCGGAGAATTAATAAGTAAAAATAGAGCATTGTTGTTTAGTATGATATTTTAAGAGAACAAAATGATAAAAAGTACACTAGTTACATCAACAGATGTTGATACTCCGGAAACAGTTTTCACCAGCACTACAGATGGTGAATCGGCAAGCACACAGGTTAGCAATGCTATCACCACTATGATTCTTTGTAATACAGGATCACCGAATTTAACAGATGAATCAGTAAATTCCGTAGACTGTAAAGTATTCTTGGTTACATCAGGAAGAACAGCCGCAAACACAATAGTTAGTAATCTTACAATTCCTGCAGGCGAAACTGTGTTTTTTAGCGATGAAAAAATTATTTTAGGAGCAGGCGATACTATCCAGGTTGGTACAGATACAGGAAGTTTACTTGCTGTTACAGTGAGTTTCTTACAAGTATGAAGTTTTTAAAATCACAAAATACATCAAAATACAGTCCTAGTGATAATTCATTTCAGATAAATCCTTACGGGCGAGCGGTAATGGATATATCCGGAGCTGTTATGCTTCCAAAGGGAACAGAAGCACAACGTCCTGATATTACAGGTGTTAGACAGCCAGAAGATGCTGAAGGATATATTCGTTATAACACAGATACAAATTCTATCGAAGCATATGTCGGCGGCTCTTGGGAAATTGTTCGAGCTCCGGGTGCATCTACTATTACTAAACAAACGTTAGGTCCAGGAGATGATACAGAAACTGTATTCGGTTCGTTAAGTATTATACCAGATGCGGTTGATAATATTATTGTTTTAGTTGAAAATGTTATGCAGATTTCCACTACAAACTTTACACTAGAACAAAGTGTAAGCGGAAGCTTAACAGGCCCAAATTCTCCATACAGCGATGGATGGTATTTAAAATTTACGTCGCCTGTACCTTCAGGAAAGTATGTAACTATCTACTACGGATTTGCCAACTAATCTCGGTAAATACTGCTATTAGGAGCAACTAATGGCAGGAAATATAGGACGCATCAGCGGTCCTTTACTCAAAGACAATCTCTTACGAGATGGTAACGATCTTGCATTTGATACAGATCTGTTATATCTCAAAGTTTCTCCCGTTATAGAACCATTTATAGAAGACGGCGAATACGGCGATCCTAATTACGATTCTTCTCTTCCTTCATCGTTACAAGGTACAGGAATAGGAATAAATGTAGATGTTCCAGTTTTTGATCTAGATGTTAATAACGACATATTTACTACAGATAATATAGTCAATAGTCAAGCTAATATAGCTAATCTTATTGTTCAGTCAAATTCATATTTTACTACATCTGTGGGGCCTATTAATCTTGTTCCTAGTCAAACTAATCCTTACATCAGACACGACAGATTAATTACAGACTCTTTAGAGTTTAACGATAACAATATAACAGGATTAATACCAGATCAAAATATAGAGTTAAGACCTAACGCTACCGGAACTATAGAGTTAATTGCTAATACAAATATTACAGGTGATCTATATGTAAGTGGAAATATTGATATTTCTGGAAATTTAACTAAGCAAGGATCGTTAATACTAGGTGACGATGTTATTGACAATGAAGGGTCTCAACCAGAAAACGATGTAGTTGATTTTAATGTAGAACTTCAGCAAAGTTTAATACCAGGATTAGACAATGCATACGACCTTGGTAGAAATCAAACCGATTCGTCTTTCGGGCAATGGCAGAATATCTTTTTTACCGATACTTCGGAGATTGATACAATTACACCTGTGAATGCTAGAATAAGTGACCAAATATTTATTAATGGTGTTGATAACGAAATTTTTGCCCTTCAATCAAATGACGATGTAACTATTCTTCCAGCTACCCAAACAACCAGAATTGAAGAAATAATGTTTGAACCCCAAAGAGAAACTTATTATCTTCCAGGTGCACAAACCGACGGTAGTTATAATATAAGCACATTAGGGTTTAGCGGCGGTATTACGAGTTTTGACTTTTTTAACAACGGTAAAATTTTAATAGTTGCAGCAGGTACTGAAATAATTTATAGATATGATCTTGCAACTCCTTATGATTTTTCAACAATTACAACAACAGGTATTTCTCTAGATGTATCTGGACAAGTGTCAAATATGTTTAGATGTGGAGTTACTCTCAGTGAAGACGGCACAATGCTTTTCATTATTGAGAATACAGCATCTATATACAAGTATACAATGACTACTCCATTTGATTTAACAACCGCAACACTAGATTCTACAGGAACATCTCCCCGAACTGCAAGTTATTTTAGTGATCTGCGATTTAGTCCAAATGGAAAATTTATGTATTTCTACGCTAGAAGTAATACTTCTTCAAGAGGAACTTGGTGGAAAATAGGTTTAACTAATAATTGGGATATTTCGTCAGGACTATCAATAATTGACGGATTTAACACCTCAAGATGGTCAAGCGATATTAATAGTGTACTTCTTACACCTGACGAAAAAGATCTTATAGTACTAGATGACAGTCTTAACCAGATTGTTAAAACAATAGATTGGGCCGGCCTTGAACATACTGACGAGTTTCATAGTATTAGTTCGGTGATTGGCTCTTGTATGGCATTAGCATCGGACGGTAAAAAAATATTCACAGCATCTGGTAGTACAATTTATTCATTTAGAACAGATTTTTATCCCGATATTCCGTTAATAAATGGTGGTATAGTAAGCCAAGTTAATGCATTTGCTGCTAATTCAGACGATATATGGAAAATAGACCCTACAGGAACAATTCTTTTTAGATGGCAAACTAGTTTCGAAACTGTAAGAAGATATGATTTAAATGCACCCTATGATTTTTCGAGTGTTGTACAATCTCAATCTATTTTAGTAGATAAATCATCACCGTATACCATAGGACTATCATTTTTTACATTTAGCCCAGATGGAACTCATTTTTATTATATGTTAAGAGATTCATCATATAATAAGATACTTAAAAACTATAATTTAACAACACCTTATGATCTAACAACATCATCATTACTAAGTTCTACAACTATCGATGCATCGATTAATAATTCGTTTGGAAATATATACGTAAATGCTGACGGCACAAGAGTTATTATTCATAGTTCATTTGGCGATGTTGAAACATTTACACTTTCTACTGGACACGATTTATCATCAGCTAGTTCAACTACATCTAACATAAACTATATAGGTTATAGTTTTTACAAATTTTCTACGTTTGTGGATACAAATAATCCTAGAGAAATATATTATCAGCCTAGTAGTGGAGCACCTTCAGATACCATACAAATCTACAGATCTTCTCTCCAAGGAGATTATGATATCAGAAGATCGAATATTAGTCCCGATCCGTCGGCTATTGGAAATTTTGCTGTAAATGGAGAATCTGTAAATGAATCTCGAGTTGACATTATAGCTGTTACTGATACTAATATCTATATGTACGATAGAATTACTAGAGATTTTGTTACACTAACTATTAATTCGTTTGCTCCTAATGATTACATTACTAATTTAAACAATAATGATCCTATATCGTTTACTGGTACAGATAGAGGATATTATCAATTTGCTGGCACAAATGCATTTGTTCTGCCTGCTGGAGACAATTCGACTCGTCCGTCGACGACCGAAATAGGTGATACTCGCTGGAACACAGAAGAAGGCTATCTTGAATGTTTTGACGGCAATGTCTATGTAATTGCAACAGGAGCTGGTGAAGAAGTCACTGAAGAAATTCAAGAAGATTTTGCTAACGTTTATAGTCTTATCCTAGGTTAAATCTCAAACTCGCATAAATACTAATGATTACAAAGAACGACCTTTCTTTGTATGACCAAACTGTGGTAAACCCGCAATGTAAGGTGGTTATCCGTGAAACACGGTGGTTGAGGAGAGCGCATGGCTATTGGTCGTATTTCCGGTCCGCTCTTGAAGTCTAACTTATTGCGTGATGGCAATGATTTGGCCTTTGAGACTGACCTTTTATATTTAGATGTAAACAATCGTAGAATAGGCGTTAACAACAGTTCTCCTACAACTGATCTAGACGTTACTGGAACCACACGAACTACAACTCTTGTAGTTGATAATCAACAAGACATTGGTAATTTAACAATTACCGGAAACACAATTAGTAGCACACAAGATACTATTAGTTTTTCCCCTAGCGGCTCAGATCCAACAATTTATCATGCAAAACTTCAGGTCGATGACTTTGAAGTTGCAGGAAATGTAATATCTACAACTGTATCAAACAGTTCAATTGAACTTAGACCTAATGGTGCAGGCACCATAGAATTAGTTAACAACACAAACATTACTGGTAACTTGTCAGTTTCTGGAAATGTTAGTGCGGTTGGTGACGTTACTATAGGCGGTAATATCACAATAGGCGACGAATTAACAGATACAATTACTATTAATGCTAGTATACAAAGTGATATTGTACCAGATGCAAACAACACATATGATTTAGGATCTGCAGACAAAAAATGGAGAACTGTGTTTGCTAATGAATTCTTTGCAGATTTTATTGATGTGCCTACAATGGATATTGGCGATATTAATATAACTGACAGCACAATATCTTCATCTGCAGGAAATGATATCTATATCGACGGTAGCGGTGCCGGCGGCGTTAGATTAGGAAACTTTAGAATAGCTAGTAATACCATAACTAACGTAGTAGATGATGCTATATCAATTTTTGCACAGACCGGAGCTGGGTACTTTAAAATCGACACGACTAATGGCTTTGTACCTCCGGTAGGAAATAATGCTGAAAGACCTACAGCATATGCTGTTATAGGCATGACACGATATAATACAGAAGCAGGAGCACTTGAAATTTGGAATGGTGCAACATGGGCTAGTCCAGCCGGTGCATCAGGTGCAGTGTCAGAAATTCAAGCAAACGACATTTCGGCAGCGTTTGCATTAATGTTAGGATAAAGATATGCCAACAGTTTTTAAACATGCGGTAAACACTGACATAGGAACTGAACCTGTAGATGTTTTACAAATACCGTTAGGAGTAAGAGCAACTGTGATAGGTTGTAATCTTGCAAACACTACAGAGTTTGATGTAGTAAATGTTGATATGTTTGTTGTTGATGAAAACTCAACACAAGGACATTATGTAAAAGGAATTGTTATACCTCCTAATACAAGTGTGAAAGTAATAACACAAGGTGAAAAATTAATCTTACCAGAAACTTCAGGAATAAGATTAGTATCAGATACAGATGCAAGTGTAGATTCTACTATTAGTTATGTAGAGATATCTTAAGGATAGACTATGTCAGATAATTATTATTTAGGAACAACCCCACAACAGGCATTAGGCGACAGTCCTAGATATCTATATATGATTCGTAGAAATGCAGATGGAGAATTGTTCTTGCTAAGAAGCGATCAATTAAAAGATAAAGATTCTATAGAATTAAATATTCCAGGACCTATATCTGAAAATTTTGAAGATTTTGAACCAGGTATTGATTACTTTGAAGGCATTGCAGAAGACCACGAAGTAGAGTACGAAAATTTAGTATACCCTCAATATAGATGGGATAACAGGAATGTTCTTTATTATATTGATGATGAAGGCAGACTAGTACAGAGAATAAATCAAGGGTACGTATATCCTGAAGGAATTTCAAGCGACGGTTAAAAAATATGGCAGAGTTTAAGATAAGTAGAATTAGATATACGTGGCGTGGCGAGTGGACCTCTTCAACTTCGTATAATAAAGATGATGTAGTTCAGTATAGCGGTTCGGTATACTATTGTATACGTCAACATACAGCATCTGCATTTTTAACAGATCAAGAGTTTTTAGCAAATCCAAACGATACTGATTTTTCTCCTGCATGGGATAAAATGGCAGACGGACTTGCATTCAGACATACCTGGACAACTACTACAGTTTATACTGTAGGAGATATTGTACGCTATGGCGGTGCCCTTTATGTCTGTACAGTTCCTCATACTTCGCAAGGAACGTTTGATGCAAATATTTCAGACTGGTCGTTATACGTTTATGCTCCTAGTTTCAAAGGCGATTGGACATCTTCGACAAGATATGGTATCGGCGATGTTGTAAGATATGGAGGAAATGTTTATGTTTGTGTTTTAGGACATACTTCATCAACCATATCAAATGGTATCGAAGTAGGCGACAACAATGATATTCAAGACAGTACCTTAGAAACATGGCAACTATATTACAGCGGCATTGATTACAAAGGCGATTTTGTATTAGATACACAATATAAATTAAACGACCTAGTAACTTATAACGGATCACTACTGAGATGTACAGTAAGTCATGCAGCTACAAACTATGAAGAAGATAATTGGCAAATAGAATTAGACGGTTCTGAGTTTGAAACTGATTGGGATTCTCAATTATTTTACGGCATAGGAAGTGTTGTAAAATATGGAGGATATTTATATTATTGTGTACGAGCTAATAGTAACAAGTCACCGTTCGACTCAATTTACCAACCAACAGAAATTTATTGGGAACTTTTATCTAAAGGTGTAAACTTTAGAGGTTTGTGGTCGTCAACATCTACTTACAAGACAGGCGATGTTGTTAGACGTGGCGGAAATTTATATGTAGCAATTTCTGATACTACAGATGATGCTAGTACTCTTGATTATCTAGATGATTCGAATTGGGAACAAATAGGATTTGGACAAAACTGGAGATCTGCATGGTCTGCCGGTGTTGAATATTCAGTAAACGACATTGTTAATTTTCAAGGCAGTGTTTATGCAAGCAATGTACAACATATATCAAACAATGATAACTTCCCAGGAGATAACGGTAGCGGTTTTGACTATTGGAACATTGTAGTAGAAGTACAAACACAAACAGGTTTGAGTCAACGCGGAGATCTTTTAACTTATGATTTGTCTCGAGACGAAGTAGGTGATACTAGTTCCTTTGGACCTACAAATGTAGAACTTGGAGACGCAGACACCGTTCTAACTATCGACAATGAAGATTCTTTGGTCTACAGAAGATACGGTGAAATTAACAGAGTAGTGTATGTCGATCCGCAAGGTATTGATTCGTCAACAGATGCACAGAGAGGATACAGTCCTTTCAAGCCTTGGAAAACGATTCGATTTGCCGCAGAACAAGTAGATGATGATTTTGAAGGATTTACAACTATTCGATGTTCTGCTGGAGAGCATCGTGAAATTGGTCCAATAATTGTTCCTGCGAGAACTGTGATCCAAGGATCAGAGTTAAGATCCACAACAATCAAAGCACAAACACCGATTGCAGAGTTAGCCAATGACGGATCTTATTATACAGCAGCATTAAACCGTCTTCTTCCGTTTATAAGCGACATTATCCAAGGACAAGAGCTTACTGTAGGAAAAACATCAGGAAATACTGTTGATCCTGTTTTTCTTTCATCAGAAGGAACCCCTGTAACAGGAAGCAATGATTCTGCTCTTGCAACAGCTGCATTGGTTAATAATTTAATATCGTATATTAACTTTTTTGTTTTATCGCAAGGCGCTAATCCGACCCTAACCGGTACAAATACTGCTGTTACAGATAGTGCATACACAAACACTGTATTAATTTTAGAAGCAAATAAAGAATTTTTTGCACATGAAGCAGTTGCCTATGTCGAAGAAACATTTCCAGATTACACCTTTGATTCTGAATTGTATAAAACAAATATAAGAAGAGCGATTGATGCTTTTAAATATGATATAATTTATACAGGAAACTACAAAACAATACTGGAAGGAAGATACTACAGTAATGCTATCACCGGAGCAAATTTTGACGATATGTTCTATCTAAGAGATGCTACCGGCGTTAGAGATTGTACACTCCAAGGACTCGACGGAATTTTAAATCCTCCCGAAGTTTTCGATCTCTATCAAAGACCTACAGGTGGAGCATTTTGCTCGCTAGATCCAGGTTGGGGACCGGCCGATGATCGTACATGGATTTTAACTAGATCTCCGTATATTCAAGGTGTGACCACTATAGGAGATAACTGTGTCGGACAAAAGATTGATGGAGCATTGCATAATGGCGGCAATAAATCGATGGTTTCTAACGATTTTACACAGGTACTATCGGACGGCATCGGCGCCCAGGTCTTGAACAATGGTAGAGCAGAACTTGTGTCTGTGTTTACATATTATTGCCAAATTGGATACCTAGCAGAAAACGGCGGAATAATAAGAGCAACAAACGGAAACTGTTCTTACGGGAGATTTGGTGCAGTAGCAGACGGAGTCGACCCAGACGAAACACCTAGAGCAGCACGACTCTTTAATAGAAATCAGCAAGCAACCATCGCACAAACATTTGCAGGAGATTTTGTTGACGAAATTCAAATACTCGAATGGGAGCACGCCGGACAAAATTACACGCAAGCATCTGCACAGTTTACAGGTGCAGGGGTTAATGCAGAAGTAGTATTTGAAGATTTTAGAGATAATGCAATATTTGAAGCAAGATTAGAAGACACAATAGAAGATCTAGATTCAATCGGAACTGAAATCGGCGGAGGCGGCTATAGCGTTGTGCAGAATAATGCACAAGATGGTAATACAACTCAGATAACAATTGCTCAGAATGACGAAGCCCAAGAAGCAACTTATTTAGGTAAACGCATAATTTTAACAAGCGGCCCAGGTACGGGACAATACGGTTATATAACATCGTATGACCAATTAACCAAAGTAGTTACTGTTTCTAGAGAAAGTGATGACCAGCCAGGTTGGGATCATGTCAGACCCGGTTTTCCTTTATCAGAAACATTAGGCAATCAAACAACTTATAGAATAGAACCTAGAGTTACATTTTCTCATCCAGGGTTTACTGTAACTTCGGAAACAATGCCAGGATCTACAGATTTTACAGCGATCGGGTACGGTGAAACTTACCTGGAATTTAGCGGAATTAGTCTCAGCGCAGAATCTGGCGAAGATGCAGCAACATTCAACATAATTAAAAACGGAAGAGATTATAACTTATCATTAGCATCACCAGGAACAGGTTATCAAGTTGGAGAAACATATACAATTAGTGGGTCTGTATTAGGAGCACAGTCTCCTTATAATAATATTAGTGTTAAAGTTTTAAGCACAACAGATAACGGTGCTATTATTAGTTTTCTATCTAGCGGAATAGGCGCTACAGGAAGATTTGTTGTTCTTCCCACCGGAAGCGATACTGGTTTAACATCGGCTAACGGAACAACTTGGTCAACAACAACATTTCCTTCAGGCGGAACATGGAGCTGTTTAGCAACAGGCAGAGAAGAAACAAACGGCAGAGAAGTGTTTGTGGCATTGAAACTCGGTTCGCCCGAAGCTGCGTATTCATATAATGGTGTAAATTGGACTAGTTCATCTTTACCATCAAACGGACCTTGGAGGTCAGTTGTGTATGGAGATGGCGCATTCGTAGCTGTCTCAGATGACGGAAATGAAGGTGCTGTATCAAGAGACGGAATAAATTGGGTCGCTACCACTCTTCCTGATGCATTTGATTCGACAGTTAATCAATTTATAGATATTGCATACGGAAAAGAAAGATTTGTTGCACTTGCAAACAGTAATAACAGTGTTGCGGTAGGAACTAGATCCGGTTCGGCCATAACTTGGGAAACATATATCATGGATGTTATTGATGATTCAACGCAAAAAGATTGGAGATCGATAGCTTATGGAAATGATAGATTTGTTGCAATTTCTTCAACAGGAGAAATTGCATATAGTTTCGACGGCTTTATATGGCGAGCAGAAACAATGCCTTCGCAAGATGGATCAACAGCACACTTTTGGCAGAAAATTAGATATGCACAAGGTGTATTTTTTGCAATAGGAGACACCGGCGGTAGAGTTGTTGGTGATGATCCTAGTTCGGGACCTTCTAATTATGCTGTAACTTCTTTTGATGGGGTAACATGGACCAACAGAGAACTTATCGATTCAGAGAATTGGATCGACGTAGCGTTCGGAAGACCGTCGGCTCCTTCGGGTAGTAATCCTAACGATCTTTCGTCACCGGTGTGGATTACATTAGCAGATTCTTCTAGAAAAATAAATCTAATTAGAACAGGAGCTAGAGCACTAGGTCGAGTTTCTGTCTTGTCAGGAAAGATTCAAGAAATTAAATTATGGGATCCGGGTTCGGGATATACAACTGTACCAACAGTTACCTTTACAGATCCTAGTAGTTCTAGTGATGCTGAAGCCTTGTGTAGAACAGCAGACGGCGTGTTATCACAGCCTAGTTGGATAAATCGAGGATTAGGATACAGAACATTGACTACAGATGTAACAATCTCAGGTGATGGATTTGCCGACATTATTCCTTCTGGTAAATTTATCACTGTAACCGATCTATCAAAGTTATATGGGCCAGGAGCACAAATAACATTTGACGGCTCTGACGAAATTTATACATTAGTGACTTTATCAGAAATTGCTTCTATAGAAGGAGGTCTTACTGCCGAAGTTCGTATAAGCCCCGAATTAAAAGTAAGAGATCAGTTTGTCCATAATACGCAAATGTCAATTAGAGAGCGTTACTCTCAATGTCGTATTACCGGTCACGATTTCTTAGATATTGGCACCGGAAACTTTACAGAAACAAACTATCCTGATTTGTATGTTTCAGGAACAGTGTTTTTAACAGCTCCAGAAAACGAAGTGTTTGAAAGATTGGGAGGCAGAGTTTTCTATGCAAGTACCGATCAAGACGGAAACTTTAGAACAGGAGAGCTGTTTGCTGTAGAACAATCTACTGGTATTGTTACAATTAGTGCTGACTTTTTTGATCTTGGAGGATTAACAGAGATTAGATTAGGGGGAATCCGGGTAGGCGGAACTGGCGCTGTAATTAGAGAATTTTCTACAGACACAACCTTTACGGAAGATTCTAACAACATTGTTCCTACACAACGAGCCATTAGAAGATATCTAGAATCTAGATTGACTCTAGGTGGCTCAGAAATTGCAACCGCAAGTTTTGTTGCAGGCACAGTAAAAGTAGGTCCACAAGAAATCAGTAATGTTGCTGATCTTTCAAATTTAATTCCTGTAAGGGCTGATTTTATAGGACCAGAAGCAGGAATAAGTGGAACAATGGTAGCACAAACAATATTTTATAAGTCTTTTTAATTATGGACAACAAACTAATAAATATACTATACGGAGCAACAAATGGCAGAATTTAAACTAGGTAGAATTAAATTTGTATGGAAAGGCGATTGGTCTTCCTCAACATCATATTTTAAAGATGATGTTATTAGATACGGCGGCAGAACATATATTTGTCAAGTAGGGCATACTTCTGCTGAAAATTTTGATACAGATTTAAATTTTAATCCTACAAAATGGAATCAAATGACCGACGGCCAAGATTGGAAAGGCGATTGGTCTACCGGAACAACTTACAAAATTAATGATGTTGTAAAATATGGCGGACTACTTTATATCTGTAATACTAGCCATACATCAGCCGCAACCGTTGCTCTTGGACTAGAAAATGATATCTCTAATTGGACACTTTATGCCGAAGGGTTCGACTGGAAAGGAGATTGGGATCTAGAAACACGCTATAAAAGAAATGATATTGTAAAATATGGCGGTTACACATATGTTTGTAACGAAGGACATACTTCTGCCAACACTGAAAATTTAGGGCTTGAAGAAGATTCAAGCAAGTGGGATTCGTTTAATCAAGGCATTGAATACAAAGGCACATGGGCAATTGACACTCGATATAAAGAGAATGATGTTGTAAAATACGGTGCCGGACTTTGGATTTGTGTAACTCCGCACACCTCCGGAGCAGGAACTTTTGCAGATGAAGAAGGCAACTGGGATCAATTTGTAAAAGGATTTGAGTTTGAAAACGACTGGAGTGATGCTGCAGTTTACCAACCAGGCGATGTAGTCGTTTATGGCGGTAATCTATATATATCAAAAACAAATCATACAAATTTTGTTCCGTCTGTCAGCACAACAAACTGGGATTTGTTTACAGAAGGATTTAACTTTGTCGGAGTTTGGGACAGCGGCACCGAATATAAGCCAGGTGATGTTGTTAGGCTTGGCGGAAACACGTATGTTTGTACAGCAATTACTACAGGCAACGAACCTCCAAATATTTCTTATTGGAACACCCTTACAACCGGTTTAAATTGGAGAGGACTATGGATCGACGACGTCGAATACAAAATCGGCGATGTAGTAAGATATCTTTCTAATGTATATGTTTGTGTACAGAATCATATTTCAGAAGGCGATGACGGATCAACTATCGGAGCAGATCCAGAAGGCGGCGGTAATGCAGACAGTCGTCCAGATCAGGATGCTACAGGTACATATTGGAACGTTCTCGCAATTGGATCTGAAACTGATGTTTTAGTCGAACGAGGAGATCTAATATACTTCGGCGGTGCTGGCCCTTCTAGATTGCCAGTCGGCAATCAAGGACAAGTTCTAGTAGCTGGCGAACAAGATCCAGAATGGAGATCTTTAGGAGCTGTAGAATATGTCTATTACGTAGCTCCCCATGGTACAGATTCTCCTGCTCCTATTTTTGGAAAAACATGGGATCAGCCTTTTAAAACAACACGATATGCTTGCGAGCAAATCGAAAAAGGTGCACTGAATCCAAATGCACAGAGACTTTTAGAATTAAACAGAGCGTTTATACAAAAAGAAATCACAGCATGGATAAGATATCAAATAGACAATGATATTTCTCCGTTTACATCTTCTTTTGATTACGATGAATACAAATGCGAAAGAGATGTTGGTATTGTACTTGATAAGATACAATGGGATATAGGACACGGCGGTAATTTAAAAACACGGGCCGCCGCTCAATCTTTTGTTGATGCATTAGGTGAAGGCCCATTTTCGGACGAATCTGAAGACAAAGCCTATTTAACTCTTTCAGCTGAGGCTGACGAAGGAGTTGCGGCGTATACTTATTTGTTAACTTTGGCACAATCGATCTTAGATAACGAAGCACCTGATACAATCTATCAAAATGTATCGGACGATTCTACAGCAATTGCTAGTCAGTATATAGATACAGAATACACAGCAGAAGCAGGCACAGATACAAGATTTGCATCGCTGTTACAAGTTATAATTAATACATTAGAAGATCAAGATACTTCTAGATTACCAGCCAGATCTGTTCCTCAATACCTAGTAAAAGCTTCGACAGGCGAACACCTAGAAACTCTACCGATTAGGGTACCTGCATACACAGCAATTTTAGGTGATGAATTAAGATCTACAAGATTTAAACCAAAACCTGCATCAATTGATTATTCAGATGCTTACTATACAACAGAAACATTTGATCATTTGACAGATGTTATCGGAAAAATTGTTACCGGAACAACGGTATCAGCTACAACTGGAAATAACGAAGCACAAGACCAATCATTTCCTGTAGCCGATACTGTAGAACAAGATGTGGTAGAGCAATTAATTCAGGTAATGAAGCTCCAGTCTGAGCTTAAAACTGAAACTACCAACTCATATAATTTGCCAGATCCTACTGGGTATAACGCCAGTTATCTTATCGGATACGGTAATGCTAGAAAGCTAGTTAAGGAAAATAAAAGATTTTTCCAAGAAGAAGTTATTGCATGGTTTACAGCTAATTACCCTAATTTGAAATACGGCAAGACAGAATTTAAGAAAAATATTAGCAACATTATAGATGCATTGGTTTACGATTTAACGTATGACGGTAATGCGTTATCTGTGAAAACCGGTCTATCTTATTATGAAGGCACCGGAGGCAGTTTAAACATTAGCGCAAGCATTAAACCGTTTACCTTGCTCGCTCTTGGATTTTTAAAGACAAGAGTTAACGATGTAATTCTTGGAAACTCTATCACTCCTCTTAACGACGAAATTGTTAATTTTACAGATACAGCAGGATCTGCAGCATCTGCTACATTGGTCGGAAATAATCTAGATGATATTATTGAAATAATTGATACTGGCCCGAGTGCTGTCGGAACGTCGGTTACTTTAACCGATCCTACACCTGCAGATGGAGTGAATAGTACCACAGCTTTAATTAACGCATATAGTACATTAAACTCTGCAGCTTCAACAATTAGTTCTGACACCGTTAGCTGGATAAATGCTAATTATCCTTCATTAACATACAATAGTAGCGACTTTGCAGACGATGTAGAATCGGTAATAAAATCAGCTGGCTTTGATTTTATGTTTAATTCAACATATCAAACTAATAAAGAAGCCTATGCTTACCTAAGAAAAGCAGATTATAATCTTAACCAAAAACAGGTTATAAGAGAAGCAATTGAATATGCATTAACCAATACCAATGACGGCGCTGTTGCTAATGTAGGAGGCAATGCAGATGCTATTGCAAGAATTAATAATCTAGCAGGCATCATTGATAATATAATTTACGGTGCTTCGAACGAAGGAGAAGTTTGTCAAACTGATATTAGAAATAGAGATTATGCTATACTAAAATTAGAAGAAAACAGAGATTTTATCGTTGCAGAAGTGTCAGCTTATATTACAGAAACATACGGTAATACCGCAACAAATACTACAGCTTCAACAAATGTTATTACAATCGGCGATACTAGTAATTTAGTTAGAAATGCCGCAATCAAATTTACAGGTACAACATTTGGTGGCATCGAAGCAGATACAACATATTATGTGCAAAATGTTGTTAGTTCTACTACTTTTACAATTGCTACCGCCAGAAATTCGAATACACCAGTAACTTTAACTACTGCATCAGGATCTATGGGATTAGAGTTGGCCTATAATAGAGAATTATGTTTAAGAGATGTTAATACATATATTGATGCTCTAAAATTTGATTTAAGATACACTTCGAATTACGAATCTCGTTATGTTTCTCGCTATTATGCAAATGCTGTTATAGGAAGCCATGAAGAAGACATGTTCTATCTTAGAGATGCAACCGGATTACGTAATTGTTCTGTAGATGGATTACAAGGAGACTTACTCCCAGAAAATGAATATGGTACAAGTCGCGTTAGTGCAGGTGCTTATTGTTCACTAGACCCAGGTTGGGGTCCAGATGACTTCCGTACCTGGATTATTACTAGATCGCCATACGTTCAAGGAGTATCAACATTTGGAAGTGGAGCAATTGGCCAAAAAATTGACGGTGCATTGCACAACGGTGGAAACGACTCAATAGTATCCAATGATTTTACACAGGTAATTTCCGACGGCATCGGTGCCTGGATAGCAAATAACGGTAGAGCAGAACTTGTTTCGGTATTTAGTTATTATGCACACATTGGTTATCTTGCAACAGATGGTGGCCGTATTCGAGGCACTAATGGTAACAACTCGTACGGAGATTTTGGATCAGTTGCTGAAGGATTTGACGAAACAGAAGTTCCTAATACCGCTGTTGTTGATAATGTTTTCCAATTTGAAGCAACTATCGGAAACATCTTCACTGATGGTTCGGAATTATTTAATTTTGAATTTGAAAATGCAGGACAAGACTACACAGAAGTGGCATATACAATCACGGGCGGCGGAGCTGGCGCGGTTGTTGAGCAAGATGAATTCCGCGACGGTGCTGTTCATAATATTAGATTATTAGATTTTGGCGATGACTCGTCAGGACAGTTCGGCGGCGACGGATATATTACCAATTCTAATACCGCGCAGGCAGGAACTCTTAGCGAAATTACAATTGCTGCCACAGATCCACAAACCAGTACTGATTATCCAGGTATGAGGATTCAATTAACAGGCGGATCGGGTGTCGGACAAGTCGGTATCATTAACACTTATAATTCCGGAACCAAGGTAGCTACAGTTACAAGAGAAAGCGATGGTCAAGCCGGGTGGGATCACGTTATTCCAGGAACTACTATAGTAGCACCTGATGCTAGTACTACGTATATTATAGAACCTGCGTTATCGTTTACTCCTCCGGTAACAGAAATAGAAACTGCTAGCCTTCCTGTTTCTGGATCTTGGAAAGACGCTGTGTACGGTGATACAGCGACCAGTTATGTTAGTCTAACACCGGATGTGTATAGCGGTGAAGGCACTGGTGCATCATTCATAGTGATCAGAAACGGAACCAAATATTCGTTGATAGAGATTCAAAACAGCGGTACAGACTATTCTAGACTTGAAACCATAACAATTAACGGTTCAAATTTAGGAGGAGAAGATAGTACTAATGACATTACCATTACAATTACTGCGGTTGATGCTAACGGTGCAATTACAAATATTGATACCGCAGGATCAGGCGCCGGCGGCAGATTTGTTGCTGTAAATTCTGTATCATCAAATGCTGGCGCATATAGCAATGATGGATTAACTTGGTCTGCTATGAGCTTGCCGGCAACAGCTACTTGGTCTGCAATTGGATACGGATTGATAGATGATGGTTCGTCTTACGGAAAATCAGGCAGATTTGTCGCACTTGCGACCGGAAGTACAACAGCAGCTTATTCGGATGACGGAATAAACTGGTTAGGTTCAGTTTTACCAACATCAGATGATTGGAATGCAGTTGCATATGGTGATAGTAAGTTTGTTGCGATAGCAACTGATTCTACAACTGTTGCTATATCAGGCGATGGGGTTGATTGGGATCAAACAGGAACATTACCTAGCACTGGATTTGTAGATGTTGTTTACGGAAAAGGAGTGTGGGTAGCTGTAAAACCAGGAAACACAGGAGCAATTGCATATGCAACTGATCCTACAGGAACTTGGACAGCTGCTAACATGCCAGCTTCGTCTAACTGGAATAGCATAACTTATGGTCTAAATATGTTTATTGCTGTTGCTACTGACAGCAATACAGGAGCATACAGTTTGTCTGGCACAGCCGACTGGACTTCAATGACTATGGGATCTCCCGATTCTACTGATCCTGCAGGTTACGAAAAAGTTCGTTATGGCCAAGGAGTGTTTGTTGCAACAATGGCAAGTACCGAGTTGAGCGGTTATCATAACATTGCAAAGTCAGAAAACGGCCTCTACTGGACATTTGAAGGAGTAACCGATCAAGAAGATTCGTCACAAACCACTGGTTTCTCTGCACTTGCATTTGGAAATCCTTCTCAAGTAGGTTATTGGGTAGCGTTAAACAAAGAAACAAATACTCATGCCGTACGTGTTAAAACTGGTGCTAAGCCTAGAGCAAGAGCTTCTGTAGCTGAAAACAAGATATTCCAGATTTTGATTACAGAACCAGGATCAGGGTATACCACACCACCAACAATGACAATTACGGATCCGAACAATATATTCGAAGCTCCGTTTAGTGTAAGATTGAGTAATGGTGCATTGGCTAATCCATCATTTGTTGATAGAGGAACTGGATATCAAACTGGTTCAGCCGAAGTTGACACTGGCGACGGATTCGCCGACTTCTTCCAAAGCGGATCGTTTGTGGCTATTAGACGATTAACACAAAGACCGTCAGACGGATCTAATGTAGTGTTCGATCATTTGCCTAACAGAACCTTTAAACTGGTTAATGTAATTACCTTCTTAGGTGAAACTGATGGAACTTACACAGCATTTTTACAAGTAAGTCCTGCACTTACGGTTGCAGAAGCACCGGATCATTTAACAGGTGTTACTACCAGAGCGTTATACAGTCAGGTTAGACTTACAGGACACGACTTCTTAGATATCGGCACAGGTAATTTTGTAGAAACAAACTATCCAGGAGAACCTACACAGGATCCTATACCTGCTAACGAAACAGTTGAAAACAACGGCGGCAGGGTCTTCTATACTTCGACTGACCAGGATGGTAATTTCCGAGTTGGTGATCTGTTTAATATTGAACAAAGTACAGGTGTTGCAACATTGAACGCAGATGCATTCAACATTGCAGGTCTGCAGGAGTTGAATCTAGGAGAAGTAACACTAGGTGGTGGTTCGGCAACCGTAACAGAGTTCAGTACAGATCCGTTCTTTACTGAAGATTCGGATAACGTAGTCCCCACTCAACGAGCGGTTAAGGCATTTATTGCATCGCAAATTGGTGGTGGTGGTGCATCACTTAATGTTAACAGTGTAACAGCAGGATCTATTAATATTGCTGGAAATACTATTACAACTGTTACTGGAGTAGCTATACAGATGAATGCCACATTTGAATTTAGAGGCGGCGTCACTGGAATACCGTTAGCAGTTAATTACTTTTTAGATTAATTGCTTTTTGGTTTTTTGATATAAATACATTAGGAGAATAATTTACATGGCAACAGGAAGATTAGGAACAGGGGACTTAACAGCCGCTACTAATACAACTATTTACACTTGTCCGGCATCAACATTTGGTGTTGCAAGTGTATCATTTTGCAATCGAGGCAACAGTGCTGTTGCTGTAAGACTAGCTGTAGCAGATAGCGACACACCCACCGATGCAGAATATATCGAATACGATACAGAAATTTTAGGCAAGGGTGTTTTAGAAAGGACCGGTATAATTGTAGGTGCCGGCCAAAAACTAGTCGTTAGAGCAAGTAATTCTAATGTTAGTGCCGTTGCCTTCGGCATTGAAACATCTACAAGTTAAACTAAGGAATAAAAATGGGAAGATATATCACTACAACAGGTACAGCTTCGACAGTATTGCGTGAGGTGGATGCTAATTTTAATGCAACAGTTAATGATAGAATTTTAGCAGATTCATCAGGCGGCTCATTTCAAATTACTCTCCCTGCAAACGCAACTCTTATCGAAAATGACACATTGCAAGTTATTGATGCAACATCTACGTTTGGAACCAATAACGTAACACTAGCAAGAAACGGCTCTTTAATCCTCGGAGACGCTGAGGATGTTGTGTTAGACGTTAACGGTGCAGTTGTTACATTACTATATACTGGCACTACATATGGCTGGATATTTACAGGAACTTAATGTGTTAACCGGAGCTGCTAAATGGCAAATTTATCAAATATTTTAAAAACAAAAGGGCAACAATTAGTCGCCGAACGCGGAACTGGAATTGAAAAAGGGAAAATTTTTGTTTTCACTCCAGGAAATCAAAACCTAGCATCGGACGATGCGTTTTGTTGGCAAGCTCCGGGCGCTGGTACTGTTGTTGTAGAAGCTTGGGGAGCTTCTGGATCAGGTGCTAGAATGTGTTGTTGCGGCGCTGGAATACCAGGTAACCCTGGTGCTTATTCTAAAAAAACATTAACTGTATCCGAAGGATCGTTTGTTTGCGGATCAATAGGATTAAGTTGTTGTGATCTAGGTAACGGTGAAGCAGATCTCTGTTTTAGAGGATGCAGCCAACCAACCGAAATCTGTTATTCTGCAACTGAAACCGGATGTATATGTGCTATGGGAGGCCGTGGCGGCTTTTCTTTATGTACCACTGATAACGGCACTAGTTCGCCTTACTGTTGTTTTGTTGAGTGCGGATACAGTCATACTGTATTCGATAATAGCAAATGCGGTTTGATATGCAATTATGACGAAAGCGAAGATTGGATTGCATATGCATACGGCGGCGACATTAATTGCAAAGGCGGATTTAGTTGTACTTCGTTTTATTGCCAATGTGGTACTAGACCTTGTGCATACACTCAGCATATTGCCACATCGCCAGGAATTTATTCGTTAGATGGCGCTGTTGTTTCTTTCTCAGCAGATCAGGATAACGGAATGCATGATTGGTCAGGCGGATTCTTACCACAATTACAGTACGCTGTAAATGCTATAAGCCGTCGTCCAAACCAAGGAACACATTTTTATTCATGTTGGGCTGTAACAAGCGCCTGCGGCTGTTATGATTTTCATGGTAGAACTCCATATGTACCGTACGGTATACCAGGAACTCCTCCTTCGCCGTGTTCAGGCATGAGAGATCACGCGGCAATGGGAGGCCACGGAGCCGTTAGAATTAAGTTTATAGGATCTAGTTAATATGGCATTGCTTTCAACCTTACTAGGAGCTAGAACTGCAGACACCGCAGATCGCGCTGTAGGTGATAGCGGATTAGAACAAGGCCAAATTTACGTGTTTACGCCTGCCGGCATTGAAAGTTTTTACGACGGCGACATTTGTTGGCAGGCTCCCGGAAACGGTGAAGTAACAATTGAAATATGGGGAGCAGGCGGCTCAGGCGCACGAGGACGATGCTGCGGAATGGGAATTCCGGGTAATTCCGGAGCATACTCTAGAAAAAGAATAACAGTAGAACAAGGTTCATATATTTGCGGAACTGTAGGTGCAAGCTGCGACAATGCTAGCACAAGCTGTTTTAGAGGTTGTAGCGAGAGTACCTGCATATGCTGGGTAGGGAAAAATCTAGACGGATGCATGTGTGCAGAAGGCGGAGTAGGCGGTATCGCACAGTGTTCTACCGGCACATCGCCTTATTGTTGTTTTGTAGGAAGATGCGACGGCAGTTATCTAAATGCAGGATATTGTTTTACAAGCTACGATAATTGTTGCGGACTTATTTGCAATTGGACACAGTGTCATGCTCGAGGATTTGCATACGGCGGCGACGTTAACAGATGCGGAACTATATCTTGTGCGACTTTTATGAATTGCCGCGCAAACTGTCATTGTTGTTCTCAATATCATGTTGCTGTTGCACCTGGAATCATGGCAGACGAAGGTGCTGTACTTGCATATCAAGGTGAAGGTAACGTAGCCCACGGATGTTATACAGGTAACGGTATACATTCGGTTTTACACGGATTAGCTGTTGCCGGAAAAAATCCAGTGCGTGGCGGATTATACGTAAATGGATGCTGGAGTGGTGCAAACAGACTGTGTGGTTGCTACAACGATCACGGTTGTCTAAACTGGATGCCCACTGGCATGGGAGGTATAGGTCAACAGCCTATGCCTAACGTACAAGATAAAGGCGGCCGAGGCGGTCACGGCGCATTGAGAATTAAGTTTATAGGAACAAACTGATGGCAAATTTGTCAGAAATACTAGGTAAACGAGTTGACATCGCTGATGGCGATATAGGAGATACAGGCCTCGAGCAAGGGCAAATCTTTGTTTTTACGCCTGCTACTAACGCTACTGACCTTTATGAAGATGGTCAAATTTGTTGGCAAGCACCGAGAACGGGTAAAGTAGTTCTAGAAATATGGGGAGCAGGCGGATCTACCGGCAGACAATGTTGTTGCGGTGGCGGATCGTTACCTGGAAATGCAGGAGCGTATTCTAAAAAAACTTTTTGTGTTCAAACCGGTTCTTATATCTGCGGCACAGTTGGCATGAGTTGCGGAAACGCCTCTGCCAGAGATTATAGGGGATGCAGCGAAAGTACATGCATATGCTGGGTAGGAAGAGATCTAAATGGATGCATGTGTGCAGAAGGCGGCATGGGAGGTTGTTCAAGGTGTTCTACCAGCACAGCACCTTATTGCTGTTTAGTTCAACGAGGCTACGAACATGTATCTTACGGCAGTAACTGCGGATTGATCTGCAACTGGGTATATGATGCTACTACAGTTACACCTTCATGCAGAGGATTTGCATACGGTGGCGACATTAATAAATTTGGCGGGGTTTCCTGCACATCTATTATGCATACTAACCCTAACTGTTATTGCTGTGCTCAATATCATGTTGCTGTACCTCCAGGAATTTTTTCAGAAGACGGTGCAACTATAACCTTCCAAGGTGAACAAAGTGTAGCCCACGGCGATCACTCAGGTAATCAAACGTTTGCATTTATGCACGGATTAGCTGTCGCCGGAAAAAATCCAGTGCGTGGCGGATTATACGTAAATGGATGCTGGAGTGGTGCAAACAGACTGTGTGGTTGCTACGAAGATATGGGTTGTTTGCCTTTTATACCATACGGTATCGGCGGGATGCCAGCACAAGTAAGGCATAGTATCAGAGATCATCCATCACGAGGCGGTCACGGAGCTGTCAGAATTAAATTTATAGGAACGAACTAATGGCAAATCTAAGTCAATTAATAAAAACAAAAAGTGCGTTTGATCCAATTGCTAACGATATCAATATCGAAAAAGGAAAAATTTGGACATATACACCTGGAACACAACAGACAGAGTTCTTTCAAGGAATTTGTTGGTTCACGCCTCGAGCCGAACCTGGAGAAGAACCGCCCACTGGTACAGTAATTATAGAAGCCTGGGGTGCTGCTGGTTCAGGAGCTGCTCTACGGTGTTGCGGATTCGGAACTCCGGGAAATCCACCAGCATACTCTAAAAGAACTTTTCGTGCAGATTGCGATACTGTAGTTACAGGATTAGTTGGTATGAGTTGCGGAAATGCAGATGCAACTAACTTTAGAGGATGTAGTTGTCCAACTGAACTTTGTATCGAAAACGCCACGGACATTTCGGATGTATGCATGTGCGTAATGGGCGGCCGAGGCGGACAATCATACTGTAATGCAGGAAGTGCGAGTTTGTTAACATGTTTTTCAGATGAAGGATTTAGTGTTACAGAAACCATTGACGGATGCGGGTATGTTTGCAATCATTGTGCAGAAGTTGACTGGATAGCAAAAGCGTACGGCGGCGACGTTAATGTTGACGGCGGCATCTCAAGAATTGGAATTTTTAGTTGTGATTCTGGTGAGCAATGCTGTATGATAGCTTACCCGGTAACATCAAACAACATGTTTTCCGAAGAAGGTGTAGAACTTACCGTACAAATCGGAGAAAACTTCGATACAGCTCGTGGCGGCGCCCAACATGTTATGCCTTATTTCTTAGCTTTGGGTGCTGCAACCAAAAGCCCGACAGTTGGAATGAGCTATTCCGCATGCTATGATGCAGGCGGCAGATGGTGCAGCTGTTATCAAGCAACTGGGTGTACTCCGTATTTGGGAGCTGGAGTTCCTGGGTTAGGTGCATTACCGTGTAGCGGTATTTGCGATCACGGTATGAGAGGCGGCCACGGAGCCGTTAGAATAAGGTTTATAAGAGATGAATGATACAAATTTTGAAAAAGAATTCACAATTACAATTCCGGACGAACCATTTAAAGATTCGACCGATCTAGGAAAAACAGTTACATGCGTTTATCAAGGTCCTAGATATGTAGTTATCGAAGTCGATCCGTACACTGGCAGATGCGAAAGTGCTGTGGGATACTATCGCAAATCGGAAAATATAAACCTAAATAAGTTTTACCGAGGCGACGAGTGCAAAATTATCTTAATTGACGCTGAAGTTAATCCTTTTCCTGCAGCATATATTACCCATCGATATAGGGTCCCTGATGAAATTGAAAACTACGTTTTCACACACAACGGAGAAGTTACATGGACTTATGATTATCCAGAAAACGGAATAATTGACGATGTATTTGTTCCTAATCAAATGGTCTATGATTTTTCATCTGAAACATTTAGAAATCCTCCGTTTGTAGATCATGGAATGACCGCTGAAGAGTTTTGGGATGGATTAGAAAATCTAATAAAATCTTACGAGGACGAAGAATCAGAATCTCAAGAGTGTAAAGACTATATAACAACTCTTAAAAGTCTAAAAACAAATTATGAAGGAATAGATCATTGGAAAATTCCATTTCCTATCAATGATCCTTTCATGGATGAAGAAACCCCACCTACACCTCCAGACTCTCCCGAGGATTAATCTACCAAAGCCGATATTAAGTATCGGCTTTTTTATTGCACAACCAGAAAATATAATTACTAACCTTAAAAACGATATATAATGTAGATATCTAAAAGGAATGGTTAATGCAAAGATCTAAAGCATTTTTTATCAATGGCGGCGCCGGAAGAATAATTTGTTCAATCCCCGCATTTGAAAAATACATTGAAGAATCAGGAGATGAAGATTTTATTATCGTAAGCGAAGGCGGAAGCGATATGTTCAAAGGGCATCCTGATTTAGATGGAAAAACTTACGACATTTGGCATAAAAATTTATTTAAAACTCATCTATTAAATAGAGATATTGTGTCTCTCGAACCTTACAGAATTTGGGAATACTATAATCAAGAATGTAGCCTTTCTCAAGCTTTTGATATTCAAATAAACGAAAAAGGTGTTCGCGAACTACCAAAACCTAAATTAATTCTGTCAAAAGATGAAATGCTTACCGGGCGACATGTAATAAGCGAAGTTAAAAAACAAGTAAAAAAAGACAAAGTAGTAGTATTTCAGCCGTTCGGACGAAGTATAGAATACATCGACGAAACATTGGTTGATAAAACTGGTAGAAGCTTTGAACTTAAAGACATCAAAAAAATAATTAAAGGACTACAAAAGAAAGGATATGCTGTGATTCTTATGGCAGAATTTAAAGTTGATTTTTCTGATGCTAATTTAGTTGACGAAGTAGCAATGCCAGAGCAGATATCGTTAAGACACTGGGCAGGCGTCATAAAATATGCTGATAAGTTTTTAGGTTGTGATAGTGTAGGTCAACATATATCATATGCATTAGAAAAGGAAACTATAGTAGTTACAGGCTCAACATACCCTGTAAATGTTTCATATCCGAATACAGACAATGTTGAAATTTTGGATATGGGAGAATATGATCGTGAATACAGTCCTATCCGTATAACACACGACGAAGCAACAGATAGGAAAAATGAAAATATAATGTCAATGACTGACGAAATTATAGATTTAGTGGTCGACCACGTAAGCGGTAAAAAGGGCTAATAGGAAAAATATGAAAAAAGATATATGGATTGCTGGCATTGCTAGAGGACACAACGCAGGAGTTTGTCTTTTAAAAAATGACGAAATTGTGTTTAGTATTGAAGAAGAAAGATTTTCAAGGCAAAAATACGATGGAGGCCCTTATGCTTCTATGATGAAAATATTAGAGTATACTGATCGTTTAGACTATTTGGTCGTGGCTCATACACAGACATTAAAAGATTCAGCTGGACATGTTGATTATACAGGAGACGATGTATATACCGGACTAGCCAGAAAACTAGGGCTGATTGAAAGAAAATGCGATATTCACAATCATCCTCAGGTTATCGATCTTAGCACACAACATCATAAGCTTCATGCAGCTTGTGCTTTTTACAGGTCTGGGTTCGAAACAGCTGCCGCTGTAATCGTGGACGGCGCCGGAACTTTTATTCCATTAAAAGTTATGGACGAAACAACTGTAGGCTGGGAAACAGAAACAGTGTTCCAATGTTCTCCACCGCATGAATTTAAAACAGTGTATAAACACATCGGAACTAGAGGCCCGCATTGGGGTTCAATTTCAGAAACTACCGACGATGACAATCACGTGTACGAAGCGATCGTTACAGATAGAGCTGGCATTGTAAAAGTTTACGAAGCTGTAACTCAATATTGCGGATTTTCGCCAATCGAGGCAGGAAAAACTATGGGACTTTTTCCGTATGGCGAATCCAATGACAATATACCCCAATTATTTGATGACAGTGCTGTTATGCCTCTCGCAAATAGAAATATTATAATTCCGACGTATCCGAACGCAGCTGTAGTAAATTCTGAAATTTTTAAAGAACTTGCATTTGATCCTGATGAAAATTACGAAGACTTATCAAAACTTAAAAATCGTAGAGATTTAGCATATGCTTGTCAAAAAGAAACACAAGAACAAGTTTTAAAATTAATAGAACGTGCAGTTGAAATTACAGGAGAAACAAATGTAGTTTTAAGCGGAGGTTATGCATTAAACTGTGTTGCTAACTATTATTATTTAGATGCACTAAAAGATAAAGGAATTAATCTTTATGTTGAGCCAGTGTCTAGTGATGCAGGAACAGCAATCGGTGCTGCGATGTTACAGTATTATCGATATACTGGAATGTTTAAAAATCAAGGAAGGAAAGAAGATTTATACTTAGGACCTGCTTATGATTTTACCGACGATGCCTTTGAAAAAGTATCTAAAAAATATAATGCAACATTAGAATCAGCATCAAACAGTGATGTTATAGATCTATTAACCAGTAAAAATATTGTTGCTGTGTTCCAAGGAAGATCAGAAAACGGTCCACGTGCGCTTGGTAATAGAAGTTTAATTTTTGATCCCTCTTATACCGATGCAAAAGATTATGTGAATGCAGTAAAACGCAGAGAATATTTCCGTCCGTTTGCAGGATCTATTTTAGAAGAAGATGCTCACGAGTGGTTTGATCTAAGAGGGATGGATTCATCACCTAGTATGATGTATGCTGTAAACTGCCATAAAGGAATTGAAGAAAAAATTCCAGGTATTATTCATGTAGATGGTACATGCAGAATACAAACAGTCAATAAAGAGCAAAACCCATTATACTATGATCTAATTAAAGATTTTAAAGATAGAACTGGAGTTCCGATTGTGTTTAATACCAGTTTTAATTTAGGAGGAGAACCTCTGGTCGAAACCTTAGAGGATGCGCTTTGGACCTTGCAAGAAAGCGAAATTGAGTATCTGTATTTGCCAGAATATCAAAAGTTGTTTACGGTTAAAAATTAAGATGCATCCTAATGTATCTTAATAGTGGTGTTCGATAACTGTAAAAAGTAATAAATACAGTATGTCTAAAATTGAAACATTTACCGCTGTAAGAATTATTCCTAGAGAATCAGATTTTCTTAATCGTCGTGTTGGAAATCTAGGAGAAATTTTTTATGATCGAGAGTTTGACACACTACGACTTTTTGATTCAACTGTAAAAGGCGGTTTAAGCTTAGCCAGAGCAGATTTTTCTAATATAGCAGTTGATACATTTAGAGATAAAATCGTTGAATCTAATGTATCAACTGTGGTATATAATGTAACTGTTACAGGTCCAGATCCGGACGATTCTACATTATCAAACAAATATAATCTAAATGCAATTTATAACCCCGAACCGAATTTTGTGGTAGGTTATACATATATATTTGTTCAAGATGATTTAACCAATGTATATTTTCCAAACGGGAATAACACTACTCCTAATCCTCATCCGTTGAATTTTTCTGCAGATAACATCAACGGTGAGCTCGATGGCGGCACTAGCTACACTACAAATGTAAAATATTTCTTAGATTCGAACGAAGTTACTCAAGCCGTATACAACAGCGAAGCTTTTAATACAGCTACTTCTAGACAAGTTCGAATACTAGTTACTAATTCGACTCCTGCAATTCTTTATTATTGGTGTAGTAATCATCAAAACATGGGAAATTCTATTGCTGTTGCAGATCCTGGAATCGGCGAAGGCGGAAGCAGAGTAACAGTTAGCGAGGAAAACCCAGAAGACCCAGAAAATGGTAATTTATGGCTTGACATGACTACTGGTTATCTTTATGTTTATATAAACGACGGAGACACAGAACAATGGATCCAGCCAGCATTTCCGACATTTAGTGGTAGCTATAACGACTTAACTGATCTTCCTGTATTATCAAAAGTTAGTGAAACAGGTAGTTATGAAGATATACTAAACACGCCATCTATACCTGAAAAAGTAAGTGAGCTTGACAATGATCGAGCGTTTTTAACTGAAGTTCCAGAATCAATTTCATCATCGGTATTCTCCACAGATTCGACATTACTAGTCGATGCCGACCAAGGATTAATTAACACACATACGTTATCACAAGTTTCAGCATCCGATTCTCAAGCATTGGTATGGAACGACGGAAATAGCCGGTGGCAACCAGGACTGATAAATGCTGTAAATAATCTCACAGTCTCGGGTGATATTACAATTTCGGGAACAACTATTTTACAGCAAACAGTAGAAAAAATGGCTACCTTAGCAGACCCGAGTGCTACATCAAATATTGATTTTGAACAGGGATCAGTTTGGTTCTTATATGGTATGACAACCGATTTTACTGTCAATTTTACAAATGTTCCTAGCAGCATTGACAGTGCTATTACAATTGTGTTACTTTTAAATCAGGGAGCAACTGCTTACTTACCAAATCAAGTTCAAATTGATGGAGCCACACAGACAATTCAATGGCAAGACGGAATCGAGCCATCACCTAATAACGAGTCGACAGATGTAATTTCTTTTACACTAATTAACACAGGGTCTACTTGGGAAGTGTTAGGATCTATAACAACATATTCATCATAAGGAAATAACATGGCAATAAATTTTCCAGAAAATCCAGAAATATCTGAAACATATATTTTAGACGGAACTACTTGGGAGTATAACGGATTTGCATGGAATATAGTAACATCTGCTGGTCCTGCTAGTATTCCTGATACCTTTAAGACTATAACAGTTCAGGATCAAGAAGACATTGTCGCCGATCAAAAAGAAGATGTGTTAACACTTATAGCCGGCGAAAATATAACTATAACAACCAATCCGAATACAGATTCGATTACCATTTCGTCAGCAACAGTTGACGAAGGCGGCGGAGAAGGTGTACAACAAAATTTATTTTCATCAATTGCGGGAGACACCGGATCGCAAGTTGCATCTTCGCCAACTGATAGTATAACGTTTGCTGGAGGTACTGACATTAGTACTTCTGTTGCAGACGGAGTTGTAACTATATCATATACTGGGACACAAGACGGCGGTGGCGGAGCATCTAGTTTCACAGAATTAACTGATGCACAGACTACTGGATTAACTATTGACGAAATATATTTGCCGGCTATTACAAAATTAATTGTATCAAACAACGGAGCAAGTTCTTATAGATTTGACCAATACGGATCTACAGATAATCCAGCATTATATGTAATAACAGGAACAACCATCGCATTCAAACTTACCGCGCAAGGACATCCTTTTTTAATCCAAGATGGCACCGGAAGTAATTACGATACAGGATTAGTACATGTTGCAACAAACGGAACAGTCAGCACCGGAGTAAATGCACAAGGTAAAGATAGCGGAACGCTATACTGGAAAGTTCCTACCGGATTATCATCGCCGCCTAATTTTAGATACCAATGTTCTATTCATGCATCAATGGTCGGTGCTATTACTATTAAAAGCATAAGTGCTATTTAATTATTTTTTCTATCTTCTTTCGAATTTCTACGATTCTGTGTCTGCTATCTTGGACCATATCGGACAAAGAACCACTAGTTAACAATCTACTGTGATGATCGTTTATTCTTTTTACCTCAGCCACTAGTGATTTAAGTAATAGTTCAGCTTCACTTTTTATTTTAGGATTTTCTATGATATCAATTTTTTCTTTATATTTTTGATATTCTTTTTGAAATCTTTGACTTTTTTCTAAGTTCATTATAAATTCAACTCCAGTACTGTTTCGATTTTAGTTTTAATTATTGCATTATTTAATGTGCTTTTGATACCTAAGTGCAAATTGTTAGGAAGAAAATTTAAATCGCACCAGGATAGTGTTTTAGGCACAGTTGTTAAAAACTCTTCTTCTACTAAACACACATAGGTACCGAATTCAAATCCTTTATCTTTAGATGTATACAATTCTATGGGTAAAATTTTTCCAGGAGAATATTCTTTTATAAGAAATTCTGCATCGTTTAGTAACGATTGTTTTCTAGAAAAAGTGGGTACGGTCCATTTTTGTTCTTCTAGTATAAGAAGTATACGACCTGTGTTTTTAGCTAAAAAGAGTAATCCGGCTCTTTGATTCATACTAGTATGTATCAAGGATTCATATCAAGCCGCCAGTAACCTGGAGAATATTCACCTTCGAATGATTTGAGCCATTGCTCTCCGTCCCACTTATATTGGATTCCGGTTCTTATGTTGGTAACATATGTAGTATCAGTTACAGAAGAAGATGCAAAAACAGTTTCCCACTGTGTTCCGTTCCACTCTACGATATCGTTTTGTCTGAGGATGTACGATGTTTGTGTGCTACCGTCGGTGCCTTTCCAACCTTCGGCACCGTCTGTGTTATCAGGATCGCCTATTGTTTCTAACAGTAGATACCTGGTACCTGTAGGTATATTTGCAACACCACTCCAACGTTCTACAGGATTGAAAGTTAACGGATTAACAATAGCATCTATAGTGCCCTTGCCGCTAATCAATGTGTTTGTGGGAATTGTGTCCTGATCAAATGTAACCAATAACACTTCTGGATTTACAGGATTGACCGCAAATGTTCCTGACATTTCAAATCCGTTGGGCTGTAGGAAATAAATCCTGCTGTCGGCCCACGCACCGCCGTACACATTTAGCACAGCATTCCAGTCTACGTTCTTGTTGGCAAATTCTTTTTCATCCAGGCCTAGACTTTGCACCGCTTGATTTTTATCTACAACGGTGACTTCATAATCATAAGGCTCTCCGTTTTCTGCTTTAAACAGTAACACGTTATAAAGATAAGATGTAACTACTTGCGAGTTGCCAATTCTTTCACTGTAAACTAGGTTTTCTAAACTCTGTACTTCGCCTTCTTCTGTGAAAATATTTGTGATAATTTTCTGTATCACTCCTAGTTTTTTAACCTTTGCTGGCGGCGAAATATATATAGGCATTTCGAATTCTAAACTACAAATATCAATATCTGAATCTGTACCTACCGGAATGGTTCTGCTACTAAAACTGGTACTGTTGAGATACATTGTGGATAGACTGGTCCAATCTATGTAGTTGTCCGTGCTTTGAATTTCCAAACTGGGACGGAATAAAACCAGTATCTGCTCTAGTAACTGAAGCTTTTGATCTGTGTTAGAACTCCAAATATCCGCCTTCATTGTTAGCTTATACGGTACAGGCATTAACCTCTCGACAGTATAGTTGGCACCCTGCTCTCCGGTATATACAGGCTCGTTACCTGCTCCTGAACTGTCGTATTCGTAACGTCTTTCACGAACATTTATTTTACTAACAAAGCTGGGATCTCCAAGTCTTGCCTGATCCATTTCTAAACCTGTGATATAACAGGCAATCCTAGGCACAGTTGGCATTTTGTTTTCAGAATTTTCTTTGATAATGCTGGCAACCTGTCTGGTCATATCGCCGTACATAACCGGAACAGTCTTTTGTTCACCGTCACCGGACTCGTATTTGAATCCAATAAATGCTCGCATAAACTGTGTAACGAAACGTCTTATCTGTCCGTCGTAAAAGAAGTCACTCATTATTCGTCTGCCTCTGGTCTAAGTGCCTTTGACAGACTTTGCTTTTCTTGTACAGTCTTGCCATCAACGGTTGTTTGATTGTCGTTGTTTACAAACCCACTTAGTTGTGTTTGTCTTTGATCTTTACCTTCAAACTCGGCACCTGTTTGTGTATCGCTGTTACCGAGATTGCTCATAGTCGTTCTCACATCGTCTTCGATTCGTTGCCATCTTACTCCGTTATATCGGAACAGTCGATTAGGCAGATAGTCAGTTCTGAGTGCATATTGTCCTTCGCCGGGATTAATAGGAAATGCTATGCCCTGTGTAAACGGAGCACCATTTTGGGGGACACCGTCGCCTGTAAGATACCCGGGATACTTGTTGTATTCAGAAGTCTGTAACACAGTATCAGCGGTAACAGCCATATATACCGGCTCGCCTGTCTCGTCATAGATGGTATTGCCGTCTTCGTCGGTGCTAGGAATTAACAGTTCGTCGCTGTCTGCTCTTACTAGTGATGCTTTTCCTTCGTCGTCTTTTTGGATATGGAAAAACTTGGTAACATCGTATCCACTCTGTGGAGCGTCCTCTTCGGCTTGATCAAGAACAGCCTGCGTAATCTGCATTTCTTTTTCATATGTGCTCACTATATCTCTGAGAGTGTCTGCTACCTGATAGTATGTTAAATCCGGCGGAGCAATGCCTGAGACTTCTCTGACTACTTCGTATTTGACACCGTCTTCGCCCAGCACAATTTCACCAGGGAAGTATGTAATATCGGGATTGTATGTACCAGAATAAGCATCAGTATTTGCAATATCGTCTAAAATCTCTTTGAATTCTTGGCTGTCTACCATTGGTACACATTTAGCTCTGTATAGATGAGGATACCATAACGGCGAAAATCCTTCAGCCGCTCGATTAACTTCTTCTACAACATAAAATCTTTTGAGTGCATATTGAAGATCGTTAAGGGCATACTCATCTTTTAGATGTGGTAGCTCGAGAACATCGCCCGCTATGATTTTTCTGCCTAATTTTTCAACAGTGTCGTTGATGTGAAATGTCATAAACAGTGTGTCGTTCTGTAAGAACAACCCAAACTGGCTTAGATTAAAATCTATATCAGTTATGCTGTAATGGCATCTAAGTTGATAGATATCAGGATCATATTTTCTGTCTCTGTTTTCTAAAAACAGCAAATCTTGAATGTTGTTTACGCTGTCTCCTTCGTATGTAGGAGTCGACGCAGTTTCTTCCCCAGAGCTACCTGGTCCTAGATATCTATGAACCAGCACATCGGTACCACCTATTTGGAATTGTTCCCAAATAGTTTTGTCAAAAAATTTGTAATCATTGCCTTTTTCGGGGCGATATAAACTGAGTCTTGGCATAGTACTAGTATTTATGATAAATATAACTATGAGTCAGATTGAAGAACAAAAACAAGAAGTATTCGAATACTGTCGCACAATGCTTGGCGACGGAATGATAGACGTTGAACTTGATCCTATTCATTACGAAACAGCATTGAAAAAATCACTGTCAGTGTTTAGACAGAGATCAGACAATGCTGTCGAAGAAAGCTACTGTTCTTTGAATCTACTCGAAGATCAAAACGAATATATTCTTCCGCAAGAAATCCAACAGGTTAGACAGATATTCCGTCGCAGTGTTGGATCACGCACCGGCGGCGGTGGCGGAGGAACAGTGTTTGAGCCTTTTAATTTGGCTTACACAAATACGTATCTATTAAGCTCAACTAATATGGGCGGACTAGCCACTTACGAACTATTTGCACAGTATCAAGAGCTGGTCGGCAAGATGTTTGGATCTTTTATCAACTTTACCTGGCATCCACAGAGCCGTAAACTAATTATACAACAAAGACCAAGAGGTGACGAGCAGGTTCTTCTTTGGGTTTATAACACCAAGCCAGACAGTGTGATAATCAGCGACACATATGCAGGACAGTGGATTAAAGATTACACGCTTGCTAACTGTAAGTATATGCTAGGCCAAGCCAGAGAAAAGTTTGCTACTATTGCTGGCCCTGCAGGCGGAACAGCATTAAACGGTGCGGCAATGAAAGCAGAAGCACAGTCGGATCTAGACAGACTCACTGTTGAACTGGTTACATTAGTACCGGGTGGACAAGGCTACAGTTGGATTATAGGATGAAGATAGACGAGTTTTACAACGAAGAAACGGACGAACTATACGAATTTGGAGCGGCATTTGGACGTAGCAAAGGCGGCAAAGCCCCAAAGATGAAATTTCGTTGTCCCCCAAACGGCCCAAGAAAAAGCCGATTGGTTTCTCATCCAAGCCAGTGTTTTAAACATTTCAATGTAGCACAGAGTCAGCGAATGAAAAAGACTCGTGCCAAAACCAAAGTTATGCAAGCCAGAAGAGCCAAGCGTACTAAAAAGTTAAATCCCGTGTCTAAGATGCTTAGACAACTCAACAAATTCCGTTGACACTCACACAATAACTTGTTATAATATAACTTCTTCCAAAGGAGTTATAAATGATTATTGGCGTTTGCGGTTTCATTGGCAGCGGTAAAGACACCGTGGCAGATTATCTTGTAAATCAACACCAGTTTCGCAGAGAAAGTTTTGCTGGCACACTTAAAGATGCTGTGTCGGCTGTGTTTGGCTGGGACAGAGAACAGCTTGAAGGTAAATCTGCAGAAGCTAGAGAATGGCGAGAAGAAGTTGATGAATGGTGGGCACAACGTCTTAATATGCCCACATTAACTCCTAGATGGGTATTACAGTATTGGGGTACTGAAGTAGGAAGAAAAAGTTTTCACGGCGATATTTGGATCGCCAGTTTAGAAAACAAACTTCGACAGAGTCGAGACAGTGTGGTAATATCAGACTGTCGCTTTCCCAATGAAGTCGAATCGATCAAAGCCGCAGGCGGCAAAATAGTCTGGGTAGTTCGAGGCGAGCTTCCGAGCTGGTACGAAACAGCCAAACTGGCAAACCACGGTGATATGAACGCAATTAACGCTATGACTGAACTGAACATTCACAGTTCAGAATGGGCTTGGTTGAATACTGATTTTGATCTAGAAATATATAACAATGGCAGTATTGACGAATTGTACAACCGCGTAGAGCAGATTCTAGAAGTCGGCGATTAAATCTCCTTGCTTCCAGGCAGTTCCTTCTTTGGCAAGCACAATTCTGCAATTTGCACACACAGTTTTGAGATTACTGCGACGACAGTTATCAAGATTCCCGTCAACGTGATACACCCTATATACATCTTTGTACTGTGATTTATATCCGCACTTGTCACAGTGATCTTTGATTCGATAACCTGCTCTATACCACCTAGGCACACCGTGATAAACACCATTGTTCATACACACCTCACAGAGACTTCTGTAGTAGGTCTTTCCGTTCTTTTTGTAATTTACGGCTTTAGGGCGTATACCGCACTTGCATAATGGTCTCATAGCAATATTTACACCTTTCCTTCCCCTTTTTTCACGGTGTTAAACGGTATTTTTTATCAGAGTACACTAAATACTACTACAAATTACTATTACCAGGAGATATGGGAATGGCACTAACATCACCAGGCGTAGAAGTTACAGTAATTGATGAAAGTTTTTACACTCCGGCAGAACCGGGTACGACTCCATTAATTGTAGTAGCTACTGGCCAAGACAAAGTAAATGGAGCTGGCACTGGCACAGCACAAGGTACACTTGCGGCTAACGTCGGAAATGTATATAGGGTAACAAGTCAAAGAGAATTAGTAGATCTTTTCGGATCACCTTTCTTCGAGAAGACAGCAAGTTCAACCCCAATTCACGGTTCGGAGTTGAACGAATATGGTTTATTATCAGCATACAGTTTGCTAGGAGTTTCTAACTCAGCATTTGTTGCTAGAGCAAACGTAGACCTAACAGAATTAGCAGGATCAGCAGAAGCCCCGGGAGCGGCACCGGCAGACGGCACTTGGTGGGTTGACACTCGTGCAACTACTTGGGGTATTCAAGAGTGGAATAATGCTGATGTAAGCACAACAGGCGGTCAAAAATTTGCAACTAAAACTCCGATTGTATTAACTGATACAGACACAGGAAAAGTAAGTAATGGCGCTCCTGTAGGTTCGGTAGGTGCAATTGGCGATTATGCTGTTGTTGCTCAGACAGTAAACGGCGGAACAAGCTTTACAGCATCAAAAGAACTTATCAGCATGTGGTACAAGACTGGTGTAACAGTAGGCGGTAACAGCGCCGGCGACTGGGTGCTAGTAGGCAGTCAAGAGTGGGCATTATCTCATCCAGCTGTTACATCAAATGCTGTAAGTGGTGCTATTGGATGGACCGGTACAATTATTATAAACGGAAATAGTGTAAGTATAGATTCTGCTGATACACTAACAGATATTGTTTCTGCGATTAATACCGTAACAGTAGTAGATCAGGATACTTCAAGAGGAGTATTTGCAACTACTTCAAGAAACAGACTATATCTATATACAAATGCCGCAAATGATCAAGTTGGTGATAGTACACTTTCAAATGCTATTATTATCGAAGAAGGAACTGGACAAGCATCAGATATCTTATCAGATTTAGGTATCGAAGCTGGAGAAGCATACTACGGTCCTATTGTTCAAATGGCACCGCATACACAGGTTCCTCAATGGAAGTCAAGTGGATCCGGACAAACCAATCGTCCAACAGGTTCGGTTTGGATTAAAACTACAGAACCAGGAAATGGCGCCCGCTGGAGAATCAAACAGTGGAACGAAGCTACTACATCGTGGGTTGAAGTTAGTGCACCGATTTATGCAACACCGCAATCTGCACTTTTTAATTTAGACCGTGCAAACGGTGGTTCACTAATCCCAGTTGAAACATTATTTGTTCAATCAAACGCAGAAGAGCATACCGGTTACGATACCGACCCAATGGTTGCAAAATTCCGAGCTTGGAAACGTGTTGCGATTGGTAATACTATCATAACTTCTAATGTTATTTCTGATCAGTTTACGACTGGAGTAGAACATTCATTTACTGTTTCCGAATCATTATTAGGATCAGAAGTGCTAAGTGATACACTAGACAATAATGGAAACTTTACAGGTGTCGCTACACCAGTGACAGTATCTTTCACAGCATCTGGCGATGTTACTGATGCCGAAACTATTGCTTCGGCGATTAATGCGGCTGGACTTAATAATGTAGAAGCTTCTGTAACAGATGATGATAGAGTACAAATTATACACAGAAGAGGCGGCGACTTTAGATTAACAGACGGCGACGGTACACCTATTTCGAAAATCTTTACCCCATTTAATATTGACGACGAAACAGGAACAGCAAACTTCTATAATTTAACTGTTGGTTCAGCAACAGACGGAAGCGGGCCTTTAGTTCCAGGAGCAGACGAAAACTATCTTGCTTCAAACTGGAGACCGTTGGCAGTAGATGATTTTTACGCTAGTGATGATGATCCAACTGAAGAGCCGGCAGACGGCACTCTTTGGTATAACCCAGAGTTTTCAGAAGTTGATTTAATGGTTCACAACGGCACTACTTGGGTTGGATTCAATAATCATCCAGATTATACAAGTGCAGAAATTATTGTTTCTGCAAGCGAGCCTGAATTAACCACAGCCCAAAAACAAATTAATAATCATATTTGGATTTCTACCGCTGATCTAGAAAACTTCCCAACAATGTACCGTTGGAGCGATCTGTTAGTAGAATGGGTTCTTATAGATAAGACAGACCAGGTTACAGAGGAAGGTGTATTATTTGCCGACGCTCGTTGGAGCACATCAGGCGGTACAACTGGACAGTTATACCCTGCTGCAGATATTGAAGATTTGTTAACAAATAATTATCTAGATCCAGATGCACCAGATCCAGCATTATATCCGCAAAATATGCTGTTATGGAATTTACGCAGAAGCGGAGGCAATGTTAAGCGTTATGTAAATAATTATATTGACTTAACTGCTGACAATCCTCGATTTAATAACAGCGAAGCAATGAGCGGATATGCAGAAGATCGTTGGGTAACAGCATCACCTAATCAAGAAGACGGTTCAGGCAGTTTCGGACGTAAAGCACAAAGATCGGTTACTGTAGCAGCACTTAAGAGCTTCGTAGATACAAACGATCAAATCCGTGACGAAGAGCGTAGAAACTTTAACTTAATTGCTTGTCCAGGATATCCTGAGTTAATGAGCAATCTAGTTAATCTAAACATTGATCGTGGCGTAACAGCGTTTGTAATTGGCGACACACCGCTAAGATTAGAATCAGACGCAACTTCTTTGTCTAACTGGGGATCTAATGCTAATTTAGTAACTGATAACGGTGACGACGGCATTGTTACATTCGATGAGTATTTGGCTACATTCTATCCAAACGGTATCACAACCGATTTAACCGGCGCAAGTGCTGTTGTTCCGGCTTCTCATATGATGATGAGAACGATTGCATTAAGTGATCAGGTTAGCTTCCCTTGGTTTGCACCGGCAGGCACAAGAAGAGGCGGAATCACAAATGCTACAGCGGTTGGTTATATCGACAGCTTAACAGGAGAGTTCCAAACTGTTGCACTTAATGAAGGACAGCGCGATACACTATATGATCTAAAGATCAATCCAATTCCATTCTTTAATGGTGTTGGACTAGTAGCATACGGTCAAAAGACTCGTGCAAGAAATGCTAGTGCTTTAGACAGAATCAACGTTGCTCGATTAGTTGTTTATTTGCGTAGTCAATTAGACAAACTTGCTCGTCCTTACATCTTTGAACCAAATGATAAGATTACAAGAGACGAGATTAAGCAAGCAGTAGAAAGTCTATTACTTGAACTAGTAGGTTTAAGAGCAATTTTCGATTTTGCTGTAGTATGCGATGAAACAAATAACACGCCAGCAAGAATCGATCGTAATGAACTTTATGTAGATGTTGCGATAGAACCTGTGAAAGCAGTTGAATTCATTTACATTCCGTTGCGTGTTAGAAACACAGGAGAAATTTAATTATGCCAATTACTTCACTTAACAACTTTGGAGTACCAACAGACGGTGGCAACCAAGTACTATTAATGCCTAAGTTAAAGTATCGTTTCCGAGTAACACTACTCGGTTTTGGTGCTGAGGCAGCAACTGAGCTAACCAAGCAGGTAATTGATGTTGCTCGTCCGAGTGTGACTTTTGAAGAAATGACACTCGACGTGTATAACTCAAAAGTATACCTAGCTGGTAAGCACAGCTTTGAAGCCATTACACTTAATTTACGTGATGATGCAAGTGGATTTGTACAGCGTCTAGTAGGACAGCAGGTTCAGAAGCAATACGACTTTGTTGAACAAGCTGGTGCTAGAAGTGGTATTGATTACAAGTTTACCACTAGGATTGAAGTTTTAGACGGTGGTAATGGTGCCCAAGAAGTTGGAGTTTTAGAAACTACTAACCTATGGGGTTGCTTCTTGCAGAACGTTAACTACAACGATTTAAACTACGGCACAAACGAAGCGGCAACTGTTGCGTTATCGATTAGATTTGATAATATGACACAGCTCAAAGCAGGTAGTGATACAGTTATTGAAGGTATTGGTCAGAATATCGGCGCAGCCTTTAACTCAACTCTAGGTAACTTAACCACAGGCGGTTAATAACTACCTTACTCAAAAAGCTCAGTATAAAAACTGGGCTTTTTTTACGGCTAAATAATAGTATGGCAAATAAATTCACAAGATTCCTTACAGGATTTACATCGGGTTTAACAAATCCTAAAGGCATTTCGTCTGACTATAGACACGCTTCGAGACTGTTTATCGATGACACTTTTAGACTGGCTCCGAGAACCAAGTTTAATTATTTTGTTAGATTCGAAATTGACAGAACAGCATTTAAAGCACCTAAATTTGGAAACAAAGAAATCGAAGAGTTCGGTATGTTGGTTAAACGTACAGATTTACCTAGCTTTAAATTCGACACAGAAACCAAGAATCAGTATAATCGTAAACGAATAATATATAAAATGATCAACTATGATCCTATATCGTTTAGTTTTCACGACGACAGTGCCGGAGTTGTGAATGCATTGTGGGCTATATATTATGGTTATTACATAGCAGACAGAAACACAGCAAGTGTACGAGATATCGGATCTAGTATCATTTCCGCTTACGGAGACACAAAGTATCGTCAAGCAGGTACAAAATATGATGATTTTAGGTATGGGCTAGACAACGACAAATCCGTTGACTTATTTAAAAGTATTACTATCTACACGATGAGTAGACAACGATTTTTAAGTTATACACTAGTAAATCCTAAAATTACCACTTGGAAACACAGCGAAATGGATTATTCACAAAGTGCCGATCCAGCTGAAAATTCTATGGACGTAGAATACGAAGCGGTAATTTATGGCGGCGGAAGAGTAAGCGAAGGTATTAAAGGCTTTGCAGACCTACACTACGATGTTACTCCTAGTCCTTTAACTGTTGCCGGCGGAGGAGTCGGATCGATTGTAGGAGAAGGCGGATTACTAGATGGCCTAGAATCAATATTCGGAGCAGTCGGTAGCGGCCAGGCATTTGATTCTCCGCAGAATTTTTTAGGCACAGCAATTCGAGCCGCAAACACATATAAGAATTTTAAGGATCTTTCTGTCGATGACATTAAACAAGAAGCAGTAAATATTATATCAAGTCCAGCAGGAGTATCAACAATTGCGGGGATTGCTGGAGCTGTATTTCCTAAAAATGATAATTCAGATCAAGCAACAATAGCTACGCAGAAAAATCTAACTAGTACAGAAGGATCTTCATAATGTCAACAAATTTACCACCCAAACAACTAGATGACAGCGCCGCCGGAACAAAATTATTTTTCGACAGCTACGGAAAAGAACCTTTACAGTTTCCAGCTGCAGATGTAAATGCTGCTGTAAACTTTTTCAAAAAAGCAGGGTTTGACGAAGACGCAAGTCAAGTGACCGCCATAACTCTTCTAAAGCAAGCCAAATTAGAAGGAATTTCTATTTTTGAAGTTCTCGACGGCTTAAAAAATCTACAAACATTACAGATTAGTACACTAGTCGGTGAAATTTTAAATAATAACAGAGTGCCTACATCGACATTAGGATTTAAAGTAGATGTCCCTCAAACTTCTAAGTTAAGGAATATTTTAGCCTAATGCCAAGATTTGCCCAAGGAAGATTTGAACCAAAAAACCCCAGTAAATACGTGGGTAAAAAATCTCCACACGCTAGAAGCAGTTGGGAGTTTGTGTTTATGAAAATGCTAGACGAGCATCCCGGTGTGGAATCTTGGGCCAGTGAAAGTATACAGATACCATATAGAGATCCGTTAACAGGTAAATCCACGATATATGTACCAGATTTTTTTATCGTATATCAAGACAAAAACGGAAAGAAAAACGCAGAACTGATAGAAGTAAAGCCTACCAATCACACGTTGAGAGAGCGTGTTGGCAAAAGCGGATATAATCAAGAACAGTATGTGAAAAATCTTGCGAAATGGGAGGCAGCAACTGCCTGGTGTAAACAAAAACGAATTAAATTTAGAGTTGTAACCGAAGAAGATATTTTCCATAACGGTAAAAAACGTAGATAAGTAATAGTATGACCAAAAAACTAGAAGAACTGTTTAATTTAGAAGAACAAAACAAGGTTGAGCCCGAAGTGGTTGAACCTGAAGTTCCCGCACACGAACAGGTTAAAAGTCTTGATGACAGCTTCGAAGCGGTTAAAGATATCACAAAATCTCTTCCAGAAATCCCCGAACTAGACGATGCATCTGACAATGAACTAGACTCGCTAGCATCAAAAGCAGAACAAGCCTACGACGATTTGATGGATCTCGGAATGAATGTAGAAGTAAGATACAGCGGCAGAATTTTTGAAGTTGCTAGCTCTATGATGAAAAATGCCATAGATGCTAAAACAGCAAAAATTGATAAAAAGCTAAAGGCCGTAGATTTACAAATGAAAAAATATAAAATTGACAAGGATATGCCCGAAGCAGAAGGCGAAGTTGTAAACGGTTCAGGATATATTATTTCTGACCGCAACGAGTTATTGAAGAAATTGGGCAAAAAGGAATAAATACACATATGAAAACCTTTAAAGAATACTTAACAGAAAGCACAAAAGTTTATGGTTTCAAGATCAAAGTTGCTGGCGAAGTCCCAGAAAACTTTCAAGAAGATCTAAAAACTCGCGTTGATCGTTGTGGAATTGTAACGTTTGATAAAATCAAAACAACTCCTATTCAAGAAGCTCCTTTAGATTTTCCAGAAGCCAGAAACGCTGAAGTAACAGTGTTTGATTTAGTGTGTGAATATCCTATTACTAGCCCTGAAATTCATCAAGAAATTCTAGAAATGGGTGTTGCACCTTCTAAATTCAAAGTCAGAGGCAGCTTAGAGCCTAGCGAAATCGATCAAGAACTTATGGACGATCAGCGTGAAGGTTCATTGTTAACAGACGAAACTTATGCAGAGTCGCCGGATGTAGAACACAAAGATTATTTTGGTGACGAATTTAACAAAGGATTTTTAGCAGACCTAGCAAAGGCAGCACAAGAACGTAAAAAAGAACTAGGCCAGGACAACACTGACTTAGATGTTTTAGAAACAACAGCAAAAGAAGGAAAGACAGGGAAAGACAGCCCTGTCGGGAGTTAACAATGCACGGTTTACAAGATTTAATTAACAAGTTAGAGGCTATTAACAATCAGCCTGTAGAAGAAGGTTTTGGTGATATGCCTCCGGCACCGCCTGCTCCGCAACCTGAAGATAAAGCGAGAATGAGTGTTAACATTAGTGCCGAAGGTGATGCTATTGAAGATGTATTAAAATTAATGACCAAGGTCAACCCTGATATGATCAATCAGAAAGACACTGTGCCTATGTCTTTAAAGCCTGAAATGGACGGCCCAATGGATAAGCCAATGATTGCTCCTTTAAAAATGCTTCCCGATCTAGGTGATGACGATGGCGATGATCTTCCTCCAAAACACGATAAAGATCACATGATTGTTAAGACTCTAGACAAAGACGGTGATCTAGATCACGATATGGACGATCATAAAAAAGAAAATGCATCACTGCAAGGCAAGCAAGACGAGGCTGACATCGATCTCAGCAAGTTTAGCAAAGAAATGTTAGATCAAATCAAAAATGCCAGTGATGCAGAATTGAATAAGATGGCAGTTGATTTTGGCGGAAGCAGTATGGAAATAGGTCGAGAAGAAGAAATGTTCCGTAAGATTCGTGCTCAGTTAAACAAGCAAGACGAAGCATACGAAAACGAACCAAACGAAGAATATGATGATGTAGATTATATTCTTAACACACTAGCAGGTGGTATGAACCGTCCTAAAGGAACACATTCAAATGTTTCTAAAGGTGACAATCCTATGCAAAAGGTAGCACATCACGAGAGCGAAGAAAAGGATCTCCGCTCACAAATTAAAGAAGAGCTAGCACAGAGACTAGCACAGTACAAAGGGGAATAAGAATGGCAGATTTAACAACTGCAACAATTGGCGGTGGTAGCTCAGAACTAGTAAAAAGAAATCCACAATACCACGTTGGCGGAACAGGTCCTGCATCTTTGGATTTAGAAATACCTCTTTACAACGGTAATAAGCCATTGGTCTTCTTTGAATTAGATTTTGGTACGGATGTTAGTGCCCAGTTAAATCCAGAAGAAGCAATTAATGTTTGTATCGAAAAAGTACAGGAATATGCCACAATCGTTATTCGCGGCGATTTGCATAGCACGAGCCAGGTAATGACCTTTGCTGTTGAAACAACCAACCAGAGTCTCGATTGGGATGGTAACGGTGCAGAAACTCTAGTAGAACAAATCGAAGATGAAATTATTGCACTAGGCGATCAGAGCGGCGGCACGCCGAATCAAATTGACTATACAGGTGTAACTTGTACAGTAAAGACTAGTTTAAATCTAGCATAAATTTTAATAAAATCAATAGGGCCTTTTGGCCCTATTTTTTTGGATAAGTAAAAGTATGAGTAAATCACTTGACGGCGTTCAGATTAAAAAGGCTCATACGCCACAAAAATACACACTAGAAGAAGTTGAACATTTAGAAAAATGTATGGATCCCGTCGACGGTCCTTTATATTTTTGTAAAACATTTCTTCAAATTCAGCACCCCACTAAAGGTAGTATGCCATTTGTTCCTTACGAATATCAGGAAGAAATGTTAAAAGCATATCATGATTATCGTTATACTGTAGCAATGTTACCTCGCCAGATGGGTAAGACTACGTGTGCCGCAGGTTATTTGCTTTGGTATTCGATGTTTACACCCGAAGCACAGATTTTAATTGCCGCACACAAATACACAGGTGCCCAGGATATTATGAATCGTTTCAGATACGGTTACGAGTCGTTGCCTGATTTTATTAGAGCAGGTGTATATTCGTATAACAGGAATACAATTGAATTCGACAACGGTAGTCGTGTACAAGCAACTACAACAACAGAAGATACTGGACGTGGTAAATCTCTATCATTGATTTATTGTGATGAGTTTGCATTTGTGCAACCTCCTGAAAAAGCCAAAGAATTCTGGACAGCACTTTCACCTACGCTGTCAACAGGTGGTAAGTGTATTGTAACTTCAACACCTAACTCGGATGAAGATCAGTTTGCTATGATTTGGACTGAAGCTAATAAAAAGTTTGACGAGTTTGGTAATGATCAAGAAGTAGGCACTAATGGGTTTTATCCGTTTTTTGCACATTGGGACAGACATCCAGATCGTAATGAATCCTGGGCCGCAACAGAAAAAGCAAAAATTGGTGAAGAACGATTCCGTCGAGAATTTGACTGTGAGTTTTTGATCTTTGACGAAACACTCATCAATGCTGTTAAGTTAGCTGAACTAGAGGGTAAAGATCCTATCTTATCAATGGGACAGACTCGCTGGTACAAAGATATTAATCCCAAAGCAACATACATGGTGGCACTAGATCCTAGTCTAGGTACCGGCGGCGACTACGGAGCTATTCAGGTATTCGAAATGCCTAGTATGGAACAAGTCGGCGAGTGGAGATCGAACACTACTCCTGTTCAGCAACAGGTAAAAACAATGCGAGAAATCCTTAAATTTATTCACGAACAAGGTGAAGAAAAAGGCAGTCCCCCACAGATCTATTACTCAGTAGAAAACAATACACTAGGTGAAGCGGCATTGGTAGTTATTGCAGACATCGGTGAAGAAAACTTTCACGGACTGTTTATTAGCGAACCGATTCGCAGAGGTCACGTTAGACGTTACCGCAAAGGATTTAATACCACACACAAGGCAAAAATCACAGCCTGTTCAAAACTTAAGAATCTATTAGAAACTCGCAAAATGATCGTGCATTCAAAGCCTTTGATATCAGAGTTTAAAACGTTTGTTGCCCAAGGCACTGGCTTCGGTGCCAAGAGTGGAGAACACGACGACTTGGTTGCATCTCTGTTAATTGTGATCAGAATGGCAGATGTGTTAGCGGACTGGGATCCCAAGATTTACGAAAAGATGACAGAAAAAGTATCAGAAGAAGAGATGCCAATGCCTATCTTTGTAAGCGGCATACTCTGATAAATACAATACTATGGATGCAACCAATAATATAGCAACAGATTTATTTTACAAGATCAGAAGTAGATTTTCTGGTCTTAAACTTGGCGACGAAACCAGCCAGATTACCATTAATCCAGAAGATGCAAGATTCTTTGATTTTAACTATACCGAAGGAGAAAATCCCATCGGACATATCACAGTAAGTCTTGCAGAACCTAATTCGATGAAGGTTTATTTTTCTACTGGCATTACCGAAGGTATGGATGATGGTCAAAAAAACAATTGGTATAAGTTTTTAAAAGAGTTGCGTCAATTTGCCAAACGTAGACTGTTAGCATTTGATACTAGAGACATCGCAAAAGATAATTTGGATAGAAGAGATTATGCATTTTTAAGTCAGTATGCAACTCCTAAACCAACCACACCAGATTCAGTTACAACACCCGTCGGAGAAGGAATAATGAATGAAAGTAACATGTACGGAACTAGAACACAGAGTTTCCAAAAGCTAGAAGATACCAGGCTAATCATTAAGCACAGCAAGACTGTTATGGATGATGCCACACCAGGAGCAAGAACCAGAAATATTTCTGCACTGTTCGTTGAAAACTGTGAAGGTGAAAGATTCAAATATCCGTTTATTCATCTAGCAGGTGCTAGAGCAATGCAAAGACACGTTGCCAACGGTGGTGTTCCTTACGATGATATCGGTTCTAGTATTATCAAAATGAGTGAAGAAATTGCTCAGTTAAAAAGTTTTAAAAACTATGTGGTACGCAACGACCTAATGAACTCCGACAACAACACTGTGGTCGAACGTAGTACCGCTCAATTAGAACAGTTAAAATCTCAAGTAGCAAGATTAGGCAAGCAAAAGCACTACGAGGCGTTTGTTGAAAACTTCCAGGCAATCGAACAACCAGAAGTTCCAGAAGAAATGATGGAACAACTAAAAGACCAGTTTACTGTAAAAAGTTTCAAGGAAGATATTACTTCAGTGTTCCCAGTATTATACAGATTAATGCAAGAGAAGAATGAAGTAGGCTACGACGACATAGTCGCAATGACAACAGAAGCAAAAGAAGAAGACGAACCACCATTTGAACCAGATGAAGAAACGACACCAGACACCGACGAGTTTGGTAATCCTATTAAAAAGAAAAATGTACCCAAGAAACTTGCTAAAAAAGGTATGAAACAGGCAATGGGCGAAAGCGATCCTTTTGCTAAATTTGAAGATTGGGCAATGACACTTGGCGAGCAATCTGCAATACAGTCGTCGGATGATGAAGAAAAACAGAATGCCATCGCAGAACTACAAGAACTAGTAGGCCAAGAATTTCCAGCAGGTGTAGACGGTACTAATGCTATACAGAGTCTAGAAGGCATCATTGACGATCCAAGACTAGAACAAGAAATTAAAACGATGGCAAAAGAAGATTCAAGTCAAGATGTACGCAGTTTGGTCAAAGATTGGCTAGAAGAAAATGCCAGCGAAGTTGTTGAAGAACTTGACTTTGGCGACTACGAAGAAACACAACCCAAAGTTGGTGCTGACGAAGTCGAGCCGCAAGAAGAAGATTTGGATGTAGATCTCGACGAAGCAACAAGACGCGAGTTCTTAGATATGTTAGCCAAGGCTGGCATAGGTGCGGCTGCCGCAGGAATAGGAACAGGCATCGGAGCAATGAAAGCAGGTACTCTTGCTCAGAGAATGGGAGCCGATGATGATGAGTCCGATATTGAGATAAAACCAAGACCATATCCTGATCCAGAGTTTGTTGAAGTTTTAGTTAAAGCCGTTAACGAGAAAGGATACGATGAAACTCTTAAAATAATAAAAACGACAGATATGTTTAAAAACGATCCTAGAAAATTCCAAGATTACAAAGATGCACTGGACAAGGAATTAGGTATGAGTGAAGAATTAGATAGCATTCTAAACCTAGCTGGAGTAGAAGAACCTGTTGCAGAAGGAATGGATCCGGAAGAGTTCAAACAAAAAGTTGCTGATAGTGGCGATGACGGCTACGATATGATAAAAGACGCAATGGCGGGCAAATATGGTCCTAAAGTGCAAAAAGAACTAGAAGATATGTATAATGATGTAGCTGTAGACAACGGGTTGCATCCAGACGACGATTATGAAGATATTTTTGATCGAATGATGAATAATATTGCAGATGATTACGGCGATGATTACACAGCTGACCAAGATGATAATGATGACTTTGATTTTAGACAAGAATATGACGACGATCCAATGGATGATATGATGGACGATGTTGAAATTGAAGGCAATGAGTTTGCTAAGAAAGTTCAAGATCTTAAATCACAGGGCAAGCCAAAAGGCACCAAATTTAAAACTTCGGATGGTGAAGAGCATACTCTAGAAAGTATTGCTGAATTCATAATGAGTTGCTATGATAGAGATTCGGGTACCTTCCCTAAAGGCCCACAAGGAGTCGCTCTTATGGTAGGCAAGAAGTTTGGCGAAGATGCAGAACTAGTTGCTCGCAAAATGGTTGAGCGTATGGCACCGGCACAAGAACAAGGTGCAGAAGAACTAGAAGAACTGGCAAGAATACAAAAACTGTCAGGATTATAATAAAAGGCCCAACAGGGCCTTTTATTTTGGACACATAAAAATACTATTTTCGTTGACAAGGCTAAATAAAAAGTGCATAATATATGTTATGCATTTAGGCATATACCATTTAAAAGGCAAAACAAATAGGAGGCTACAAAATGGCATCATTAGCAGAAATTCGTGCTAAACTAGCAGAATCACAAAACACCGGCAGCAATCGTCAAACAGGCGGTGACAACGCAATTTATCCACACTGGAACATGCAAGAAGGCAAAGAATCGGTAATCCGTTTCTTACCTGATGGCGACACTAACAACACATTCTTTTGGGTTGAGCGAGCAATGATTAAATTGCCATTCGCTGGCATTAAAGGCGAAACTGACTCACGCCCAGTACAGGTACAAATTCCCTGTGTAGAAATGTACAACGACGGACAAAGTTGTCCAATCCTTTCAGAAGTGCGTGGCTGGTTCAAAGACAAGAGTCTTGAAGACATGGGCCGTAAGTATTGGAAAAAGCGTAGTTACATCTTCCAAGGCTTTGTTGCAGAAGATCCTCTCAATGAGGAAACTGTTCCAGAAAATCCAATTCGTCGATTTATCATTGGACCTCAGATCTTCCAGATCATCAAAGGTGCTCTTATGGATCCAGAGTTAGAAGAACTGCCAACTGATTATATGCGTGGTGTAGACTTCCGTATTAAAAAGACATCAAAAGGCGGCTATGCAGATTATTCTACTTCGCAGTGGAGTCGTCGTGAACGAGCATTAACTGAAGAAGAAGCCGCGGCTGTTGATGCCCACGGGTTATTCAATCTTTCAGACTTCCTTCCTAAAAAGCCTACTGATGTAGAAATGAAAGTAATGCACGAAATGTTCGAAGCATCAGTTGATGGCGAAGCATATGATCCAGATCGTTGGAGTCAATACTTCCGTCCGGCGGGTATGCAGGCACGTACAGGTGATCCTAATGTATCAGCAAGCCCAGCGGCAACAGCTACAAGTCAAAGTGCTCCACAATCAGCACCCGTTCCAGAGACAAAGGAAGATGTTCCGTTTGACCCTGATCCTAAGCCAGAGGCAGAACCTGCTCCACAAGCAGAATCATCAGACAACGGTGAAGAAGGTGCCGGCCGAGCACAGGACATTCTAGCAATGATCCGTGCCCGTAAAGGTCAAGAATAAAATAACAATACCCCCCAAGCCTAGGACATAGTCTGCTCACATCGGGGGGTTACTCTGCTTTTAGATTAGGAGATAAAATGGCAAAAGCATTCGATTTATCAAAGTTTAGAAAAAGTCTGACCAAGAGCATTGACGGTCTTGGCGTAGGCTTTAATGATCCTACAGATTGGGTCAGCACAGGAAATTACGCACTGAACTATCTTGTTAGTGGCGATTTTCACAAAGGAGTTCCGCTTGGCAAAGTAACAGTTTTTGCAGGCGAATCCGGTTCAGGCAAGAGTTATTTTTGTTCAGGTAATATTGTAAAAGCCGCACAGGAACAAGGCATTTTCGTCGTGCTGGTTGATTCAGAAAACGCACTAGATGAAAAATGGTTACACGCATTAGGTGTAGACACAAGCGAAGATAAGTTATTGAAACTTAACATGGCAATGATTGACGACGTAGCAAAAACTGTATCCGAGTTTATGAAAGAATACAAAGATATGTCGGAAGAAGATCGTCCTAAAGTTCTGTTTGTTATTGACAGTTTAGGTATGCTATTAACACCCACTGATGTTGATCAGTTTGGCAAAGGTGACCTTAAAGGTGATATGGGTCGTAAGCCTAAAGCACTTACAGCACTTGTCCGTAACTGTGTTAATATGTTTGGTAGCTACAATGTAGGAATGGTATGTACTAACCACACATATGCAAGCCAAGATATGTTTGACCCAGATGACAAAATCTCAGGCGGACAAGGATTTGTGTATGCAAGTTCTATTGTGATTGCAATGAAGAAACTGAAATTAAAAGAAGACTTAGACGGTAACAAGACCACAACTGTGAACGGTATTCGTGCGGCGTGTAAGGTTATGAAAACACGCTATGCAAAACCGTTTGAAAGTGTACAGGTAAAAATTCCATACGAAACAGGTATGGATCCTTATTCAGGACTTGTAGATCTGTTTGAAGCAAAAGGTTTGTTAAAGAAAGATGGAAATCGACTTAAATACACAGACCTCGATGGAGAGACACATTTAGAATACCGTAAAAACTGGACTGGCGAAAAACTCGATATGGTAATGCGAGATATTGTCAACAAGCCAGATATTGCTGATGTTGTTGAGGTCGATGACGAAGAGCTTCAAACGGAGAATGAACAATAATGAAAGAAGACTTAATCGGCGACCTCTGGCAGGTTGTAGTAGGGCACATCCCAGAAAAACAGAGAGAAGACGTAGCCGCAGAGTTTATTAATATCCTATTAGATTATGGTATTAAGGAATCTGTAATAGAGTCACTATTAGGGGTTGACCCGCATCTAGATAGTGCTGTAGAATATGCTATTGACGATGAAGTTATTGACGATGACGAGTATTATGAGGACTAAATGAACTGGTACGATCGTGTTTCTAGAGACATTAGTGTTATCCCTGATGCAATTAAGTATTTCGAGTCAGAGCTTGTAGAAGCAAAACAAGAAATGCAAATCAGCGGAAGAATTGAAAGAGCCAGTGCAAATATGCCAGCTCTGGTAGAAACACGATTTAACCAGCTTCAAGAAATGGAAGCAATCCTCGAATATCTAAACATTGAGCTTCGCCGTCTGCGAAGCCAATACTTTCGCAAGTATCTAGAAAATTATCAACGAGCGTTGAGTAGTAGAGACTGTGAAAAGTTTGTAGACGGCGAATCTGATGTTGTAGACTTTGAAAAAATTATCAACGACTTTGCATTACTTCGCAACAAATGGCTAGGAGTGATCAAAGGACTAGATATCAAACAGTGGCAGCTAAGTAATATTGTTAAACTTAGAACCGCCGGGTTGGATGATGCTACTCTATAGTATCTATATCGTATCCTAATAATTTAAAATCTAGATAATATTTTTCTCTTACAATATCTTGTACTTCTTTAGATTTGTAAAACTCTGCATATTTTTTCTGTGTGCTAATGTTAATTTTAGGAATCGGTGCATGATAGCCGAGGTAATATTGAAGTTCTTCTATTTCTGTTTCGATTTTAAAAAAATGTTCAACTTTAAGAAATCTTTTAGATCTAGGTTTAAGCCAATAAATTTGAGGTAAAAATACTTCGTCGGCAGAATCTAACAAACTAGAAATTACAAAATCTTCAAAAGATTCAGATACTATCTTTCGAGCAGGATTATTCAATTTAAATTTTAAATAATTATAACCGCTTACAGTCCTATGAAACGGATTTCTAATAGTAGAAAATTTTTCAGTTCGCTCGCCTTTAAACTTATACCATCGACAGTGCATACGATGATTGTGATAGCCTGTAATATTCGATCCGAGATCAACTAATATTTTTTCATCAGTGAACTTTCTAAGCCATTCCTTAATAGAGGTTCCACCTGTTTTAGGGATGTGTATAAATCTTTTCATAATTCTGAATTGTATCCTAATATTTCGAAATCTTTTTTAAAGTGATCTGCAACAATTTCTTTAAGTTCGTAATTGTAATAACTTTCCGGATTAGCTTTTATAGATTTGTTTTCGATCGGAAATTCTGCATCTATTTTTAAGTATTGTTTTAGTTCTTGTAAATTCTCTAGTTTGAAAATTTTATCAACCAACATTTTATCCCAATGAAATTGTTTTTCTAATTCTCTTATCGACATTGGCCCAAAAACAGCATTTTCGATTGGTTTATGAATTTTCATGACCTGAAGAGTTATGAGATTTTCTGTTAATTTATTTTTAACAAATTCTTCAAAAGTGCAGTTTCCGATCTTGTTTTTATTGTAATTATAAAAACTAATTAATCTGGTATACGGATTTCTTACAACAGTAAATTTAAAACTATCCTCATGTTCAAACATTGCGGCATGAGAATGCTTTTTGTTCTTTTTAAAATTTTTACCCATTAAAAAATCAAAATTATTGTCATTTAGGAATTTAGCAACCGATGTGCCTCCACATTTTTCAATGTGTATAAATCTTACAGGAGTAACCATGAAAATATTTATGCATTAGGTGCCGTTATAAATAAAGTCATGAGTAAAATTGTATTAGTTACAGGCGGGTTTGATCCAATTCATACCGGACATATTTCATATCTCACCGAAGCAAAAAAACTAGGCGATGTTTTAATTGTAGGAGTCAATAGCGATTCTTGGCTTATTCGTAAAAAAGGAAAGCCGTTTATGCCTAGCGAAGAACGAGCCGGAATCGTTCAAGCGTTACGAATAGTAGATGTTGTAATTCAATTCGCTGACGATTACGACACAGATAACAGTGCAACGAAATTTATTAAGGACACCCTCGAAAATTATCCAGAACATGAAGTAATTTTTGCTAACGGCGGCGATAGGACTGACGACAATATTCCTGAAATGACTGTTAACAATCCTAGATTAAGTTTTGTATTCGGCGTCGGCGGCACTGATAAAAAGAATTCTTCAAGTTGGATTCTTGATGAGTGGAAGACACAAAAAACAGAAAGGCCTTGGGGATATTGGCGTGTACTTGATAACAAACCCGAAAAGGGCTACAAAGTAAAAGAATTAGTAATACTTCCAGGCAAAAGTTTATCCGATCAACGACACTTTAAGAGATCGGAGGACTGGCGAATCTTAGAAGGTATAGTAAAAATGGAGACTGAATATGAAGGTATTAAAGACGTTGTTCATCTCACACAAAACAGTTTTACTTATAGTATAGGCAAGGATGTTTGGCATAAAGCTAGTAATCCAGGAACAGACCCAGCACATATTTTAGAGATACAGTGGGGTGAAGAATGTGTTGAAAAGGACATAGAAAGGAGAAATACATGATCCCAGTTTTTATAGGATATGATCCTAGAGAAGCAATAGCATACCACGTGTGTGTTAATTCAATTATAAGACACGCTAGCGGCCCTGTTCAGATTATTCCATTGGCACTTAGTCTATTAGGTGACTACGAAGAAAAGCACACTGATGCTTCTAATCATTTTGTATACAGTCGATTTTTAGTCCCGCATCTTATGAGTTATAAAGGATGGGCAATCTTTATAGACGGTGATATGATTGTGCGAGATGATATCTACAAACTATGGGAACTAAGAGAAAGTGACAAAGATGTAATGGTTGTAAAGCACGATTATCAAACTAAAATGACAGAAAAATATCTAGGCAGTAAGAACGAAAACTACCCTAGAAAGAACTGGTCGAGTGTTATTCTTTGGAACTGCCAAAATCATCCTAATCGAAGACTGACTCCTGAATATGTACAGAATGCTACAGGTGCAGAACTACATAGATTTCAACACCTTGATGATGAACGTATTGGAGAATTGCCCATCGAATGGAATTGGTTGCCGGACGAGTATGGCGAAAATCAAGATGCAAAACTTTTGCATTATACATTAGGTACTCCTAGTTTTCACGAGTTTGCGACAACACCGATGGGGGACGAATGGCATCGTGAACGTATCCTAACAGAATACTGCGAACAACACGATTTATGATATTTTTAAGCAAAGGCGGAAAAGATCCATACGTTAACATGTTTGCAAAAGGATGCAGGTCTGTTTCGGTCGATCCTGATGAATTTGAGTATGATACATCGACCGATGCAATTGTATTAAGAGGTATTTTAAAAAAGAAAATTATTCATAAGTGCTGGAGAAATAATCGAACTTTTTTTTATATGGATACTGGATACTTCGGAAACGAAATAAGTAAATCTAATCCGCAAGGTTGGAAGTTTTGGCACAGAATTGTAAAGAATGATCTTCAACATACTAAAATTAAAGATGTGCCAGATGATAGATTTCAAAATTTTAAGAAAAAAATTAAACCCTGGAAGAAGGACGGACGTAAAATTTTAATTGCAGCCCCAGACGATAAACCGATGAAGTTTTATGGTTTAACATTAGATACTTGGCTGAATGAAACAATTAACGAAATTAAAAAATATACTGATCGGCCGATCGAAGTCAGAAAGCGCGATCCAGAAAGAATAAACAGAACAGTTCATAAACCTTTTTTAGAAGCAATACACGACGACGTATTTGCATTGGTTACATTTAACAGTAATGCAGCCGTTGAATCTATTTTTGAAGGAATTCCTGTTTTCCCCCTTGCACCTTCGAGTGCTGCCAAGCCGGTGAGTAAACAAGATCTGTCACTTATCGAAAAACCTTACTACCCAGACTCTGATCTAGTGTATCGTTGGGGGTGTTCCTTGGCATATGGACAATTCCATTCAAACGAGTTACGATCAGGAAAAGCAAAGGAACTTATGCAAATTTAATGAAAGAAGACAAAACATCTTTGGAAAAATCTCTAGTTGACGGCTCTGGTAATGCTTGCACAACTGATCCTGTTAATAAAACCAAACCATTAGTTGTTAGAGGAGTTATTAAAAAGGATCATGTTGAACAATGTATAAACGATAAAAGAGATTTTTATTATATAGATACAGGGTATCTTGGAAACTTCCCTAGTCTTGGAAACCCTAACGGAAAAAAGATTTGGCATAGGGTCGTTAGAAATGAAAATCAGCACTCTATACTGAGAGATGTACCCGATGATCGATGGCAAAATCTTGTAAAACAAGATCCTAGTCTTAACTGGTCCGGCTGGAAAAATTATAAGAAAAAAATATTATTAGTAATGCCGAACCCAAAAGCTTGTCGATATTACAACTTTGATTACGATACATGGGTTGATCAGACAAAAAAAGATATCGCGAAATATTCAGATCTACCAGTTGAAATTAGAATAAAAGGTTCTAGGGTTTATAGGAATAGAGAGTACTCTATTTACGATGCATTTGATAGTGGTGTATATGCGACTGTTGCATTTAACAGTATTGCAGCTGTTGAGTCAGTATTGTATGGCATACCTGCATTTGTTAGTGTACCATGTGCCGCAAGCCCGATAGCGTCTACCGACCTGTCAGAACTTGAGAACCCATTTAAGCCTACAAAAGAGTTGATATATAAACAAGCCTGTAATTTAGCATACGGACAGTTTACACTTGACGAAATACAAAACGGAACAGCATGGAAAATAACACAGAAGTACAAAAAATGAAATTATTATTAAACAATAAAGAAATTGCACATTTTCTATTAAGTTGCATTGATCATACTACTTTCTTAAAAAGTCTTCCAGAATTTGATCACGAAACGTCTGAGTTCTTAGCGGAGTTTGTAAGAAAAAATCCTATCCCGACAATAAAAAGCAATTATACCGTTAAGAAAAAATTAAAAGAAAAATTATTCAAAGCTGTAATGCACGATTCTAGAAAATATCGACAGCTTCTTACAGAATCTTTAGCTGTAAGAAAAGAAAATTATTATAATCTAGTTCATAAAAATATAGATTATTTTATTGATAAGATTGGTCTTGAAACCATTTTTAAACTCTATCAGCAAAGCGATTACAAAAACTTTGTTAAGGGTACCGGACTAAGTATAGATCCGACGGGAGAGTTTATTCGCCGAAAAGATTTCAATGATTATCGTGCAGACTGTTTAATAAGAAACACAGTAGGAAATGAGGACTTACTAGTAACAAAAGTCGATAGCAATTTTCCGTTTTGGTTTGTCGACAGCGGATATACAAATTTTTTAGAACCGAACAAAAAATGGCATCGTTTGGTTAGAAATCATTTACATTATGGAAAATATTTCGATGCTCCTGCTGATAGATTAGGTATTTTTAAATCGTTTCCTAAACCTTGGCGAGATTCCGGAGATAAAATTTTAGTTATCGAGCCTGGCCCGTTTGCCGCTCAAGTCTTCCACGTAGATCTTAAAAGTTGGAAGTACGATGTAGAAACAGAATTGAAAAAGTATACAGATAAAAAAATTGTTTTTCGAGAAAAAGCTCCTAAAAGAGAAAGAACACGGCTTTATAAGGAATTGCTAAATGAAGATTATTACTGTATTGTGAATATTAATTCAAATGCTGCAACAGAAGCAATATGGGCAGGAGTACCCGCAATTACTCTCGATAGGCATATAACAAATCCTGTTACAAGAAATAAATTATCAGATATTAATGATCTATATAAAGGAAATATTGCGAACTGGTTATGCATGTTAAGTTACAGCCAGTTTACAAAAGAAGAGTTAATGAATGGAACAGCTTATAACCTGGTAAAAAAATACAATGTCTAAGTTAACAGCGGTTGCTTACTATAAAGGAATACCTTTAAAAAATAACAATCCCGAAAAGCCACAAATACTAGATAATTTCATATCCGGTGTACAAGCGTCCGGAGATACGGCTATTGCTCATAAAGGAACAGATATTATACCCTGCGATGTTGCATTGATACAAGGATTCGTTCACGAGCACGGTAAAACAGCTCCGCATCTTCAATTACGAAAAAAGGCATACGAAACGCAAATTAAAAACAATAAAAAAGCATTGATAGTAGATAGTAATTTGTTTCTATATGCAGATCCTAAAAATGTTAATCATTATCTCCGATATAGTTTTAATGGAGTTTTTCCTACGACTGGATTTTATTTTAACGAGCATGTTGATCCCACCAGGTGGAAAAAAATAAGTAACGATTTAAATATTTCATTAAAACCTTGGCGAACCTCCGGTAATCATATTTTAATTTGTCTTCAACGAAATGGCGGCTGGAGTATGCGAGGGTTACATGTAATGGAATGGTTAGATAAAACAATCGCTGAAATTAGGTCGTATTCACGGAAACGTCCTATTATTGTTCGCGCACATCCAGGTGATAAAAAAATAAGACAGTATCTGAGAATAAATCACAAAAATGTAACAATTAGTAACTCTCCTAATTTAATTAATGATCTTAAAAATGCGTGGGCAACAGTTGTATATAATTCTAGTCCTGCAGTTGCTAGTGCTATAGAAGGAATACCTGTGTTTTTAACAGATCCTCTTCCAACGCATAGTCAGGCCTATCCTGTTGCTAATGTCGGATTGTCAAAGTTAGAGACTCCAGATTTTCCAGATAGACAAGAATGGATCGAACGATTATCTATGTGCCACTGGAATTTTAAAGAATTAAAAAGCGGCGAAGCATGGCAATTCTTTAGAAAATATATTACTTAAATTTTTGCCAGTAAGGTTCTGTTCTAGGAACTTTAAGATCGTCTCTTTTACTCATCCCTAAATTTTTCCTACCGCCTTTGAGATGATCTAACCATGCTCCCCAATCTGAATTAATAAGTGGATGACCTTCACCTGAACTCATCCCTGCTCTTGGTCTAATATCGTATAGACTGGCGGCCCAGTCATGTTGTTTAAGATTAGGTATAGTTTTTCTAACACCATCGAATACAAAACTATCATGCCATTCAGCCATTTTAAAAATACCATTCTCAGCATCATCGTACACACGCTGAAATTCTTTTAAAAATAATTGTATATTAGGAGATGTTAAATTCATAGCGTACAGTCCGCACTCACTGTATTTGCCTTTGCGTCCTAGATAGCATAACTCTTGTTTTCCAGGTAACATACGATTTAAGTCTTTCATAGTAATAGTACTGTGACAGATTGTATCAGCATCCATCCAGAACAGCCACTCTGTATTGCATTTTTTCGCACAATCAAATATAGCATACACCTTATGAGCAAATCTCACAGCATCCCATTTAAAACCTTTTCCAGAATCTTTGCGTTTGCTTCTAATAGGATCGCTACTTACATCGCCATTTGCTTTAGGAACACCTCGCCATTTGTTTTTAAAATTTGTAAGTTCTTGTACTGAATCTAAATCAGTTAAAACTATTCTTGAATGGTCGGGTACTTGAGGATTACATTTTTCCGGGTATACATACAGTTTAACTTCCTCAGGCCAATTGTCAATAAATGTATTAATCATACGCTGACCGTACTGTTTTAGTCCTGCTTCGTGAAACGTTGTTACTACTGAAATTGTCATTTTATTTTTTTCCAAATATGAAAGAATCCGTGCTGAGATCTAGGTCTATAATGATATTCCCATAGACTTTTTGAGTAATTTCTTTCTATACATTCATTGCCTTCGATTGCAATATCGGGTTTATGTTTTATTATTATAGGCATTAAATAGTCAATATCGTTAATCTTTTCTAAATCTATAAACAATACACTTACATCTAATATACTGTTTAAGTCGCTGTTTTTTTCTCTAAAAATTAAATTTTTTTGCTTGAACGGTGCGTGGTCGTTAATAAGAAACACACTAGGAAAACAATACAAAATATCTTCTAAGTGTCCAAACCCTTGTCCGTAAACTACAGCATTAAACTGTGTCGAAAACGATTTAGCTACTCTTTTCTTAAATTTATTCATTCTCAAAATTTTATTGTTCAAACAATCTATAATCTAGTTGATTTTCTATAAATTCTAGATTGTTAATATTTTCTTCTGTTAACACATTTCTTAAAAATCCATCATTTAGGTTAGCAGGACTACTTGATATAATCGAGGAAGAAATTTTATCTGCTAAAATACCGTGGTTTTGTAAACACATGTGATTAAATCTTATATCTTGGAATCCGTGTCCTTTTATTGCATAGTGTCCTTCGGGAAATTCACCATGCTGTATAAGATTTAGATCCCCGTCTGCTATATTTAATAAAGGCCAATCATTGGAATCGATTCCTAAATCGAAAGATGGAACTATACATATATTTTTTAAGTTTCGTCGTCTTACAACATCGTGCAACCATCCTAACTTATACAGTTGGTTAGCTTCGTCTACTTCTTCGTTTTGAAGATGTAACAAGTAATCTTTGATTGCAGAAGCTTTCTTTCGATCTTTAACCCACTTGTGTACTTCGGTTATTCCTATACCTACTTTGTGAATTTTTGAAACATTATCTGCATTAACAAAATTACTCATTTCGGGTTCATCCTTAATAAACCATTTACGAGTGTAATCGGTTAGAGTAATTAGTAATACATCATCTGAATTCATTTCTTCGAGAAACTTTATTATCATAAACCAGCAATAGTCTTGCGATACCCCGGGCAAACTAAAATTTAAAAGTTTAGTACATTTTAATTTACCTGCAACTTGTAAAAACCACAAAGGTCTGTTTGCAGGCGGCAATCGAGCTTCGTTGTGCTGATAACTAAAACTGTCTCCTACTACATATAAAGTTTTGCTCATATATCTAATTTTGTCCTTGAAAATATTTTTTAGATTAAATACTCTGATAATATTTAGTAAAGGATTATGCGTTTTAGATTATATCGTGAAAATGGAGCATTAAACTCTCAACCAGTGTTTGATGCATTCGAACAAGGATTAAAGAAACTTGGACATACCGTTGTAAATTCGGGCGAAGATATTCCTGTGATATGGAGTGTTCTCTGGCACGGAAAAATGGCCAGTAATAAACCAATATGGGATAAATTTAGAAATCAAAAACGTCCAGTGGTGGTCTTAGAAGTTGGCGGTATCAAACGAGGAACAACATGGAAGGTAGGTGTTAATGGGATTAATAGAGATGCTTTTTTCGGTGATGCTGGGAATGATAGTAGGCGTTGCGATCTACTTAATCTTAGACTAAAGCCTTGGCGAACAGACGGAGAATGTATTTTACTTTGTGGACAACATGATCGAAGTCATCAGTGGAATATGTTACCTAGTATGGAACGCTGGGTTGTAGAAACTGTTGAAAGTATTCGAAACTACACAGCCCGTCCTATCGTGTTTCGTCCGCACCCTAGGTGCCCTGTTGCTAATATTGAAAAGAGATTTAAAAATGTTATTAGACAACAACCTAAGCAAATACCCGGCAGCTATGACGATTTCGATATGCAATTTCAAAATATTTATTGCACTGTTAGTTGGACCAGCAACCCAGGGATACATTCGGTAATAGAGGGTGTGCCCAGTTATACCTCACCGTCAAGCCTAGCCTGGGACGTCAGCATCAAAAGCCTTACCAATCTGGAAAATCCTCCCCTGCCCGACAGAACACAATGGCTCAACGACTACGCCCACACCGAATGGACGGTGGAAGAAATAGCCCAAGGAATACCGCTTAACAGACTGGAGTTATTACTTGATTGACTTCTTGTTATAAATCTATTATAATAATTACATGTCTGAAACTATTTTTATCGAAGATGTGTTTATTAATTTCTATGACGATGTTATCGTAAATAGAATCCCTATCTTAACACAAGACAAACAACCCATGGCTAGTTTTTATAATCTTTTAGTGCAAGGGCAACGGATTACTACAAATCAATCTAATTTTATTATTCGCATTTTAAAAAAATACAAAGATAGCTCTTATGTTATTAAAGATATCGATTTAGATAACCCTGTCTGGAAAAGAGAGTTTCGAACAATTGATACAAGTAGAAAAGCTTTTGTAGAATATGACGATGACGGAGTTTATTGGATTTGTTTAAAATTTCCTTACCAATTAAAAAACATTGTAGAAAAAGATATATTAGGGAATGGTTATCAATATTACGGTGAGAATAAATGGGATAAGGATCGAAGATTAAGATTACTAAATTTATTAGATTATAATATTATAAAAACCTACGAATTTTTAAAAAGTTATAACTTTGAAATAGAAGAAAGCTTTTTTGATGCGTTATCATTAGTTGAAGAAATTTGGGAATCAGCTGATAACATTTTAAAATTTTCAACTGTTGATAATAATAGTGTAACTTTGCATAATGCTTCAAACGATAGTATTGAGTATTTTAAAAAGCATAGTACAAATAATATAAACGATGATCTTTTTTTAGCAAAACAGATGCAATTTAATTTAAACAAAATTTGTACAACACCTATTGAAAAAATTGCATCTTCTGAAGAAAGTAACTTTTGGGTCAGATCGTTTAAACAATTTTTCGACATCACTGAATCTATTACCGGAACTATAGCAATTTTGTTAGATCGATCAGACGACTACGAAGAATGGTTAAAAAACTTTGCTAGGAGTGTAGAAAGTTATGGCATTGAAAAGAATAATATTAGAATATGCTTTAGGGCTAACAATACAGAAAATAAAGAATTTAATAATTGGGTAAAAGAAAATAATTTTGCAGGAAAAATTGAAAATCAAAAATATCTTATTTTTTTAAATAAACCTCCTAAATGGTTGTTTAAAATGGAAAACTCTGTTAAAATAATAGGTACAAATTGTTTGTTCTTGCCATCTACACATATCTCAAGAACTTGGTTTGAAAATCATCCGTGTGTGATATATTTGGGTGATGTAAAGCCTTCATTAAGGGAATCTAATTTTGTCGAGCTGTAAACTAGTAATCAAAGATGAAGTTAACATAAAAGTTGACGGACTCTCCGTAGAAACAAGACGAAAAATAGTTAACAAACTAAAGTACGAGCTTCCGTATGCTCGTCATATGCCTGCATTTAAACTAGGTCGCTGGGACGGTACTGTTTCGTTCTTTGGTATCGGAGGCACTGGATATTTGGCACATCTAGACGTTATTCTTCCTATCATCGAGAACGACGGTTATTATATCGAAGTAGAAGATCAACGTATCCACGGCGAATTTAAATTTGATTTGATCGGTGAGGATTACTGGAGTTCACAAGGAAAGACTTGGCCGGAAGGACACCCTGCTGCCGGGCAACCTATTGTGCTTCGCGACTATCAATACGATGTTGTTAACAAGTTTCTAGAGAATCCACAAAGTCTACAAGAAGTTGCTACAGGTGCAGGCAAGACACTTACCACAGCAACACTGAGTCACTTATGCGAAAAGTATGGTCGCACAATTGTTATTGTTCCTAACAAAAGCCTTGTGGTACAAACAGAAGAAGATTATCTAAATCTAGGACTAGACGTTGGTGTATACTTCGGCGATAGAAAAGAGCTAGGGCGTACACATACTATTTGCACGTGGCAGAGTCTAAATGTTCTTGACAAAAAGAAATATGACGAAGAAGCATTAACAGTGGCAGAGTTCGCAGAAGATGTGTGTGCTATCATTGTTGACGAAGTACATCAAGCAAAGGCCGATGTTCTTAAAAAACTTCTTACACAAAACTTTCGTAATTCTCCTATACGCTGGGGACTAACGGGCACAGTGCCTAAGGAAGATCACGAGTTCCAAGGCATTCTTGCAAGTATTGGGCCTGTAATCAACCAAGTATCGGCACACGACTTACAACAAAAAGATGTCCTTGCCAAACTAAACATCAATATTTTACAGACCAAAGATGTAGAAGAATTTAGAAACTATCAAGAAGAATACACTTGGCTAGTTACCAATAGCAATCGCTTAGACTGGATCGGAGACAAGATCAAAGAGTTTTCTCAGTCAGGTAATACACTGGTATTGATCAACAGGATCGATACTGGAAACAAATTAATGGAAAGACTTCCAGATGCATCGTTTGTTAAAGGTGATGTGAAACTAGATGACAGAAAGGATCATTATGATGAAATTAAAAACGCAGACAATAAAATTATTATTGCAACCTATGGTGTTGCCGCAGTGGGAATTAACATACCCCGCATTTTTAATCTTGTTCTTATCGAGCCTGGAAAGAGTTTTGTAAGAGTAATTCAAAGTATTGGTAGAGGCATTCGTAAAGCAGAAGATAAAGATTTTGTTCAAATATGGGATCTTACTTCTACCTGTAAGTATGCAAAGCGTCATCTAACAGAACGTAAGAAATATTACAAAGAAGCACAATACCCATTTCAAATCACAAAGGTAGACGTATGACACAGATATTAACACTAGAAAATAAAGCATTTGATCTAAACGATCTTCCTGAAGAAGTTGATGACATAAGATTTTCTGTACTTGATAATTCGAATAACCAAGATCCAGATTTTTTCTTTATGCCTTTAATATTTTTAGAAAGCTTTAACAGTCCTGCTATCTTGCTAAACATTGGCGGATACGAAATTCAAATGCCTCTCGATTGGTGTATGCTTGTTGGTGATAGGGACTGTGGTTTAGATCCTGAAGTACTTCCGTTAACCAGCATTAATGAAAGAGGGTTTGAAGCATTTTCTATTAATCCTATTAACGGGTTTCGTATAGAATATTATCCTGTAGAGATTGTTAATATTTTTCAAGATGTTAAATGGTATTTTCCTAAAATGAAAAACGGACAATTACTAACAGTTCCGATAGGCGAAGGCGAAAATCCGCCTTGTGTCTATTTTGTAAAAGAAATAAGTAGGCAAAGCGAAGTATTGATTTTGAACAATCTTCTTTAATGATATGTTAAAAGTTTTAGTAATAAGCGACAGCTTCGAAACAACAGCAAAAGGAATGAAAAAATAATGGCCGTTATGATTAACGATCCTTATCACTGTACCTTTATCCATATTCCGAAAAATGCAGGGAACAGTGTAAGCGACTGGATGCGTCAAAACTTCCCCACAAAAACTACAAAAAGAAAACAACATTGCGATATTAACACAGCATATAATCTTCTAGGAAATCTAGGTTGGAAATTCTGTGTAATTAGAAATCCTTGGGACTATGCTGTTAGTTGGTATACTTTTAAGATAGATGCTGCTAAGGTTAGAATTAACATGGTCAAAAACAATCCTTCGTTAGCAAATAGTCATAAAGAAAAATATAACGTTGAGACACAACAACAACAAATAGATAGATTAGAAGCAGAAGGGTTCGATGGCTGGCTTAAACGAACTAGTAGAGGATCTCAGCTTTTGTGGGCCAAAAACTGCGACTATTGGATCAGATTAGAAAATTTATCAGATGATTTTAAGGAAGTTCAGACACGGTTAAATTGTTTCGAATCGTTAGGACACTCTAATAAAACCAGAAATAGGACATCGTATAAAGATTATTATACAAGTCAAGAACTAATTGATATAGTAGCAGATAAATGGAAAGATGACGTCGATGCTTTTAGATACGACTTTTAACAAAACTTTTGGTGCATTTTTTTACACAATAAATAGCTTAGAGGTATTATATGATCGCAGGAAAAGTTTGGGGTAAAACAGAATTGTTAGAAGCTAACGGTGTGTTAGAATTTCATCGTATCGAATCTAGAAAAGGCGGCGTGTGTTCAAAACACAAGCACAAGCATAAGTGGAATGGGTTTTTTGTAGAAAGCGGAGAATTAGTAATTCGTGTCTGGAAAAACAATTATGATCTAGTGGACGAAACTGTGTTAGGTCCAGGACAATACACAAAAGTTGCTCCTGGAGAATATCACCAGTTCGAAGCAACTAAAGACACGGTTGCTTTTGAACTGTATTGGGCGGAGTTTGATCACGACGATATAGAACGAGACACTGTAGGATTTAAAAAGTAATATGGGGAAGAAAGTTAAGAGATCATGGTTAGAAGTATGGTCTTGGAAATCTTTTTCTGAAAACAGAGAAGAAAATTTTGAAGTATTAGATTCGTACTTAAATTTTAAACCACAAAATATATTAGACATTGGTTGCGGACTAGCATACGAATCTGAAAAATTTCAAAAAAAATATAACACAAACTTGTATCTGCTCGACGGCGATGCCGAAGACACCAAAGAGAATAGCAGAGATATCAAGTATGGCGCAGTCGACGATTTTAAATTTTATAATTCAATTGTAGATTTAAAAAATTCATGGGATGATCGAAAGATTCAATACAACTTTGTTGATGCAAACAAAGTTGAGATTCCTAACGAAATTAAGTTCGATCTAATATATTCATTGTTAAGTTGTGGGTTTCATTATCCGGTTACAACTTATAAACATCTTATAGATAAACATTCTACAGACGATACTGTAATTGTTATGGATTTTCAAAAATCATCCATAGGTCAACAAATGCAATACATTGATGTTATTGATACTATTTCAGAAAATAGCACCGCTGTAAAACTGCATTTTAAGTTTAAGCAATAAATGAACATTTTATCTGATTTTGAAAATATAAATGGAAATTTTGTCCATCCTTCGGCGGTTGTGTATTGGGATAGGATTAATATCGGCACAGGAAATGTAATTCACCCATATGTGTGTATCGGAACAGATGCACAGCATATAAGAGAACCTTCAACTGGAATTATTGAGATCGGTAACAATAACATATTTCATTCTCATTCATGTGTAACTATGCCTACTAAATTTTCAAAAAAAACTGTAATAGGTAATGATTGTTATTTTATGACAAATTCGATGGTGCATCACGATTGCGTCATAGAAGACGGCGTAACCATGAGTAACAATTGTGTGTTGTCTGGACATGTACATGTGATGCAAGGCGCTATTATTGGTTTAAACTGTAATGTACATCAATGGCAAGTTATCGGTTCGTATTCTATGTTAGGAATGGGAACTATTGTAACTCCTAAAAACAGAATTGTTCCCGGAAACGTGTATGTCGGAACACCTGCAAAAGTATTAAAGCCTAACATAATAGGCCTAGAAAGAAACAAAATCGATGACAACATGTTATTAGATGAAACTGATAGATTTGAAAATATATATAGAGATTTACATAAATGATATTATTAATTGGACACGGATACTGGGGTAAAAACATTGCAAAGACTTTGAATAAAGATCTTTATGCGGTGTGTGATTTTTCACAAGAAGTTCTTGAAGAGATTGCGATTAAATATCCTCATACACTATGTTACAATAACATAGAAGATGCATTGGCAGATGAGAACATTACGTCAGTTATAATTGCGACAAAAGCTGCAACACATTTTGAAATTGCTAAAAAAGTTATATCGACAGGAAGAGATTTGTGGATAGAAAAACCTGCATGTGTTACATTAGAAGAAACAAACAAATTAATAGATCTAGCTGAAGAAAAGAATGTTCAAATATTTGTAGATCACATAATGTGTCATGATTCTACTATAAAACATTTAAAAAATAAGATCGATATATCTGATCCGATATATTTTGAAAGCCATCGATTACATCAAGGATTGTATCAACCGGATACAGATGTAATATATGATTTAGCTACTCATGATTTAAGTATTATCGATTATCTGTTTCCAGGAATAAAACTTATAAAAAAAGAAATAATAAAAAATAATCATGTAAACAAATTTGCTGATCATGCTATTTTAAATTTCACATTTGATAACGAGTTACGGGCCACTATTATTTGCAGTTGGGTGTCTCCTGTAAAACAAAGACAGATACTAATTCATTGTAATGACAAAATGATCGATTTACAAGGAAGCAGAATTACTTCTAAAACTATAGAAAAATTAGATGAAAAATACTCAGCAAATTCATTTATCGACGAAACTGTGATCGATGTAGAACAACAACCAGGACTGGAAACAGCAATTAATGCATTTAAGAAAATGATTGATAGAAAAGAAACTCCAGTAACAGATATATATCAAGCAAAAAGGATACAAGAATGGATAGAACAGTAGTACCGTTTTTTAATTTACAAGGACTTCATCAAGAATATTTAGATGAGTTAAAAAGTAAAGCATGTGCGGTAATAGAAAGCGGAAACTATATTTTAGGAACACAGCGACTTGAAGAAGAATTTGCTGAATATACTGGAGCATCACATTGTTCCGGTGTAGCAAGCGGAACAGCGGCACTGCACCTAGCATTACTTGCTCTTGGTATTAAGGAAGGTGACGAAGTAATAACAGTAGGTTATACATTCAAAGCTACTGTTGCGGCCATTATGTATGTAGGTGCTACTCCCGTATATGTTGATATCGATAAAGATACATTTTGTATGGATCCAAGTCTTATTGAATCAAAGATTACTGATAAAACAAAATGTATTGTTCCTGTTCATTTGTTTGGTAATGCTGTGGATATGAATGCTGTTATGGCAATTGCAGACAAATATAATATTCCTGTAGTAGAAGATTGTGCCCAGGCACACGGAACAACTATAAACGGAAAGCATGTTGGAACATTCGGAACCGTAGGAGCCTTTAGTTTTTATCCAAGTAAAAATGTTGGTGCACTCGGCGACGCGGGTTGTATTATTACAAACGATGCAAATATACATGAAAATATTTCTGCACTCAGAACATGGAAAGAGGGTGATGTTGGGTATAATTATCGGATGGATAACTTGCAAGCAGAATTTGTTTCTATAAAATTAAAATACTATCCTAAAATTTTAGAAGCAAAACGGGAAGTTGCAGAAAAATATAATCAGTATTTTAGTAATATTAACACAGTGCAAGGAGCCGAACATTCATTTAACATCTATACTGTTCTTGTGAATAATAGAGAAGAAGTCATAGAAAAAATTAAAGATCGTGTGCAAACTCGTGTTTATTATCCAACTCCTGTAAGTTTGTCCAAGCCTTATATTTTCAATCAAGATAATTTAGATAATACAAACTTGCTTGCTACAAAACAATTAAGTTTGCCAATATACCCAGGAACAAATTATAACGCGGTTATTGATGCATTTAGAGAATTAGATGATGATAAACTTTGCTCCTTTTTATAAGGACATCAATGCAAGTGAGGTGACTCACAAAAAATTAAAAAGACGAGTGGGCAAAGTAGACTATAGAAAAAATCTACGGCTGTTGCACGAAAGTTTTAAAATGTTTAATCCGTCTGATAATTTTATAGTGCAAACTGATAATAGTACAGATCTCGAATATAAATGCCACAGATCGAATCTATCTCAACTTAATTTAATGGAATCGTTAATTGTTGCTAATTTAAATTACGTAAAAGATAACGTAGGTAAGAGCATTTTGACAGGAGTAGATAATATTGTTTTAGGTTCTGTGCATCATTTTTTTAATGAAGAGTTTGATATAGGATTATACTGTCTAAGCCAACCTAATGACGACGAGAAATTTAATCTTAGCAACGGAGTTGTTTTAGTAAACTCGAATACCAATAACCATGATAAAGTAGTTCATTTTTTTAATGAAAGATATTCTATATATAAAAACTTTGATGAAAAATACAGAACATGGTGGGGTGATATGTTAAGTTTAAATCATTTAGTATCTAGAAAAAATATTGTATCGAAATTCTACGAATCAAATAAAACTAAAAAACATTATGACTTTGACGGATTAAAAATTAAAATTTTTGAAGTCAATAAAGATCATTACAAGTGGGTCGACAGTAACGGCGATTACGATAAAAGCAATGATGATATTATTTTAGATTTTCCTGGAGATAATTCTGTGAAGAAGCATGCAGAAGCAATTCTAAATAATTTAAAATTAGAATATCATAGGTAAAAATATGTGCGGATTTGGTGTATCGAATATTAATAATTTAAAAACGGTCAACGCAAAATGTCAAAAACGAGGCCCTGATTTAACAAATAGCAAAGTTGTAAACGGTATACAATTTTTGCACAATCTGTTACATATTACAGGAGAACAGATTCCCCAACCTTTTATAAAAAATAACATAGCATGTGTTTTTAATGGCGAAATATATAATTACAAATCTTTTGGAAATTACCAAAGTGACGGCGAGTCAATCATCGATGTGTATCTAGCGAACGGAGATAAATTTGTTTCTTTACTCGACGGAGAATTTGCGTTGTGTCTAATTGACTTTTCTAAAAATAAAATAATTATTGCTAATGATGTATTTGCATGTAAACCTCTTTGGTATGAATTTGTTAATGAAAAATTTTGTATTGCATCGTATAACAGTCAACTACAAGGATTAGGATTTAACAACGGTAAAAAACTTAAAGGCAACAAAACAGAAGTTTATGATCTAAAAACACTAAAATTAATTTCTAGTTTTGATAATATTATTTTTGATCTAACCCAACACAAAAATACTTACGACGATTGGATCTATGCATTCCAGAACAGTATTTCAAAAAGAATTGCAAATACCGATAAAGGTATGTTTATTGGTATGAGTTCGGGTTATGATAGCGGAGCAATTGCTTGTGAATTAGAAAATCAACATGCTAATTTTAAAGCATATTCTATTATAAACAACGAAAACAATGAAATTTTAACTCGGCGATTTGCCAAGATTACCGATGCAGAACCGTTTACATTAACTTCAAACGAATTTCAAAAGTGGAAAGGTGAACTTAGACATAACTGTGAAAATTTTCAGTATCAAGATCATTTCTTTAACTATGACATCAAAAAAGATCAAGCCTCTATGGGGTTATCTGCAATTTGTCATAGAGCTAGTTTAGACGGAAGACGCATTTACTTTAGTGGTCAAGGTGCTGACGAAATACTAAGCGATTATGGATTTGCAGGAAAACGCATTTATAAACATAGTAGTTTTGGAGGATTGTTTCCAGAAACACTAGAAGGATTTTTTCCTTGGCATAGCTTTTGGGATGGAACCCAAGTGCAATATTTAAATAAAGAAGAATATGTTGCTGGACATTTTGGTATAGAAACTCGATATCCGTTTTTGGATAGAGACCTAGTTCAAGAATTTTTATGGCTATCAACGGAATTAAAAAATAAAAAATATAAAAATGCCCTGGCAGAATACTTAGAACAAAATAATTTTCCGTTCGAAGCATCAGAAAAAAGAGGCTTTCATGTTACAGAAAAAGGAAAAGGAATAGGTAAAGTTAAATGAAAATAGTTGTTGCCGGTGATAAAAACTTTAAACCATATGTTGATAAAGCTGTTGAATATAATAATAGATTAGGATACGAAACCTTGGTTTACGATCTTGGAGAGCTAGGATATGGTAAATCATTTATAGGAAGAGTAGGCACCGAAAACAATGCAAAAATACCTTGTAAACCACATATTATTGAAGATGCATTGCTTTCAGCTGAAGATAACGAAACCGTAATTTGGCTTGATGCTGATGCCTTGATAGTTCAACCAATTAACGAAATAGAAGCTGATATATTCGATATTGGAGTAACTGTAAGACAGCCTAAACAAAAAGAACATCCCTTACCTATAAATGCTGGTATTGTGTTTGCAAAGAAAACTGAAAATGCTCTAAGATTTATCAAAGAATGGAAAACCTTGTCCGATCAAGGGATAAGCGATCAACCACCGTTAAATAAATTATCAGCTGTGAATTCTACAAACATCGGGGACACAGTAGTACGAAATGATGTATTAATTAAAGTCTATCCTTGTGCAATTTATAATAATTTTTATTTCGCAAAGAAAAAATCACCTCATGCAAAAATTCTTCATTATAAATCAAAATTAAGATATTTGTATCCTCTAGACGGAGAAACTTATGATATCAGATAATCTTAAAAAAATGTATCAGGATATCCACCGTAACACACCGTTCGGTAAGCGAGGAAAGTTTCCAAGGCATTTAGAAAAATATATTTTAGAAAAACAGCCAAAGACTATATTAGACTTTGGTTGCGGCAAAGGCAAACTTATCGAGAAGATTAAAGAAACATTTCCTGACATCATTGTAGATGGATATGACCCGGCCAATCCAGAATTTTCTAAATCTATAGATAAAAAATATTTCGATATGATAATTTCTTCGGATGTATTAGAACACGTAGAACCTGAATATATAGAAGAAACATTAGAGTATTTAAGAAAAAGAAGTAAACATTTTTATCATCTTATAGCTTGTAGCCCTGCAAAATTAATACTGCCTGATGGAAGAAATGCACATTTGATTATAGAAAGTCGCAACTGGTGGAACTCAAAATTTAATAAATTAGGATATAAAGTTTTAAAAGACGATTGGCAAGAATTTGAAAAAACTCCCAAAGGTACAAATAAAAAAATGTTGATAAAAAAATACTTTGTGATGGGCGAATCGAATGTCTAAACTTAGTCCAGGTGAGCCATTAATATACGAAAGAGCTAGCGGGGTTGTTTATGCTAGGTACCGAGACCGTCCGGATATAGAACGCTGGATAATAGGAGGCGACCCAGATGCAGTTGCAAAAGCAAAAGGCGAACTATTGAATTGGGGAGAGTGGGAGAATCTACAAAGATTAGCTAACAATAATCCTACTCTAAAAAAACAACTTGACAAAACTATAGCTTTGTATTATATTATTAAAGATGGCAGATAAACTCACACTTAAAGAAATACTAGCGGCTGTAGATATGGATGCAAAATATCTATGGGATGAACTTACAGACGATCAACGCAAGAGCATTGTTTTCTTTACTCTTAATCGATACATTAGCAATGTTGAAGGAAGTAGAGAAATGCAAGAACACTTTACACTACTAGCCAATGAACGATTTAACAAAAATTTATTTTTATTTTTAAGTAAGCATCCTAAGCTATGCTGGCAGTTAGCATGTAGTTGTGCTCACGAAAGCAAGCAGATTCGTTTTCATCCTTGGCTTAAAGTAAAGAAAGAAAAAAATAAAAAGATCGAATTTTTAGCAGAACTATTTCCAGAAAAGAAAAGAGCAGACATTGAAACAATCGCCGCCATTACTTCAGACAAAGAAATTAAAGAATACTGTAAAAGCCTTGGATGGGACAAAAAAGCAATCGATGGAATTAAACTTTAAATGTGAATATTGCGGTAAAAAATTTGCCCGTGAAAAAACTCTTATAGTACATGTGTGTGAAAAGAAACGCAGACACCTTGCTAGAAATGAAAAACATACACAAATGGCGTTGCAAGCATATCAAAAATTTTATCAGGTAGCACAACCTAGCACAAAACCTAAAACATTTAACGATTTCGTGAGCAGTCCGTACTACAATGCATTTATTAAATTCGGTAGCTTCCTGGTAAATACTTCTCCTATATATCCAGAAAGATTTATAGAATGGGTTATTAAAAGCGGAGTAAAGTTAGATCACTGGTGTCGTGATGCATTGTATGATCAATATGTTCAAGAACTAATTAAGATCGAACCTGCCGACGGTGCTATACAACGAACTATTCAAACTATGATGGATTGGGCTGACGAAAACAATTCTGCCTGGGAACACTACTTCAAGTATGTTAATCTAAATCGAGCAACACATCATATCAAAGAAGGACACATATCTCCGTGGCTTCTTTTAAATACACGAGCTGGAAAGGAACTACTTCAGAATATGAACGACGAACAACTTGAAATTATCGGTCTTGTTATCGATCCAAAATATTGGATAAAACGTTTTAAAGATCATCCAGCTGATCATGTTCTAGTAAAAGAAGTTATTGAAGAGGCTAAAATACTTTGAAAATATTAATAATGGGATTACCAGGATCCGGAAAAACACACTTAGCAGAACGTTTACAAAAACAACTAGGCTATGCTTGGTATAATGCAGATGCTGTAAGAGAAATGGCAAACGATTGGGATTTTACTTCGGAAGGTCGACTTCGACAAGCTAAACGTATGCGACATATTGCAGACTTTGAAAAGAGTGAAGGAAGGATCGTAATGTGCGATTTTGTATGTCCAACCGAACAAGCCAGAGAGATGTTTGACGCGGATATTAAAATCTGGGTTGATACTATCACAGAAGGCAGATTTGAAGACACAAACAAAATGTTTGAGCAACCAAAAAATGTTGATTTTCGTGTAATCAAGCATCTAAGCGATAATGAAATAACAAGTTTAGGAAATCAAATACAAGAAGCTATTGTATGACAGAAACAGTAGAAAGGAAACGACATGTTGCAAAAGCTATTACATGGCGGGTGATAGCAAGTATTACTACAGCACTAATTGCATTTGCTTTTGGGTTACCACCGAAAGCTGTAGGAGGAGTATTCGTCGCAGATTTGATAATCAAATTTGTACTGTACTATGGACACGAGCGTCTATGGTATAAACATATCAAGTATGGAGTTAAAAATGAAAAAGAAGTTTGATTGGAAAAAGCCTACCACACAGATGTTAGGCAGATGGCAACCGTGGCACGACGGACACACTGCACTGTTTAAAAAAGCATTGATGGAAACAGGACAGGTATGCATAATGATACGCGACGTTGGTGGTATCGTAGGTGAAGATGCCAGCGGTGGACGCACAGCATCACAGGACGATAATCCGTTTGATGTACACACTGTGAAAGAAAATATTCGTGTGGGACTATTAAAAGAAGGATTTACATATGGTGAAGAATATGTAATTATAGAAGTGCCTAACATTGTGGATATCAGTTATGGTAGAGGTGTTGGTTATACATTTACGCAACATGACTTGGGTGAGGATATGCATCAAATAAGTGCTACAAAAATTAGAGCACAGTTAAGGTCTGAAGGCAAACTGTGATTCGATTTATTCACATACGAAAAAATGGAGGGACCAGCACTTATAAATTTTTAAGAAATAATGGTTTAGATTTCGCATGTGGCAATTCAACAGACATATTTAATGTTTATAATCAACATATCCCTGCTGTTAGATATTCGAATGAGCCTAGTTGGAAGTTTTGTATAATTAGAAATCCGTATAGCAGGACTGTTAGTTTTTATAATTGGACGAAACGCGATAAAAGAAGGTACGGCAATTTATCGTTTGAGTGTTTTATAAAATCAGAAAACTTAGCCGGTCGTGGCCAACATCTTTGGGAACTACAAACAGATTATATGCTAGATCTTGAAGATAAAAACTTAATAGATAAGACATTTCGGTTTGAATCATTATCTACCGATGTTCCTGAATATTTTAAAATTGCATCTAAATTTCCTCATCTAAATCGTAGTACGCCTGACAATTATAGAAAATATTATAATGACGAGCTTCAAGAAATAGTATACAATAAACTTAGAAAAGATTTTGAATATTTAGGATATAATAAATGCCTGACATAGATATAGATTTTGTCGATAGAGAAAAAGCATTAGAGTTATTTAAACATACTAGAGCTAGTCGGCGCGAAGAAAATAAACTTGTAAAACATAACACAGGCGTTTATCTACATGAAGTTCCTGTTGATGCTGTATCTAATCTATGTGCAATACCTTATGATGAAGCAGACGACTATAAATATTTTAAACTGGATTTTTTAAATGTAGGTATTTATAAAGGTGTTCGAAACGAAACTCACCTTGTAGAACTAATGAACGCGGAGCCGTTATGGGAACTTCTAGAACATCGAGATTTTGTAGATCAACTATTTCACCTCTCAGGGCACTCAGATCTATTGAAGAAACTGAAACCAACCACCGTAGAACAACTAGCAGCCACACTGGCAGTAATTCGTCCAGCAAAAAGATACCTAGCAGACGAAATGTGGACGACTATACTAAAGGAAGTTTGGATTAAGCCCGAAAGTGGATATTATTTTAAGAAGTCGCATTCTCTAGCATATGCGATGGCAATTATAGTACAAATGAATTTGATTTGTGAACAGATTAGTTAATTTTTCTAACCAGAGTTATTGATTTTCTTTTTACTCTTTTAACTATAATATCATTTAAACTTGTGGTTGGTCCTAATGTAATTTTAACATCTTTAGTAGTAAAGTTTTTAATTACATATCTAAATTCTTGAATTTCGCTTGCTAAAAAAATATTAATAGGTATTTGTCTATTAGATTCCCACCACCAAGCTTCTCCTAAATCTAAGAATCTTTTTTTGGCTTCATCTTCTTTAATTGCTTCGTAATCATACATGCTGGTTACGATAGAATCTTGGTTAATAATTATTCCGACATATTCTTTGTCGACATGATTAAGAACGCTGATAAATGGAAAATTTTGTTGTAGATTTTCTGTTATTCTCATAGATAAATATGTATATTAAGGTCCAATAGTTTTATGCAAATTAATTATCTTTATTTATATTCAAATCGCATCGATGCCTATACAAGTGCATCAACTCCCTGGACCGCAGAGAGGTACAGAGAAGTGTATAATCGCAATCTAAAATTTTATCAAGATGTCAATAATCGCATCGATATCCAAGTTCGCAACGGTGATGAAAAAGCAATCGATGTTTCCAATTCATCAATGGTATTTAACCTTATTAGCAGAGACACTGAAAAATTAGTGTTACAAAAAGATTGCGTGATAGTCGATGCATCGATCGGAAGATTTTTTGTAGAAATAACAGAAACAGAGCTGTTTAGTATTGAATCGGGCTTCTACGAATACAGCATAGTGCAAGAACTAAGAGAAACAATTGACTCAGACGAGTATCGTGTTACACGTAGAACTCCAATGTACATTGATAGCCAATACGGCACAAAGGCAATTATAGAACTACTAGGAGGCACGAATGGCGATGTCAATCAGTCTTTAGTTGTAAATAAATTTGATTATACAAACCCAGCCGCTACAGGTGATGAAGATCCTGCATTTTATGTATCGAGCATAATAGATGCTAGACCCAATGTAACTACCGCAAGTTCCCTACACACATTTCAACTGTATTCAACGAACTACAGTGGCACGGTTACTATACAAGGTAGCATAGAAGATCAAGGTGCCAGTCCTAACAGTTGGAATGATCTGTTAAGTTTTGTTCCAGAGGACGATCTAGAATACAAAAACATCGAAGGAAAGTATAACTGGTTTAGAATCAAGCACGTTCCTAATATAGCAACCGCAATTGCTGAATTTGTAATTCGTCAAACAGTTTTAGGTTCTTATGAAGTAGGTATTGATGCGGCAGGAACCAACTATAATGTAGGAGATATAATCACAATATCCGGAGATGTTTTAGGTGGCGAAACGCCCGCAAACGATTTAACAATAACAGTTCTTGAAGTGGATAGTGTAGGCAGGATAGCCAGCATAGACTGGTCCGGCGTGTCGTATGCCGGTGTACGATCTTTTGTGAAATCTGGCGAACTACCTAATGCAGGAACATTTGACAAGATCTTATATAGATAGTATAATCTATGTATGACTCTAGTATTAGATAAATTTAAAAGTTTACTCCCTCCTCGAGCTAAATCAAGTCCTAGTGGGTGGACCAGTTTTAATGCTCCCTGCTGTCATCATAGAGGTCACAGTCGTGACAAAAGAAAGAGAGCAGGTGTTAGATTCGACACAGGTTTTGTTTATAACTGTTTTAACTGTAAATTTACAGCTAGTTGGCAACCCGGTAGGCCCATTTCTGATAAATTAAAAAGTCTTGTTGTCTGGATGGGCGGCAATGACACTGACATTCGACAACTAGTATTTGAAGCACTAAAAACAGAGGCGCCCGAATACGTTGCTAAAGAATCAGATTTTAAAGTTGAGTTCGATAAAAAAGAGTTACCGGAAGGAGCACTTTCGATTGCAGAATGGCTCGATGTAGAATTAGATATTAATCTAGAAACAAATTTAGCTTACGTTGTAGAGTATGTAGTAAATCGAGGATTTAATCCTACCAGCGAAGACTTCTTCTGGAGTCCGGTGGGGGGTTTTGAAAATCGTGTAATTATTCCCTTCAGATATAAAGGAAAAATTGTAGGATTTACAGCAAGAAAAGTAACGCCCGGCAAACCTAAATATCTAAGCGACCAACATCCTAGATTTGTTTTCAATACCGATAAACAAAAAGAAGAACAAAAATATATATTCGTTACCGAAGGTCCTTTCGATGCTATGAGCATAGGTGGTGTAGCTTTGCTCACCAATGACATTGCCGAACAACAACATAGGATAATTAACAGTTTAGGAGCTGAAGTAATTGTGATTCCTGATCAAGATCGAGCAGGACTAAACTTAGTAAACAAGGCTGTCGAATACAACTGGAGTGTTGCGTTTCCTAATTGGGAAGATGACGTAAAAGATGTTGCAGATGCTGTACAGAAATATGGCAAACTGTTTGTAGTAGTCGATGCAATTAAGACAGCACAACACGGAGCTATTAAAATTGAAGTTGCAAAAAAAGCAATGGAACACAAACTAGATAGGATAGAAAATGAAAAAGAAAATAATTAATTTTATAACCTGGCCATACCGTAAATGGCAAGAGCACCGCAAGTTTAAAAAAAGAATGGAAGAACTTAAGAAAAGAGATCCGTTCATCTACAAATGATTACTTGGGGGATATCGGCTAACAGCCACGATGCCGCACTAGCTGTGTTTGTAGAGCAAAAGCTGGTCTTTGCTAGTCATGCAGAACGTTTCAGCGGCATAAAGAACGATCCTGACTTAAATACTAAACTGATCGATTATGCTCGTCAATGGGGCGAGCCAGACAAGGTAGTTTGGTATGAAAGACCTTTTAAAAAGACTGTTAGACAACTCGTGGCTGGACAAGGATGGAACTGGAGCGAAAACAATATACACTCTTATCTTAGTTCCTATGGTATTACTTGTCCAGTTAATTTTAGCGATCATCATCGTAGCCATGCTGCCGCTGGCTATTATACTAGCCCTTTTATGGACTCCAGTGTTTTGTGCATTGATTCAATTGGGGAGTTCGAGACGCTATCCATATGGCAGGGATCCGCTAATAGACTAGACCGACACTTTAGTCAAGGCTATCCTCACAGCATAGGCCTGTGGTACTCAGCAATGACACAACGTATTGGTCTTAAGCCCAACGAAGACGAATACATTCTAATGGGCATGGCCGCTTATGGTGATGCAAAAAGATTGTACAACGATATACTAGAAGACTTTATCAAATTCGTTAAAGCACCTTATGTAGAGTTCAAACACAATCTTCATCGCGGATGCAAGTGGTGGAGACCAGACCTAACCACAGAACAAGACCGTTACGACATAGCGGCAGCTACTCAAGCAATATATGAATTTATATTAGAAGACCTGTTAGAATATACAGCTGAATATTTACCCAACAAAAATTTGACACTTATGGGAGGGTGTGCTCTCAACTGTTCTGCTAATAGAATTGCTTATAAGTATTTTGATAATGTTTGGATCATGCCTAACCCAGGAGACGCAGGAAGCGCAGTGGGTGCTGTTCTAAGTAATTGGAATAAACACATAGAGTGGACAGGCCCGTATCTAGGTTATAACATACAACGACCTTACCCTATTAAACCTGTGATAGATGAGCTTAAATACAATAAGATTGTGGGAGTTGCGAATGGAGCCGCAGAATACGGACCCCGAGCGTTGGGTAATAGAAGCTTGCTTGCTGATCCTCGTGGTAGTGACGTTAAAGATCT